CTCCTAAAATTTTATATCCATTAAGTTTGATTTCTCCCTCTCGTCAACAACCCACGAAGTTAAAATCTTCGGGGCTTTTAGGTATTAAAACACCTAAAAGCCCATGTTGTCTACTCTAAGTCCTTCGGGACTACGTTATTTGTGTTATCACACCTACGGATGGTTCCCTAGTCTGTAGCTACTGTGGAGGCTCTGTAAACAATTCTGTTGGGAAGGAACCGTCAACCTCGTATGACCGATCACGGCAAGCACTTATAACATTGAGGAAGGGAAACAAACTTTTATAAAAAAGGGATACCACTTGCGAGTCGGTATCAGAGGTAAAAAACAAATGCAACAAGGAAATCGAGTATTTGTACTCAATATGAGGGGTAAGGCGTTAATGCCTACAATCCAAAGAAAAGCTCGTATTCTTCTCAAGGAAAAGAAAGCCAAAATTGTAAAATATAATCCTTTTACAATACAACTTAATTATCCCACTGGAGAAAACAGACAAGAAATAGATATAGGTATAGATACAGGAGCAAAAAATATAGGTATTGCTATTGCGTCAAATAATAAGATTTTTTATAATGTCGAGGTTGAATTAAGACAAGATATTTCATCTAATATTTACTCAAAAAGTATTTATCGCAGAAACCGTAGAAATCGAAAAACAAGGTATCGTGAGAAAAGATTTCTCAATCGAAAGAAATCAACAAAGTGGTTACCTCCTAGTTTACAAAGTAGAATTGACAAACATTTTCAATGGATAGATATTTTTAATAGTCTTGTACCAGATGCAAAACTACATATAGAAGTAGGAAAGTTTGACACCGCTAAAATGATTAATCCAGATATACAGGGGGTAGATTATCAACGAGGTCAAACTCGCGGATTTTATGATGAAAGGTATTTTGTGTTTGCCAGAGATAATTATACGTGTTAGGTGTGTGGAAAATTTAAAGATAAAATTTTACAAACACACCATATAATTTATCGTAGCAATGGTGGTAGTGATAAAGTAGATAACCTTATTACCGTCTGTACAGATTGTCACACCTCAGAAAATCATAAAAAGGGTGGTATATTATATGAGTGGCAAGAAAAACATAAAAAAGTGAAGCAATATAAAGAACCGCCTTTTATGAATAGTTTACGCAGAAGAATATTTGATCGCTATCTAGAAGCAGATATTACCTATGGTTCTGTCACCACTCCAAAACGCAAAGAGTTAGGATTAGATAAAACTCATTATAATGATGCTATTGTTATAAGTGGCGTTAAAACCATAAAACAAAATCCTGATGAATGGGTACTTATAAGACAGTTTCGTAAAAAGAAAAGGTCTTTACATGAAGCAACGGCTCGTAAAGGTCGTAAAGAACCAAACCGAACTTCTAAACGAAACAGTAAAAATACACCTTGTTACAAAGGTTTTTATTTGAATGACAAAGTAAGAATTTTAGATGAAATTGGTTATATTACTGGATTCGCTTCTGGAGGAGTATATATTAAAGATTTAGAAAATAATTATATTACACTTCCAGAAAAATCTTATAAACAGGTTAGTATAGCAAATTTACATTTGCTTTGTCACAATAATAATTGGCAATATATAACAATATCAAAAAAAAGAGGAGCCGCAATTCGTCCTACGAAGCTAAAGACTTTGGAAAGTTTTTATAAATGATATGTTAAAAACAGTCGGTCGAAAGATCGGCTGTTTTTTGTTTGCTTATGTTTAGTATAAGTAAACCTATTCTCTTGTTTGGTTAAAATATTTATTGTCAAAAACTACGATTTTCCACACAATTATCCGCCGCCCGTAGACAAAAAAAATATGCCGCAAAAAAACAAAATAACTTGTCAATTAAACAATCAATTCTAAAATATCGATTTAAATACGTCTAATTTCAACAACTTTCTTTCAGTCGATACATTTATCGAGAAAACTATTCTCGTGCAATCTATCCACCAAAGAATCGATTATACGAGATTCTAAATATAATTTCTCCTGTTATATTCTCATTTTAGGGGCGGCAGATACCATAAAACCCTCTAAAATATCCCTAAATGCCCCTACATTGCACGCGCATGTATACCCCCATATGTGTACATGCGTATACGCACCTGTGTGTATATATGCGCGTGTATATAATAATATATTATTATATATATAATATAAAAGAATATATAAATAAAAAAACGTTAAAATAAACCCGAAGGGTTTATTTGGATATATAATAGGGGGTATGGGGGGAAGAGAGAAACCAAAATCAAACAAAAAGTAAGTTGGAACGCTAACTTTGTTCTGATAATGGAAGAAAAACAAATCGCTCTGGCGATTTGCAAGATCTCCAAGTTATAAGTTTCTTTGACGCGCCGCGATTGTCAAGAACTACGATTTTTTATTGGTTTGATATAATAGAAAAAGTTTAGCATATGTAAACTTCTCTACTACTTTAGTATAGTAAAAGTAAACTTTTTGTTTAGTATATATAAACAAACCGACAGTCAACCATTTTTATCAACGCTTCAAGGGCGGCCTTCAAATCATTTTATCGTGCCGTGGCGCGTAAATCCTCGCATAATACGCCCTCGCGTATCTTACTATTTGTATAGCGCAGCTTTGGGGTTCGATGCGCTTGAGTGTTATTATGTCCTTTAAAGAGCTTGTGAAGTTTTAAGGTTTGGCGGATAAGATTATTCTCCTATCCGCCGCCCGTCAATTGCTAATTAAGTATGATAACTTCTTGATATCCATCAATCATAAACGTCAAGATTCTTGCCTCCCCTATTTCAATTATATGAGTAGTTGGATTATTGAGAATTTCCTCTGCAATAATCTCTGCTTCGTGCTCGCGCGCTTCTTTTCCGACAACGCCACGAATTTCGTTAACCGTTTCTCCTGCTTCTTTGCAAAACAGGTAAACACACCAACCGATAAGAATTAAAAGTATCATAATTCACCTCAAATAATAAGATTTGTTCGAAGCCTCGCTCTTCGATAGCGGTTTGCTAATTTGGCGGATCTTTCGGTGGAAACGCACCATGGAGCCAAAGCCAAAAGCAAACAATAACAAATAGTAGACTAATCAGCATTAGCTTACATCACCTCTTTTCCGATTTTAATAATATTATCGATATTGAGCGTAAACATATTTCCGTTTGAGTGCAGAATTCGTTTCGTGTTCAAATATCCGTAATTAACCAAAAACGATTTTCTCTCAATTTGGCCGTTGAGAAGATATTTCACTTTTGGTTTGTTTGGCGAAAGAAACGCTTGCAAATACAAACGGTTTTCATCGTAATTACTTTTTACGATACCGCTTATATTCGTCGGAGAGAACCATATATCGTTAGCCGTCGGTTTATAATTCAACCCGATACGAACGGTCATTCTGACGAGCTTATTTACGCTGTAATGGTTCGCTTTCGCTTTGTTGGTTCCCACATCGATCTTATACAAGATCTTCACGTAAGAGCACTTTTTGTACGTTGAGAGAAATTTTACAAGTTTATCATAAGTCATAACTCCAACCCTCCTCGACTTTTTCACGAATTTTAATAATTTGCGAACGTTTATCGCATTTCAAAGCGGCTTTATAATCTTTGACTTTCGGGAAAATTCTGAAATCAAACAAGAAATCTTTGAATTGATTTAAGATGAACATTTTCTTTTCTGGTGAAAGATTGTATTTCACGCCTTCTGCTTCGAGTTCTGCTTTGGCTTGTTTGAAAAGCTTCTTGTTTTGATGTTTAAGAAGCTTTTCGATCTCTTTTTCAATGCGTACTTCACAATCGTAAAGTTTGTCTACGTCAACCTTCGGTTTTTCACCGAAGGTTTCGCAAAGTTCTTTGTATTCGTCTTTGTAATTATCATAACGTTCTTGTTTCATAATCTTATATCTCCTTAAACATTCAATGCTTCGATTTCACGAATAATAAGTTGTCCATCCCAACCAACTTCATATATGGCTTCTACCACATAATCCGTGTACTTTGCTCCTGGCTGCACATAATAATCGGAACCGTTGTGCATACCGTATTCCTTTTCGAGATAATCTCTGATTTCGCCCAAAGATTTATCTTTCAAAAGATTGTATTCTTCTTCGGGAACGTGAAAGACGATAATGCTTTCGTTTCTTTCCCAACCCTTGCGTTCTGCGTCTTTTAAATTGTAAGTTAATTCTGTTCTTCCGATTTCGTACATGTTAAAGCACCTCCTTTAATTTACGTGCAAGTTCCGAGTAAAACTCTTCCATTTCTTTTGCATGTTCCAGTTTTTTCTCTAACTCTTCGTCATAATGATTGAGTTCAGCATATTCATCTTCGAGCTTATAACGTTTACATCTGAATTCTATTTCAACGTAATTAACGCAAGTGATTGCTTTCTGCTTTTCAAGTTCTGTGAGTTTTGTCATTTTATTTGTCCTCCAAAATAATTTTCTTTGATTGTAATTTAACTTTGCACTTTCCGCATTGGTATCTCTGCGGCTCTCTTACGATGCCGCATAAGCTTTTATATTTCCAGTTTGCAAAGCAGCATGGGCAATAAACCATATATTTAAACGTGGTCCTTTTCGGTGCTTCGAGAATGGCTTTATGAAACGTTTCGCTATCTGCACGAACAGTTGCTTTGTAGCCCCATTTCTCGCCGATTTTATCTGAACGAACTTTCCATAAATATGAATGATGTTCTTTCGGTGTAACGAAATGACCGAGTTCATGACAAATCGTTTTACGAATTTGTTCATAATCTTGTTTAAGGTTTGAACTAACCGTGATGATACACCGAGAATATCTGATTTTGTCAACACTTCTTTCATACGGATTAATCACGCTGTAAGAACATCTTCCAAGATGTGAGCGAGAATTGTCCATATAAAGTTCTGGTGTGCAATTTTCGAAGTATCTCGGATAAAGCCGTTTGGCTTCTACGAGACATTCGTTCCAAATCTCGATGATTTTGCTGTCAGTTACATCTTTCTGTGTGCGTTTACGATAAATCATAATCTATATCTCCTTTTATTTAATTTTTGTTACTTTAGATGTTAATTTCCAAGGATTTTATATACCTCACTGATAATATTAGGGATTACTGTCTTATTAATTCTATTGTATTCTTCTTCGTTTTTAATGGAATCTTCTACTGGATTGGAAGAATAACCTGCAGAGCCTCTATAAATAAAATCAGAATAGTTTCTTGTAACATAAAAAGATTTCATAAGTTCTACTAATTTCCAAAGCTCATTATTGTTTACAGGAGTCTCTTTAAAGAATTTTTTAAAGGCATCATATCCGTTAGTATTTAAAAACATCATATCAAAATTCTGATGATTTCTTATATCTTTTGAGTTTTTTGGAGAGTTGTTATTAGTAAAAGTTACTACATAACCAAAACCCCAGCACCAATCGCAATCCCAACTTGCTTCTTCTAAATAGTAATTAATTCCTTCACTATCTTTTCCAAGCAAATAATACTCCTTTCCATACCAAGTAATAACTTTCTTTTCCATAATTATTTCACCTCTTCCTTGTAATCGTTTTTGTTCACCATAATTATTTACTCCTTAAAATTTAATTTAGCTTAGTGCTTTTTAAACCAAACGGACATGCCTTTCTTTAATTGCCAACAAGCCTGGCATTTGTCGCAATGACCGGCGCACGGAATACTATCCGTAGGTATCAATTCATTCCTGAAATCTTTCCCATAAACATAAGTCGTGGGAAGATGATAAGGATTTTCAGGAAGCCAACCGCTCCAGGCACTTAATACAATCGTCAAATTCTTTGGAATCTTCTTTCCAGAATCAAGATAAGAATTTACGATTTCATATTTCTTTGTGAAACAAAGATAATGAGTTTCTTTATTCTTTCTTGCAACTCTGCACATTCCTTCGAAGTATTCAGGGTTTACGATATCTCCCGAACTGTGCCATCTCACAAATCGTGATAAAGCGGTTTGCGTTGCAACGCTATCAAAGAAAAGCTTCGGATTTTCTTTGTAGTGTTCAAGGTTTTCCTGCAGAGATTTTTGGACATTATTATAAAGCCAATGTCCGTGTTTTGCATAACAACCTTTATAACAAGGTGCGTCTGGTCTGCACGTAATTCCTGCTGGCATATTAATGCTTAAGATCTGTGCACCGAGCTTGCTGTTCGTGTTACTAACATTTGCATACTGTTTCATATTCGTTACTCCTTAAAATTAATTTTCCTTTTTATAAAAAGCGATTTGTTTCCCTGTTTCGAAAAGATTGCAATTATAATAATGATATTGATTGCAAAATTTATCGAAATCTTGTTCTTTATCCAACTCTGCTGGTTCCCACCAAACGGAGTTGATATTTGCCTTGGAAGGCAGGAGATATACGCTATCTCCTGCCTCGTGCAATTTGCGAGCTTCTTGTCTGTTAATTTTAACGTAATTCATCAGTCTTCAACCTCCTTATAACCTTGCTGCTTGTACTGCTCAATCATTTGTTTGATTTTAGCTTTTGGCATTGTGATTTGATCTTTCCATCTAAAAAGGAAATAACCTTTTCTGATGGTTTTATTGTCGTTATCAATGATTGCCTGATAAGTGTTGCCGTTTTTGTCCGTGTTGGACGCGAAATACATTTTGCTTTTCATAATGTTTTATATCTCCTTAATTAAAAATTGCATTTCAAAACTGCGATAAGCATCGAATTGTGATCAACGAATTGGATATAAACATATCCATTGATTTCTTCGTTATACCACTTCAATGCTTCTTCGAGGTCGCAAGTGCTGTCAACCGTGCAGATTTCTCCGTTTGGCGCATCGAGCGTCACAACTTCGTAATGAGCTGCAAACTCCGTGAAGTTGAATCCGAGTTTATCGAGATATTCAAGTTCTTCTTTGGTCGGAATTCTGTCGTTTTCATAGTATTCGAGTACTGCAGCGAAACGCCATTCCGACAAATCTTCTTCATCTTGTGCAGACAGATAACCTTTGCAATTCGTGAGGAAATTAGCACGATATCTCACATCCTCTTCTACAAAAATTTCAAGTGCGGTTTTAGTTTCCATAATAACTCCTTCCCTGCGGATATACCGCCGCAGGTCGGTTACAATTTTATTATAACAAATTAAATTTATTCTGTCAAGCGTTTGAAATAAAGTTTTTTTAAATTATTTTTCAAACGCAAGAATGATATCGTGCTCGCAATATTCAAGTTCAAAATCAGAACCTTTTGCAGTCATCTGGAAATCGTCAATCCATTTCCATTCAATATTTGCACATTCACATAAATCTTGAAAATGAGGTATATTTCCAAACACACGATAACACTGTTTGCCGTCGTGAGAAATGTATTCTGTTACGGCTCTTTCGCTCCAACGTTCTTTCATAAATGCAAGAATTTCTTCTTTCGTTTTGAGAATCGGTTTGTTAGATTCGATTTCGCAAATTTTTGTTTCGTCGTTTTCACAAAGCCAAAGCATTACATATTTTCCTTCAAGTACGTATTTATTAAAGAATAATTTTGCATCTTTATATTCTTCATAAATATCGCATTTTTCTTCGATACGAATTCCATTTTTGAAATTGCAAATCGAAACGCAATACTTACGTTTCTCGGTTACAGAATCGATAAAGCGAAATTCCAAATTTCTTGCTTTGAGAATATGTATTAAATGCGCTTCGTCATAAGCTTCGATTTTAACGAATTTGATTCCTTCGATACCGTTGTTCAATGCAACTGCTACTTTGTAAATCTTTTTATTCATAATATAAATTCCTTTTCCCTTATGGCTGGGAGCAACCAAATTTATTTTAATTATTTGTAAAGTAATTCTCTTAAATCTTTAATATCATATTCTTTTTTAACGACAAAATTGTCGTCAACTTTTTCGATATAATATTTTTTTTGATTTCTTCTTACATGCGAGCAATAGGAAATAATTTCTTTGATTTGTTCGCGAGTTGGTCTTTTTATAAACTGAAAACCATTACACTCTGGTGAAAAGCGAATGTTTCCCATTTTTACAAAATCGGTCATACCGCTCCAATTATCTGTTTTTCTTTTGTTGAAAAACTTACTTATAGAACGATGATCGTCTCTGTAAAAACAACCACGGTCTTCGTTTTCTTTTGTAATCAGATGAACATAAGTCCCGTCTTTGAGAAGATATCCGCTTGTTGCGGTCGGATAATCTGTAATGTGATTTTCTTTCTTAATTCTTTCCAAGATCGTTTTATTCATAATAAACTCCTTTGGGCGGATTACCCGCCGCCCACGGGTTAGACTTTATTTGCGACAGTTTGTAATCTTATTGCAATCTCACACTCTTTCTTCGTTTTATACTTGCCGAAGCAAAGAAGAGGACTGTATTGATGACTAAATTTATCGTAAACAACCCACCACGTATTACCATCAAGAGCGGTTCTTTTTCTGGGTTCAAACTGCTCTTCTTCTTTGTAGAACGTAGTGCCCATTCCCACTTCCTTATTGCAGTTGTAGAAACGATATTCGTTTATGAATTTATCGAATTCTGTGTCTGTAGGAATGGTGGGAAGCGGTCTCCACCACGTTGAATTGGGATTTGCTTTACTTGGGAGAACATAAACTTGTTCCCCCTGCTTGTGCATCTTACGAGCCTGTGCTTTCGTGATTTGTTCGTAAGTCATTTCGTTGTAGTTCATAATATTACCTCCTATTAAAACAATTTAAAGTTCTTTTTTGCATTTTCCGTGTTCGCGACAACAACCGTTGTTAGGACTCCAATTACAAATCGGTGCATCGTCAGAATGAAAACATTCATCACAAAGCATCATTTTTGAGCCACAATGGGGACAATAAGCGACGTAACCCTCTTTTTTAACGTCCCATCTCATAATGTTTTCTGCTCCACATTCGGGGCAAACCTCGCAAACTTCGAATTGTTGAATCGCTTTTGCCACCTTTTCTTTGTCTTTTTTAAGACGCTTATCTTGCGTCCATTTGACGAGAACATACCAAGTTTCTGCCACATCAAGGAGAATACGACGAAGCGTTTTAAGAATGTCGGCTGAACAATCTTCTTCGAGACAATCCTCGGAAAATGAATTTATCATTATCTGACCTCCTCCGTAATAATCAAATACGAAATGTTTGTCAGTGTCGTCAAATCCAACTTCACCGAGTTCTTTTATCCCAAACCAGCACGATACGTTTTCGACAAAATCTTTTATATGATCGGTATCGATAGAATCGCCTTCTCTGTAATCAGTAAGAACAAAGTCGGCTATAAATTTAAGTTTGCCAGAAGTCGGTTCGTTTGCCGCCATTTTACCAAGAATGTCCGCAAATTCTTTCACGGTGCAAAGAGTATAACGTTTGTTTCCATCATTGAAGTTAAGTTTCATGATAATTCCTTTTTCGGCTCTTGACGTATGAGAGTGTCCCGACGTGATTATTTTTTATGCGTTTATTATTTCGTAATTAAATCCAAATAAACAAAATCCGTATTCATCGGAAAGCATATCTGTAATTGTATCATCGAGATCATCTCCCTCGTAATAATCGTCAATCGTAAGGATAACATTTTTCGGTAACTTCTTAAGAAGTCTTTTGTCTCCGTCTGTGTCCCATTGAATCTCAGTGCATTTTACTGTAATTTTGTTCATATTTTTATCTCCTTTGAATTTTAATATTCAGCAATTATGATGTAAGTATCGCCGATTCTGTTCACCCACTCACTATCGAGCGGATCACATTCGTCATCGGGTAAATTCCACTCCGTCAAAACATATTTTATTGCTTCTGACTTGTTTCCGATGAATTCATAATTGCAAACGAGCCAATCCATCAATTCTTCGACCGTTTTGAAATTTTCGAGCATTTCAATATAATTATTGTATTGCTCTTCGATTGGCGTATCATCTTCTTCAAGAGGAAGATAATCGAGATAATTTTCATCAGAATCGTATATTTTTACACGATCTTGTTCTTCGCGTTCATCGAAATTTTCGATGAAAAAGTTGCCATTGATGTTTTTGTTATTGATTTTACGCATGTTTTTTACCTCCTTCCATGCAATTAATTATAATTTTATTTCTCTGAGTTCGAAGACAACTTCTTTAAACATTTCGTCTATCTGTTCTTCTTCGACATCGCTGATTGTTGCCAAAACGCGGTTATCCTCGTAGATTGTGAGTTCTTTTGTATCTTCATTGTAAGAGTAGTTATAGCATTTCATATCTGTTTTCTCCTTATAAATTAATCTTTATTGATAAATTCATCGAGTTTGTCTTCGTAGAATTTAACAACATTTTGCTGTGCGAGATAATTCAAAAAGTTTCGAAGCGTTTCGAACGCAACCCAACCTTTTTCGGACAAATCACCGTTTTTCTTTAACGGTCTTAATGCACCCATTTGTTTGAGTACGTCTTCAACCGTCGAAAATTGAGTTGCTTTCTGCTGTGCGGAATCAACTTTTTCGTTGTATTCCATGATGTCAAGCGTCCAAATTTCGTTGATTAAATCAATGACCGTTTCTTCGTGGAAACAATCCATCATAACGAAACCGTTGACCATTTCAACATCGCCAGCTTCGGCTTCTTCGTCGTAAAAACCGTCCGAATCCATCCAGTCGAGGACTTTGAACGCCCAAGAACGCATTGAGCCATAACAGCCAACGGCGAATTCATCGCCTTGCCCATCATAAAGATTGATGAACTTACGTTCCGTGCTTAAGTTTTTCATAATCGCTTCGTAGCTTTTCGGAAAATTTGTTTTATAATATTCTTGATTTTCCTCTTTGTCGTACCACTCATCGATATTTGTGAGTTCTTTTTCCTCAAAGCCAGGATAATATTCCTGAATCTTCTTAATTGCGTCTTTGAAACTAAACATAATAAATCCTTTTTCGGCTTTCTAAACAGGAAAGTGTCCCAAGGTATAATTTGATTTATTGATTATTTTACAAATTCACAAATACATTGCGTATCCGTGACTTTAACAACTCTGTAAATACCGATTTGGTCTCCTTCGTCTTCGAAGATGACTTTCACCAATTCGCCAACGCTGAATACACTCGCTGCGGTACTGTCGAGAATAATTCCACCATCCTCTTCACGTTCATATTCACCGTATGAAACTTTCCAGATAAAAGCTTCTTTTTCATAATACTTTTCGCCTTTATAACTGCTGTTAGCAAGAAGTAAAGAAGCAAGATAGCGTTCAGGTTCCATTCCGTTAATAGAATTATCTTCGCAATATGATTCTCCTTCGCAATCAAGCCATTCGTCATATCCAGCTGGCGAGCAGCCCTGAAACTCGTCTTCATAATGTTCAAAAATCCAACGAGAAAGGTATTGCAAATAAGCTTTGTGTTTTGAATCGGCGTTAAGAACGACGCTTGCTTCGTATTCAACACCTTGCGGTTTACCACGAAGAACATTTTCGGTCTTTTCAATTGCGGTGTTTTTGTTTTCTGCGTCAACGCAGGTTTCAATAAGCGTGTAGTTTTTCATAATATATTTTCCTTTCCCTTTCGGGACAGTCGGGTTTAATTTTTGAGTTGACTTTGCAACCCCGACTGTTTTTGGCTTTTAATATTTGCGAATACAACAAAATCTGTCATCGTCTTCATCTCGAAGATAAGAATAATGACCGATTTTGTCTGCTGCAGGTGCTTCATCTCTCGAATCCAAACCATCATGAATGGTTGCAAGATTGAACAAATCAACGGTGTAAGCCTGTTGATCACCATCCCTGCCCCATCCAAGATAACTTTGAATTCTGGGGTTATCGAGGTAATTCAACTCGATACCATTTTTTCGAGAAATAAAGATGATTGTCTTTTCATTGAATTCTTCGTGGTTGTCAATCCACTCGAACGCGAATACCAAATCGCCGAAATACGTTTTTGTGTTTTTCGCTGCGATTTCTACAAGATTTTGCTTTAAAATACGTTTTTGGAAATTAGTGAGTTTAATCATTTTGATTCTCCTTTTAATTTAACGAGATAATTTCATCGGGTTCGTCAGAGCCGACTTTATAAATTAATGTTCTTGCTTCACCCGTGTCTTTGAGAATGTCGAGAGCGATTTCGCTCTCGTTGCCATCTTTGTCGGTGAGGATAAGGCGGATTCCCTCCGCCATACCGTCATCGTAGTTTGCTACTTTTACCGTTCCGTTTTCGAGTTTTACTTTTAACATTTTATTCAACCTCCAAATTATTTTCTTCTGCAACGTCGCAAACAACGTTGTTGTAAATTTGATTGTAAACATCATCGTTTGCAAGCCTGTCTTGTATTTCGTCATTCATCCGTATAAGTTTATTACGGCTTATTTTTTTCTGTCTTATACCCAAGACATTCCAAAGCGTTTTCGAAATCCTGAATGTCAGATTCTTTTGCGATGTCGAAAAATGCTCTGCAGTTATTGAATTCTGCATTGGGTTCCATTTTTGCCAAAATTGTTTGTAATTCTTTTACTTTCATTTTTTCTATCTCCTTATTTTACTTCATAAAATTTCGGCATTCCGCCAAGTTCGTAGTTGTAGATGGTTTCGTCGGTTACGTCGTTGAACTGCGTATCGTACATATTATTGTAATTCGGTTCAAGATCTAACTCGCTGTTATCATAAGCATTTTCTGCTTTAAATAAAGCTTCGTCTACATTTTCCGCATGGACCTCAACGGTTTGCGTACGCGTTTCTGTGACTTTGATGTAATAAGTTTTCATTTCAGTTTCTCCTTAATTTTGTTCGACTTTTGTTATAAAGTCTTCGTCGCTTTCTTCATCACGCCAGTAAATAAATTGATTTCCTTTTACTGTCGTGAATACTTCAACCTTGTGTGCCATTTCGTTCCCATCGTCGAGAACTTCTTCTTTGTAATCTTCCCACGAACGACGTTCGCCTCTAAAAAGGACGTCATCGCCATCGCAGACGGTTACTTTGTCTGGGTTGCTCTTTTTAAACCAAATGACATAACCTACTTTCGCTTTGATAGTGTTGCGCATTTTATTTCACCTCCTTTTGTTTTGATTTCCATTCGCTTTCGGTAATTAACTTACCGAACACGCGTTTGTCGTTGCTACAGATGTTATTCTCTCTTGCTGCAAAAGCCCAATCGAGAATTGTTTTTGCCGTTTCTTTGATTTGTTCATCGGTATATAACTGAAATTCGTTATATTTGAACAAATTCTTCGGAAGTATTGCCCCATACCGATTATTCCATTTATAATCTCGATTTGCTTTTGTAAAAGCGAAATCCATAAATGGATTGTCATCGAGTTCAATGTAATAATACATATTTCCGATGACAAAATGTGTATATACGCCGAACACGTCTGCGTGTTTCGATGTAAACGTTGAACCGTCTTTAGCTTCAACTTCAATCGGTTCTTTTGCGAAATAATAATCGTGACCGAACTCGGCTACGGGCTCGCCACCCAGTTCTTTTACTTGACGATCGATTTCGTCAAGAATCTTTGTTGCGTTTACACTCCAATTATCCAAATAAAGTTTTTTCATGATATTTACTCCTTATGATCAATTATTTCAAGTTTTTGCACTTTTACCGTATAATGGTCACTGCAATAATAACCATTTTGATAAATTTCGTAAAAAAGTTCTTCTTTTTCACGAGTTTCAAGACACTCGTAAGTGTCTTCCCATTCTTCGGCAACACTGCCATCCGAATTTAAGATGTCTTCGTATTCTGGATCTTTAACGATGTCTTTCCTGCATTCCTCCCATTTTGCTTTCGCGTCTTCGAAGTTTGCATAAGCAAACACAGTCGTGTTTGCATCGTCTCTGGTTGCCCAGTCAATAGTTAATAAATAGATATTTTTCATGATATTCACTCCTTCGATTTTTATAACCAATCACTTGCTTTGTCGATAAAATCCCATTTATCCATTTCAAGAATTTCTTCAACCGTTTTGCCTTCTTCATCAACCAAATCGTTGATACATTTTGCAATTGCATTAGTTGTCATCGCTTCAGCATCGAGATAAGCTTCAACGCCGAAAGCGCATAAACTTTCGAATTCTTCTTCGGTATATTCGAAGTCCAGAACTGCATCGAGTTCGTTCGCGATTTCCAAATCGCAGATAGAGATTCCTAAATTTCTTATTTTGTTTAATTGTTCTCTGTACATCATTTCCGTACACCTCCAAAAATATTTTTTTGCCCGTTTGTTTGTGGTCGATAGCACAACCAGTTTGTCAATAACGTTTAAAATACAGTTTTTGTTCCATTTTTTGCATATAGTATGTTTGTTTTTCATCAAATGGATAAACTGTTTCACTGACGTTTCCATCTTCGTCTACAATTGTCAAACAATCGTAATCTTCGACAACAACGAGAACCGCTGTTTCTTCGGCGAAGAAAGACCAGTTATTATCAATGATATTGATAATCTTGTCAGCCTTCTCGCCATTGTCAAGCTTCTCAGCGATGTACTGTTGAAGTTCATCGCGTTCGTTGTCGAAATCTGTCCAGTTGTCTGGAACCTTGATAACCTCTGTGTAATTGGTAAACATATATAAATCTCCTTTCCCCGTCTTGCCGGTAGGTCAGCATAATTTTTAATCTTTAATTTCTTTAAGCGCATCTTTCCAACAATCGGAAGTTACGCCGTAACACTCTTTCATAGAGTAGTAAAGACATCCATCGGGAACTGCTTTATGAATAAACTTGATAGGAAGTTCAATATCCTTTTCAAGCTCGATACCCCAGCAACCGCCGCCACCTGCACAAGAATCATAAAGCGTACAATCGACGTTTTTATCGATTATAAGCGATCCGCAATCCTTTCGTTTGTCAGGATCGTAAACATAACCGTTTTTGTCGCGAGCGTTGATAATTTTGTTGATTTTCAACAACTGCTCTACAGTCATCTTTATCGGTATGAATAATGCAGGGCAACCCGTTGAGCAATTGATAACTTCCTGATAAACGGTTTCCAAAAACCCTTTGACGTCGAGTTTATCTTTGCCGTTTGTAAGACAATTTTGCAACTGCTCTTTTGTATAACCTTGCGTTTTCGCAAGCCATACAAGCGAGGCTTTGCTGTCGATTTCATCGTCTTCACGGCCGTTGTAATGCGGATAAACGGCATTGAGCGTATAATCATAGTTCATATCACCCGTGTCAACAACGATATCGACATTAACCTCTTGTTTAAAGTAGTGTTCTTCGGGTACTTTAAAATACCATATTTCGATGAGTTCGTCATCGACTTCTTCGAAGTCGTACTTCGAACCCTCTGGAGTTTTGAGGAATTCTGATACAATATCATTGCGATATTGCCATTCACAATCCATATACAAATCCCAAAGCATTTCTTCAAACGCTTGTTCGGGATCATCGGAATCAAGAACTTTCCCAAGTTCTTTGTCGCTTACATAATCATCATAATTGGCGTAAGCTTCGTCAAAGAAACACTTGGTTTCTTCGTCGAATTCATGGTAGTTTGCCTTAAGAAAGGCGGTAAGTTCGTCATGTAATTTTTCGTTCAACATAATATATCCTCCTATGGATTTATTTAATCTTTTTAAGAATTTCAAGAACCGTTACCAACTGATTTGAGTTAGCAACGTTCGTTTCGCGGCTATGGTCGTATAAATTATACTCATTGAGTATTCTTTCGGCCTCCGCCTTGATTTCTTCGCAATCGTTATTCCACTGTGTCATGGAACAACCAGTGGGGTAAATGAATTCGTTTTTAGTCATTTTTTTTATCCTCCTAATGACTTTTATTTCTTTTCGACCAACATTGTTAAAACGTTGGTCAAAGTGTCTTGTTGCGCTTGCAGATACTCTGCATCTTCTTTCGTTCTTTGCTTTTTGTATTTTTTCAACTCTTTGTTTTCTTCTTGAAGTTTTTCGTTTTCTTCAAGTAAGTCGAGCAAATCGTAAGCAAATTCTCGTAAAAGTTCTTTATTCATTTTATACTCCTTTGTCCGTATAGCCGATAACACAGCTTTAATTTTTATTTGTTGATGTCTATCCATCCGCCGTTTAACACACAATAGAGTTGTTTGATTGTGATTTTGCTTGCTTTAAGGACTTGGTTCAAATCCTTAACAGTCCTGATATTCAGCTTCTTTTTGCAAAGATAACTAAATTCTCTGAAATCATAAATGCAAAGCATTTTATTTCACCTCCTTTGTCGAATCGACGTATTTCCACCAAAGCCTTGCCAGCTTAAAGTACAATACTTCGTAGTTCTTCTTCAGCCTGTCAATTGCCGTTGTGTCGTTCAAACACAACTGAACTGTAACATCATCGATAAGGTCTTTCAACTCCTCATCGTCTGTTTTATCGTAAACCCGATCCAAAAATCGAACACAGGCTTTCGCGGCTTTCTCTTCGGCCGTTTTGGGTTTGGGTTGCTGCTTCGGTTTTTCTTCGGGGAAAACGATATGCAGATGCACGAGCATCTTGTCATTTTCTTTCAGACGTTGAATGGACATATCTCTTGCCCACGTAACGCCGCATACACGTTCGTTACATACAAACCTGTATGTACAGTTTGAACAGCATTGATCATAAAGCTGTTCAACGAGTTTCCTGCTGTTTGCCTTGTTTATCATGTTGGCAAATTTCTCTTGATAAGTATTCATAACAAACCTCCATTGGTTGTGCGAGGTACGTTGCCCTTTATCGCAGTCAACCGATTTGTTTGATGGAACATCCGTATTGTTAAGCGGTACGGATGCAAATTCCGCTTTGCCTTCAGCAGACAACACTGTTACATATTTCCAACAACAAACTTGCTGGTTTTCTCCACTTACGCTGGTACTTCCCTCGTGTTTCCTGCTCGCAAACGCACCGTTTTTTGTATCGCAACGTGCGCAGGAAATCCATACGAGGTATCACCCAACGTATTGGAACGGAAATGCAACTGTTCCGCGAAACCGACTTTCTTTTTCTTCCTCTCGGTTAGTCTTACGGGAATACCCAAGTTCAACATCCACCAACTTGAGACGGTGTTTCTTGCATAACAGGATGCAAGTCCCATTGAAGATACTTAACGCTTGCTTCAACACAAACGAGGCTCAACCCTATACCCAAGGGGATACGCTCAACAGCTTCGTATCATCCTGTCCTCTGCATTTACACGGGCTTGGAACCGTCCTTGGCTGCATTACAGAAGTGTTTTTAACGTGGTTATCGCTTCCACGTGTGGAGTTAATGGTAATATTTAATTACCACACCTTCTACGGTTTCACCGCAGTAGGTTTCACCACCGTTGACGTCGAATTCTTTGAATTCGGCATTCTTGACTTGCTTGCACTCGTTTAAAGCGTGTGCAAGCGAACGAGCAGGAACACAATAAAGATTGTGTTCGCGACAAAGGTTGTCAATCTCGAATTCATCATAGAATTCTTTACGATTTGCTTTGTCAGTTACGATGATGTCAGCGAGCGTTCTCGCGTCAGTAAGATTAAGTAATAAAATAATGTCTCCTTTCTCGTCCGAGCTTAACTCCCTTTCGGTGAGTATCATCGAAACGAAAGACAATGGTAGACGCTTGATTGAGGACAAACGTCTGAAAACCTTGGTTCACCAACGAGTCGAATATTTAATTACTCGAACGTTTGTATGCGTGTAGTGAACGGTTCGAAGTGCTCGTTTACCGTAACGACATTCGTCTTCCAACAAAGATTTTAAATCTTCGTTGGAAGCCAAACGACCGTTGATATAGATAAGATTTATCATCTTAAGCATGAGATATACCTCCTTTAAAGTAGTGTATTACGTTACAGAGAAGAGAAAGTAACGTAATGTAATATACATTTTTTAATATATATTACACTTAAAAAAGAATATGTAGTGATCTACATCCCTTTTGAAACCCAAAAAACTCAAATTTCCCCAAAAACCGAAAATTTTTCGCTCCTGCTCGCCCCACCCAAAAATCCCAAAAAATTCGAAATTCCCCAACCCCGTTTTCTTCTATGCCTCCCGCACACGAGCGTAAATAAAAAGCCCGCACATCTCGTGCGAGCCTCATATCAAATATTTAATTTAAACTCTATCCATTTCGATTTTTACATCTTTATTATTATCATTTAAAACTTTAAAAAACAACAAAAGATTTTCTGCTCTTGCTTCAGGCATTTTAAAATAAATAGGATTAGAATTTGCAACCAAATTATCGTCCTTATATAAATAAATGTCAATATAATACGTATTCGTTTTTACATCTGGATAGATACAATTATAATCAAAATAGCACATACCAGATTCTCCGATAGCAAACGAACAAAATCTATCTTTGCGTTCACAATATCCTCTCATTATATTTTCTCCATAATAATTTGTTTCGGTAAAAAGTTCCAACAATAATACGCGCTTGAAAACGTAATCTTATCTTGAACAACTCCGTGGTTTAAAAACTTAATTCGTTTATCAAACATCAAAAGCTGTAAATCTTTTTCCGAAAATAATTGTTTCGGCGCAGAATCATTAAGCCACGTAAGTGCCATAAGCAATGCAAATGGTTTATTAAAACTTAATGCCCTCTCAAAAATGTGTCTCTTTCCAGAAAACGGAGGATTACTGATAATGCAATCCCAATGTTCAGATGGCTCATACTCATAAAAGTTTTGATTATTTTCGATATGCGTTGCAATCACTTTATTTCCATTTGCTCGTATAAGTTTCACAAACTCACTATCTTCTTTGTCAAACGGACACCAAACCACCCAATCTTTCGGAATATATTTAATCATCGGTTTCACGGCGTAATCTGGAGTATAACATTCGTCGTTGTTTCCATGGCTATATAAAACCTTTTGACTATCAATCATTATTTCTTACCGTCCAATCCACAAATGATTTTGTCAATCTTATGTGCAACTTCAATAAAGTCTTTTGCTGTATATCCTTTCGTTGTCATTGCTGCTGTTCCGATTCTTATACCGCTCGTATCTTTCGGGCTTCTGTTTTCATTCGGGACACAATTCTTGTTTAATGTGATATTATTTCTATCGCATGCTTCCTGAACCTGAAGACCTGTGATTGTTGGATAGCTGTAACGTAAATCTACCAAAAACAGATGATTGTCAGTCCCGTCTGTTACAACTTTATAACCGAGTTTTTTAAATTCTTCCGCCATAACTTTGCAATTCAAAACAACTCTTCTAATATAATCTTTATACTCTTCCGTGCAAGCTTCCTCTGCACAAATAGCTTTACCTGCTATAATATGTTCGAGTGGACCACCTTGACTTCCAGGAAACACCGCGCCGTCAACAGATTTTGCGAGTTCTTTTTTACAGAAAATCAATCCACCTCTCGGACCACGAAGCGTTTTATGTGTTGTCGTTGTAATAATATCTGCAACACCAAAAGGTGATTGATGAACACCTGTGGCTACAAGCCCTGCAATATGAGCCATATCAACCATAAAATAAGGTGTCTGATATTCTTTATTTATATCTCTCTTTATCACAGCGGTTGCTTCGGTAATCATCCGTTTGATTTGTTTAAAATCAATTTCTCTCGAATACGCGCTCGCGCCAGCAAGGACAAGTTTAGGCTGATCTGAAATAATATGATTGTAAATATTTTGATAATCAATTCTACCGTCTTTGTCGGTATTATAAAAACTCATATCATAAAGCTTTCCACTGAAATTTACAGAAGCCCCGTGAGTGAGATGTGCGCCGTTGTCAAGCGACATCGAAAGTATTTTGTCGTGCGGATTTAAAACTGACATATAAGCTGCGAAATTAGCCTGTGAACCACTGTGTGGCTGAACGTTTACGTGGTAATCTGTGTTGAATACCTTGCGCCACATATTGCAGCAATACTCTTCGAGATTATCTACGTTTTCACATCCGCCATAATACCTCATCTCTCTACCAGAATATCTGTGCGTTGGATAACCCTCGGCGTATTTGTTGGTAAATGCGCTTCCACAAGCCGCTTTTATTGCATCGGAGCAAAAATTCTCCGAAGCAATAAGTTCGATTGTTTCACCCTGTCTTTTTAACTCGTTTTCGAGAAAACTTCCGACTACGGGCGATGACTTTTGAATAATTTTTAAATTCTTCTTATCGTATTTATTATTCATTTGGAATCCACCCGTATTCAGTATCATAAACAAATGAAACGTCTTCTGTTTTATCTTTCTTCGTCCATTCTGGATGATCTGAGTGATCTTCGCCTTTATTACGATTAATATTATTTATAATCGTTTCGATTTCTTCCTGCGTAACATTGTATTTCTTTAAATTCTGCTTTTGTTTTTCTCTGTAATCTTTAAAAAAATTAGCCATATAAAATTATTTTTCCCACCATGTTTTCTTGACATTTACAATATAATCTATTTCACATTCCAGCCCTTCAAGCATTGATAAAACTCTGTCAAATCTTTGCCTCGAAGTCATATCGCAATTCGGAATAACTCCCATATCGCGCAATGATTGCTCGTAGCTGAGTTGCTCTTCTGATTTTTGATAAGATTTTTTAAAACCGCTATTTCCGTTTTTATTCCAACGGTTTTGTTGGTTTGAGTTGTTATTTTTATGAGTAAATTCGGAATTTCCGAATTTATTATATTGTCTATTTTTATTATTATATTGGTATGCCATGAAAACCTCTCTTGACTTTCGTCCCTTATATTATATCATAAATATAAGGGATTGTCAAGTAATTTTAAATATATTTTTTAATTTTCTTCTGAAATTTCTTCTCTTCTGTCGAGAATGATTTCCGACTCGTCGGCTGTAACATACATAAATCTGTTTACGCCCCACTCTCCATGCAATGGATCGTGGTCATAACTGATACGATAAATACCAAGACCTTCGTATGTTAATAAAAGTTGATTTCCATTTTCAAGAAGAACTTTACAAACACTTGTAATTGCTTTCCATAATTCTTCTTCTGACTTATATTTTTCGCGGTCTACTACAACGCAAGGTGTATTAATTTTATTATTCATAAACAATTTCTCCTTCTTCGTTTATTAAGAAACTTTGTGCCTCTTTTGAAATAGGCATAAGTTTGTACTTTCTTCCAAGGAATTCTTCGCCGTCTTCGCATTCTATCGGTACATAAGTTTGTTTTTGTTCGATACAATCAAGTATGTCATCACCAAGTATCTGCCAGGCAAAATCCCAATTAAATTTCGTATATGATTGCGATAAAGCTTTAATGTATGTCAGCGTTTCCATTGTGGTAAGTTCGAGCGTCATCAAATCATTTTGAATTTCTTCTTTGATGATGTCGAGATAGCCAAATCTTATATCTTTAAAATCTTCATCGTCAACATCGAAATAAATACTGTTGATAAGAGTAATTGCTTTTTTATTGCAATATTTACGATACATATCACGGAACTTTTGAAGAATATCTGGAATTATGATATAAGAATTTAAATCGTAATATGGAAGCATACTTGTGCAGTTTTTATTATATTTAATATCAAAATCGATAGATTCGATATCACGACATAATAAATTCATCGTACAATTTGTATTGATAAGAGGAAGAAACTTATGATATTTCTTTACAAAATCATTCTCTTCTTTTGTTTTATTTTCTTTTACAAGAAGCTTTTTAAGTTTCGTTCCGAACATACATTTTGATGTTTCATTATACGTATTTTCATATTTCTTATATTTTTCGTTTAATTCTGGATATAAGTATCTGAAGAAATAAGGTTTTTTGGAAATAACGAGTGAATTGTGATAATATTTTTCTTTTCTTTGCTCTTCGGTATCATCTTTGTCGATTTTCCAGATTTTAAGCCATTCGTCCTTCGGAGGGCCTTTGGCTTCAACGCCTTTAATTCTGTCAATTTCCTGACCGTTGATTTCTCGAAGGAGTTTTATGCGAAGCAAAAGCTCTTCTCGTTGCTTTTTTTGCTCTGGACGCTGAAACATCGGTAACATTGCTTCAATAATCGTTGAATAATTACTATAAGTTCCAACTTTTGTACCGAACCCACGAATATCTGTTTCTATGAAGTTTCTATGACAAATTTTGTGAGAAGGTGCCGGTTGTTTTTTATATGTGATAGGATTTGTATAATCTTTCATCGAACCCTTTAAGAATATCGGATTATTTGTGCTCATACAAATATCACCGTCAAAATCACTGTCTGAGTGTCGTAGTGTGCTTAAATCATATATAGAATAAACAATTCCACTTTCGATCCATTTGTACCATTTTGTTGTTTCTTCATTATCAAACAATTTGCAATGATTTATCTCGTGTTTATCGAGGAGTGGAGAACGACAGAGAACTATTTCATCGCCAATATTTGCGCGATTTTTCCAGAAATTCGAATAAAAATGCTCGCCGGGTAGCACTCCGACGGGAGGTAAACCTAATGCGCTTTGACACTGTGCTATCGGATCGGAAATCATAAACGAATAATTTCCTTTAACCCATATTTTTCCAATTTTCGATTTATTGATTGATTCAACTATGTTTTTGTAAATCTTTTTTTGGACATAAGAATCTTTTAAAAATTCTGGATTTTTTACAACCGCTTTCATAGCAAGGTTTTGCGCTCTTGTATATACGTCGGAATATTCAATTTCCATATCTTGATTGAACCCGCCGAGCGAATATAACATAGCATATAAATCATCTCCGCTACAAACTTTCTGAAGCCAATCGATGGTAGGTTGAATTAATTCTTTAACATCTTGTTCTTTTATATTTAAAACTTGAATATATTGATAATTTGCAAGAACCCATTCGTCATCATATTTTTTGTTGTATCTAGATACACCCCATCCGATGTTATATTTAGTGGCGTACGAATCGAAATCTTCCCAACTTGAATAAGCTTTGTATTCTTTAAATTGACTTTCTGAAATCAAACAATCTATATCTTCTATTTTATGTGGTATTCCCCATCTATCATAAATAATAGATATATTGTGTTCGGCTGCATACGCTTTAAAATCGAACGGAACAAGATTTCCTTTGATAAACACGGAACGAACAACATACGAACTGGCAACATAATCAAGCCCCATTTCCTCAGACCATTTCATTGCCATTTCTGGAGAAACAAGCCCCTGTCCGTCACAGCTGTTCATTGTTACGTCTTGGACTCTTTCCTCTACTGCTTTTTTTCCATCTTCTGTGTTTATAATCCAATCGATTTTTTGATCTTTCAATGTTGTTTCAAAATCTTTGATTATACAAACACGTGGTTTCGAAACCCACATGATTGAAGATGTTGAAAGAGAGAAGTATGCAGACAGTTTGGCAATATTTGTTTCTGATAGGCGATTATTTAAATCGCACATCAAACGCATAAATAATTCTTCGTAAATGCGCTCCGAGCAGAATTGTACTGTGTTATGTCTGATTTGTCCTGCACTGGCACTAAAACGAACATATCTTATACCGTTTAAATAAAAACCTGCTTTTGCAAGCCTTCTATATTCTGATTTTTTATTTACGGTAACAAGAACAAAATCTTTAACAAATAACTTATTTAAAATTGCATACCAGAATATTCTTGCATCTTTTGCCCGACCTTCTTTCTTCGCACGCCTCATCGAACCACGAAGAAATTCTATTTCTTTAAATATCTCATGATGATTTCGATTATCACCATTGATAAAACGAGCTTGTTGAAAAGCAATGTTATCTCCGAGCGAAACAAGATTCCCGTCCAAAGCAGCCTGTCTAGCATCGTATGATGGTATATCGAGATTGTTTTCACAAATAAACTTTGAAGACAACTTTATAATTTGATATAAAACTTGTTCGCGAGCCATTACACGCCCCTTTCTTTATATCTTTGTTCAATCAATTCGTATAATTTAAAGCTTAAATCTTCGAGATCTTCGAGTGTACCGTCATTTTCGATATAAAAATCAAAATTATAATCGTTCATCGCATTTTCAGAAGAATGTTTTCTTTGTTCTTCCGTCAAATCGTTTTCGATTGGTCTATTAACGAACAATGTAATAATTTCTTCCTTATCCGCAACGTTTGTCTCATTTGGATATCTACAATCTGGAATGATAACCACTTCTTCTGGACAACCAAGAACAAATTCTTTTGCGATTTTTACCCAACAATCAGATTTGTTGCTTCTATAAATATCTCCCGTGTGTTGAAGAATTGTTCTTCCAACAGGGCCTTTATCACCTCGTGGCCAATGATAAGCGTTTTCGCAAATCATTTTCAGCGGATCGGCGAAATGATAAATCAAAACGCGTTTTCCTTCTTCTTCATATCTTCTTCTAAGAGCTTCTGCGGTACTATCCTTACCGTGCCGCCCTTTACCAGAGATTAAAATAACCTTTTTCACTATATAAGGTTCTCCTTAATTTATAAATTCTGGATGTTCATAAAAGAAAAGTAAACTTTCTTCAATTAAATCATAGTTTTCTAAAATGTATACGCTTTCTTTATCGTATTCGCCAAGATATTGATTCCAAGGGAGTTGCATCCCGTGCGTAATCAGAATTTTAATCGGTGCGTTTGTATTTAAAGAATCTGTTCTATCATCAATCTGAATTCCGCCAGCCATATCAATATGACCTTTGCCAAAATCGGAAAGCGTATCTGTGCTAAATCCAACCCCAACGACTTCGGCTTCTGGAAGATATTTTGAAAAATACTCTTCTTTCCTCCGAAGATTTTCAGAAGTTCCTTTTGTTACAATTTTTAAAGAAAATTTATCTTTATGTTTTCTCCAAAAGTTTTCAAATCCCTTTTTTATCTTTACTCTGTCAAAAAAATCTTTGGAGTTATAAATTTCTGTAACTTCTGCTGGTGTTACTTCGTCGCAAATGGAATGGTAATTCCAATCTTCTAAATCCAAAATAGTTTTTGCAGGAGAAAGATTGTATTTTTCGTTGAGTATTTCAATTACAGCTTTAGACGAATCTAAGATTGTATCATCTGCGTCAACATATAGAGTTACCATCTCATTTTCTCCTTTATTTTAATTTCTGTGGCTTCATCTTAACCACGATGTTATTATACCACATTTTACAAAATTTGTCAACTATTTTCGACGTATATTGTAAAATATTTTCACAATTTTTATTTTTATTTATTGACACATGTATATACGCGTACGTACGCGCGTTTTTATATTATTATATTTATTATATATTATTATAAATATCTTATATATTATAATATTTTTTAATTTATTTTAGATTTCCCACCCAAATAAAAACCCACCCAATAATTCCTTCGAAAAATTTTCGAAGTTCATATTTCCAAATCCAAAAACAAAAATAGAATTGAAATAAAAATTAGAAATATGAAAATAAGATAATCATTCATTACATTCTGCCCATAATATAGATTATATTTTAAATTATTATAATCACGATTATCTTTATTCACAGACACATTACTTAAACTTTAAGTAATTCCTCCTCCCGTCTTTTTTATTTGAGGTATAGTTTGGGAACCACGGTCCTCTAACGGCAATTATTCATTAGCCGAGCGAATATCTCTTGTTAGGCTCGCAACACCAATTAGTTTTGTATTCGGGACTTATATAAGCAAACCGATACTTGTGAAAGGGAAGATAAACATTTTTGCTACCCTTGATCAACGTGGACCTATTTAGTTTGTGGCTATTATAACATATATTCAAAAATAAGTCAAGTGATTTTGTGCTAGTTTCAGGAAATTTTTTAAATATTTTTTTAAAATCATTTGAATTAACTTGACAAATATTTAATAATATGTTATAATATATTATGAATAAAGGAGGTTTTCTTTATGAAAGATAAAAAAATGGAAAAAGAAATTTTAGATGTATATGATATATTCGAAAAACATAAAGATGAAAATTTTGAAGAAATCTTTACAAATTATAAAGAAAATTTTGAAGAAATCTTTACAAATTATAAAGAAGAATTTGTAAAATCTTTACCTTCGTTGCCAGATGGAGATTATAAAGTAAAGATTTTAAATAAACTTTACGATAATTATGTAAATATTGAAAATCAAGAACATAAATTGATAAAGTTTTATAAAGAGGAAGATGATTTCATAAAAACAATTGAAAATAAAGATATGAAAGCACTCTTTTATTCATTCTATGCGCTCCATAAATTGAATATGCACGAGAGTGGTTGGGATAGTTATGATATAGATAAATTGCGTGAATTATCGGGAATTGAAAAATTAAAATGTGAAGATTTGCCGCCAGTTTTGAAATATGGAATTCAACTTCGTGTAAGCGGAAGTAAAAAACCAACGCAAACTTTTCATATTGATAATGGAGTTGTAGGAAAAGAAGTTTCGTGGAGTTGCTTCGACGATACTTTCAAAGAACGAATGAGGAGGTTGGTTTATGGAGATTGTGAATAAGTTAGAAGCAATTAAATATATGTTAAATAATAAATCTTATGTTCCCGAATTAAGTACAAATAAATAGGATGCTTGGCTCTTATATTATTTAAGAAAGAAGAAAGGAAAAGATAAAGACGAAGCATATAAGATTTGGCTTCCGATTTATGAAACAGCGCATGAAAAATCTTCTAAAGGCGAATACCTTGGTGTCTTTTGGAATAAGTGGAAAACTTCCGCTTCAACCGTCCGTTTAAACAAACAAAATATTGCGACGATTTATCAGGAAGAGATTGACAGAATAAATAAATGTGATGTTAAAGCAACTTGGCAGAAGCAGTTATTGTTATTGATTTTGATTTATGCGAAAATGACAAACAATTTCAGATTAAGCGAAATCAATCTCGGTCTTTTCGCGAAATATATCGGAAAGAAAACGAAGGACATTACTGAAAACCTTTCTTACTCGATGACACAAGAAGCGATCCGAAATAAGATATTCGAGATGGTTGAAATAAAGGAATGGGACGATATTGAAGGATGTTGGGAAACGAGCAGATATTTTAATATTCACGAATTTAAGAACGGTGATGTCGTTTGTAAAATCTGGAATGGTTATCAAGTAAAAGAATTAGAATATTTGTTTCCTATTATTAAAACTTGCGAAAATTGTGGAAGAGAATTTCGACCGAGTTCTAGATCACAAACATGTTTGTGCGGAAAGTGTTATAAAATAGATTTAAAAAATCGAAAAAATCACACATCTTTGATTGCTCATAGAAAAAATTCAGTAACCATTTCCCCTCTCCTTTATGAGTAAAGAAATAGAAAACACAAAATGTGAATAAAACGTTTCTTTCAAAATAACAGAACTCCGCACGCGTATAAGATAAGCGGACCACGCGGAGTCGATTTGCTTTCATGGCTCAATTGGTAGAGCATTTGATTTGTAATCAAAGGATTCTCGGTTCAAGTCCGAGTGGAAGCTCCATTTATAAATGGTTTCCGCCGTCTGGTGGATTGAGATTAAAAGGAGATAGAAGTAATGATTGAAGAAAAATTTCAAATGTTAGACGGCGAGAATACCGATGAATACACAATTCGTATTTGTTCAATGCGTGAAGACGAGAATTTAACTTGGCAGGAAGTTGCTGATATAATCAACGAAGAAACAGATAGAAGTTATTCTGAGAAAAAGTATCGCACTGATTACAAGCGTTTTTGCGAAGGCATGAATAAAGGTTATGAAATTGCGAAAGAGGAAAGTGATAATTCTTCTTTGTCGCAAGAAGAAATCACTGTTAAGCTTCGAGAATTCGAAAAAGCAAAAATCAAAATGCGCGACGAGCGTATTGATTATATGCGGATTATTCGAGAGGAAGCGCGTAAAGAATCTTTTGTTGATTTGGTACGTCGCGTAATTCAAGAAGAAGTTAAGCCATACGATAACGGTGTTTATATTCTTCCAGAAGAAACGTACGATGACGATATGATTGTTTGTTTGAGTGATTTACACACTGGAATGGTGTGCGATAATTACTGGAACAAATTTAATACCGATATTTTAAAGCAAAGACTCGATAGATATTTGGTTGAAATATTAAAAATTCAAAAATTGCACAAGTGTAAAAATTGTTATATTGCACTTGGTGGCGATAATATTAGTGGTTTAATTCATGTTAATATGCGCTTGCAAAATAATGAAGATGTTATTAGACAAGTGAAAATTGCCTCCTTACTTATTGGCGATTTTATTAAAGCACTCGATGATTCTAATTTGTTTGAAAGAATTCAAGTAAATAGTGTTGCAGGAAATCACTCAAGAATTTCTCCGAACAAACAAGATCATTTAAAAGGCGAAGAACTCGACGATTTAATTCCTTTTTATTTGAATGTTATGTTTATGAACAGACCAAATGTAAAAGTGTATGAAGATTGTTCGATTGATTCTACTATAGATAGTATTGTAACACGCGCGGGAAGATTGTTCTATATAACCCACGGAGATAAAGACTCGGAAAAGGGCGTTGCCTCACGACTTACAATGATGTTGGGAAGAAAACCTGACGGTGTAATTATGGGACATAGACATCATAACGCGTATAATACTATCGATAATGTAAAAATTATACAAAACGGCAGTTTTGAAGGCGTTGATGACCATTGTATCAATATGCGTATTTCTGGTTCGCCAGAACAAGTCGTATTCCTTACAAACGCAGACAGAGTTGTTAAGTGTTTGTATGATATAAATTTGGGCTAATAACCTCAAATAACCCCTCTTTATGAGGGGTTATAATTTTAATATATTAAAAGGTGGATAGAAGATGATTTTTAAAAAAACACCAGTAGATAAAAAGTATGATGCTGCTGGCGATGATGAAGATGGCTTATCTTCTGAAAAATACCCTCCTCTTGGGAATTTTAACACTGTAAGGCAACAAGGTGGTTGTTTTGGGTGTGGGGCAATACGAAAAATCTCATCTTATCCCATCGTTCATCCAAAAAGCGGCTGGGGTTTGATGGATAAAAACGGCAAAAAACACTTTGTGTTTTGCGAAAATTGTTTTGCAAAGTTAATAGATCAATATACCGAAGAGGCGCATGGAAATAAATATAAAGCTTTATATCGTATGTGTATGTATACAGGTTATTATTACGACGATAAGCTTGCACACAGGGTTATAGAAGAAGAACATAAATATGACGATAATACCCCAGTTCCAAAATCTTATCACTGGGGCTTGCTTTATAATAAAGCAATTCGCGAAGATTTGATACTTTCTGATAAGACATTTTACGACTCCGATAATATTATGTTCGAGGAAGTTGTAAAATATCATAATCAACACAGCGTTGAAGATTTAATGTCTGACGAAGATAAAAACAATAGAATTACAATTTTGTCAGTCTTTCACTGTGATCCGTTTGAAGACGAAGAATTATTGGATAGAGTTAAATTACAAAACGACCTTGTAACAATGATTGACGATTCAATGGCGGACGATATGGTTCGTCAAAAAGCGGCAATCGAAATCGTTCGTTCGTTTCATCGTATCGATAAAATTAGTAAAGCTTTACAAGAATTACAAACAGATAAAGATACAATGCTCGAACATACAAAAGAGATTAAAGAATTGTCTGAAACTAAACAAAAAGAAACAAGCTTGGTAACTCAATTCTCAAAAGACCATGGGTTTGCCGAAAAATATGCCACTGCAAAATCAAGAGGTTCTGGTTCACTTGGTTATATTATAAAAGAAATGAACGAGAAAGGATATGATAAGGGTGCTGTTAATAAATTTGATATAGACACGGCAGCGGCAATGAAATAGGTTGCGGATATAAGTTCTTCATCAATGGCGAAACAAGTCGCACTTAGTGATTCTGATAAAGCTGCTATGATAAAAGATCAATCGATAATGATTAATCGAATGAGAGAAACGATGGAAAAACAGGCTGAAGAATTAAGACTACTTCGCGAAAAACATTTGAAATCTGAATTATTAGACGAGTATAAAAAAGATTTGAAAGATAAAGGTTTAAATGAAAAACAAATAGATAGAGCTGTTAAAGAAGAATTAGATAGAAGGATACCAGTTGTATAATGATAAGCGTATATAAGAATTCTACCGAAATAGAAGTAACTACTCGTCGTGCTGAAATTTTTGAAAAATATAATAAAGTAATTCAATACGGAAGAAGAAACCCAGTGTGGTTTATAGAAGAGATTTTTAAAGTTCCACTTTTGGATTATCAAAAATATATTATAATGAACTCCTGGACTAAATAGCGTGCGATATGGGTATGTTCTCGTAACGCGGGTAAGTCCATGATGGGTGCATTATATACTATGACAAAAGCATTGTTATTCCCATCTTTTGAATGTTGGTTTATGTCTTTGAGTGCAAATCAAGCACAGACAACATTTAAAAAATTGGAAGATATTGCTAAAAAGAATATACCTTCACTTATTGGTTCAAGTGATGTTTTTATGAATGAAACCGTAAAATTACAAGCAAATTCTGACGGTTTCACACACCAAAAATCAAACCATGAAGTAAAACTTTATAATGGTTCTCATATTACAACGTTGGCTGGTAAACCAGAAACAACCGTTGGTATGCGAAGCCATTTGAGCGTATATGATGAAGCTGGTAAAATTTCTGCTGAATATTATGGTTTAACAGAACCATTTGCAACGCAAGATACCAACTTTAAAACTGGTGAAAAAATTGATTTAAACGTTATTCCAAAAATGATTCCAACACAACTTCTTTATATGTCTTCTGCGGAAGATACTTCTTCATATTTATGGGATATTTATAAAGAAGGCGCGAAGAGAATGATGATGGGCGATAACACTTGGTTTGTCGCAGATATAAATTGTGAAATTCCGTTACACCCTACAAAAGGCGGTAAGCCGTATGCTCCACTGTTAAACCAACAGGTTGTTGATGACGCTATGCGTGTAAACGAATATAAAGCATTGAGAGAATATTATAATATATTTGATACTACTGGTGGTAACGATGCTGTTATCAATAGAACTATTATTATGAGAAACGAAGAAGAGTATCTTCCTGTTTTTGCTAACGATAATACGGTTACGCCAGGAGACAGAATATATGCTTTGTGTTTCGATCCTGCTTTGATGTCGGATAACTCAATTATCTTGATTGGAGAACTGACGAAAAAAGACGGAGTTGGTTGGACTGGCAGAATAGTAAATTGCATCAATCTTATCGAATCTTTAAATAACGGAGAAAAGAAAATTTTGACAGCAGTTGAACAAGTCGAGCGTTTAAAGAAATTGATTATTGATTATAATGGAAACGCGCCAGAGTATAAGAATTTAACAATATTTATAGATCCTGGTTCTGGTGGTGGTGGACATATATATTCAGATATTCTTATGCAGAATTTCGTCGATGAATATGGGATTAGACACTTTGGTTTAATCGACCTGGAAGATGAGAAATCTGCCTTGGAACAAAATAAATTCCCGCTCGCTGTAAGAGATGTTTTACATTTGTACACTGCAACAAAATATAAAAATGAGTTTTACAGTGCGGTAACAACAATGTGTGAACAGGATTTGGTTAAATTTCCTTATACAGATTCGTTCGGTTCTAAAAACTTTACTATAAACGGACAAGAAGTTGACTTAACAAAAGAGGAAAGAAGAGCGTTGGTTGAAATTGATCTTTTGAAAGAAGAAGTCTTGTCAATTAAAAGAACGAAGACGGAAGCAGGAAATATCCGTTATGGATTATCAAGCGAAAAAGAACGCCGTATGCACGATGATAGAGCCTACTGTTTTGCAGCTTTCTGTTATTTGTTATCACAATTACGCAGAAAAGACGCTCTCGGCGGTAATGATGTAAAACAAGATATGTCAGCTTTATATAAACACGCACCGGGACAAGTCAGTAAAGCATATAAGAAAAAAGTTAATCCGTTTTTGGGTGCAAGAAATCCTTTTGCGAGGAGATATTAATTAAGATGTGTTTTGAATTATTTCTGGATTTAAGTAATGTAAAGTTAAGCGAAATAATGAAGATTAAATTTATTGACAATATGATTGCAGATAATAGCAATTTATATATATGGTCAAATGACGAAAGTATCGATAAAAAGAAACTTTTGTCGAAATTAAAACGAATTGGAATAACAGATGTATATTGTAAAGAGTTATCTTTAAAAGATGTTGATTGCAGAAACGATTTTGTTTCTACCTGGTTTCATGAACAGTATACAGAAAGTTATTTAAAAAAATTCGAATCAGAACACCAACAAGAATTGGTGGATATGCAAAAAAATATTCAAAAGGCAAAAGATCTTATAAAACAGAGAATTGCTTGCGAACAAAAAGAGGGATAAATTCCCTCTGTATTAGGTATTGGTGTAAGTAGCACAAAACGGTTTTGGTCCAAATCCAAAATACCTATTCAAATTAATATAATAAAAAGGGAGGTCTGTATATGGCGAGTTCCAATAATACGGAGAAGAAGAAAGTCGGAAGACCTAAGAAAGTACAGGCTATACCTGTTGTAAATGAAGAAGAAAAGAAACTGCGTATGGAAGACAGCGGCGATTTTATTACTGTTGAAGATTTACGCAGAGATTTAACTTCTGTTTATCAAAAAGTTTATGGTTATTACACAAAGGAAGGCGTGCAAGGAAGTCTTGTAGATTGGAATAAATATAATCCGTTTTTGCAAGAAGATAGACTTAGACAGACTTTAACTGCACAAGGAAAGCAACTTAGTAAAGAAGATTTATATAAAGCGATATCAAATCCAGATGGTAGTGAAAATGCTTTATAGGGACAATCGTGGCAGGAGTCTTTTAATCAATATCTTTATTATAAGATGATTAGAATGTCAGCAGACGTTCCTCTTTATAAGCATTATATTACACCAGAATATTTAGAAGCAAAAGATTATAACTCAAAAGATTTTAAAAAAGAAGATAAATATGTAAGAAAATGGGTTCAAACGTTTGATATCGCCAAAACATTAAAAACAACAGCCTTGGAAGTTAAACGCGCTGGTAAAGCGGCTTATCTTCTTAGAAATAGCGTTGATTACGAAAAAGGGGAAGTAAATTATTGCACTTGGCAAAAGCTTCCAGATAATTTTATCAAGATTACTGGGATTGGAGAAAAGACGTATCTGGTAAGTTTAAATATGTTATTATTTTTAAATCCCGTCTTCTCGTTAGATTACTATCCTCCTTATATAAGAGATATTTTCGATGATATGATCAACAAAGGGGTTATTTCTCCGAGTGAGTTTGGACCAAATGGAAACGTTGTGAGATATTCTTTAAACTCAGAAGAATTTTACGATTATAATAACGCAAACGGTATCAAACAAATTGTTCGTATGGGGCGTAAAACAGATTATATGTTTTGGGTTCAATTACCGCAAGAAGTTTGTTATGTATTTTCATCAGATGCTTCTCACCCTTGGAAGATTCCAGATACAACTGGACTTCTGGGGCAATTGAGAGAGCTTTCGGACTATGCAACTTTGGCTGGTTTGATTGCAAGTACACCTTTAACAGCGTTGCTTACTGGTGAAATTGAGCCGATTTCAGATGCTCGTCCTGGTGCAAACCAAAGTATTTTCGGTATTGAAGAAATTACTGGTGCCGTAAATAACTTTAATGCCATTACGTCAACAAACGTAGAAGCGCTTGGCTTGCCTTTAAAAAATATTAAATTACAAAGTTTACCTTCGCAGCCAAACAGTTCTGATCTTGTTACAAAAGCCACACAGAACGTAATTACAATGGCTGGAATGGGTGGTTTGATTGCCGCAACAGACAAACCTTCTGTAGCACAAGTTAAAGCCGCACAATATCTTGAAGAAGCGCAGGAAGATTATGTTACAAGACAGTTTGAATCTGTATTAAATTATATTATAAACCACTTTATTGGTTGTAAATACGAATGGAAATTACATCTTTGGGGTGGCATATTTACATTCGGAGATGACGTGGCGCGTATGAAGGAGATGTGGCAGGGCGGTGCTACTTTCTTAATGCCGCGCATTGCTTCGGCATTTGATATGGATTTGCACGAAGTAAAAGCAACCGACGCATATATTAAATCGTTAAATGTTTATGATGACTTTGTTACAGTAACACAACAAACCAGAGTAGATGTAAAAGGAAATGATGACTCTTCGACAAAAGAAAAGGTTGGGAGACCTTCTAAAACAGAATCAGAAATTGACAATGACAATACGGCAAAATCAATCGATCAAGGAACAAATACTGGCGATATGAGAGACTATGTAAAAATGTCATTGGAAAAAGGCAAGTGTGTAATTTGTGGCAATGATTCTGATGGAATTTTGTGCGAAGAATGTGCTGAAAAATATATGGAGGTTTAATTATTATGGGATGTAATCATAAAATTAATTCAAAAACTACCTCTATTCAAATTGAAAATGAATTTGCGACAATGACCACGCCGAGAATATATTTTGGATTTTGTCCGATTTGTGGTAAAGGTTTCAAATTTATAAAAGAAAATAATAAATATATTCAATTTAAAGAAGGAGGTATTGATGATTATGCAGATGTCCAAAGAGACTTATGACAAAATGAACTATTTGCTTGGAAAATCTTTTGATTGTAACGCTCAAACAGATAATTTTGCCTATAATATTGATTATGCAAGATATCCAGTTACCGCCGATATTTTTCATCATAGTTTTGCACACGAGTTTCCTGTTTTTGCAGATACAGTCTCAGATTTAATGATTATGTTAGATTCAAGACCGATTAGGAAGCAAATAAACGGATATGACAAAGATTATGAGGGTAATTTAGCTGCTATTTTTGCAGACAACCTTTTAATGTGTGAGACGTATAGACAAGATATTATCGACACAATTGAAGTTGCAGAGTTTAATGGGGATTATGAGGTAAAGATTAAGCTGGAAGAATTTTTACTTGGATTTGTTCCTTATAGAAAGCAAGCAGATATCTGGGCTGAAATGGCTAAGAGATACGAGGGTAATTATAAATCGTTCGAAGCGAGAATGGAAACCTTCACTACTTTTATAGAAATTAAAAAGTAAAGTGAGGGAAGTACATTATGGCAGAAACGATTAATTTAATTATACAATATGGAATATACCCTGTCATGATGGCTGCTCTTATTATAACGTTTTTGTGTCTTAGTAAGAAAAACACAGAAAAAAATAATGCAGAAAATGCTCAAAATAATTTACAGTTGATGCAGTCAGCTGTAAAAGAAGGAATGAAAGATTTTGGAGATAATTTTAAAAGTGAATTGAGAGAAATTGTCGAAGAAGTGAAAAAGCCAGTAATTCATACAGTGCAAGATGAACAATGCAATCATGCTATAAATGAATATATAGACCAGCAGCTTTCTTGTATTATAAGAGAAATTAAAGCAGATAGAGCTTTATTCTTTTCTTATCATAATGGTGGTACTGATATTTTAGGAAGAGGTTTTCAAAAGATGTCAATTACCAACGAACAAGATTCCAGTTGGACTGCTCCTGTTATGGGTGATTTTCAAAATATACCCAGAACAATGTTCTCGATTTTGTTTAAAAATCTTGCTAAAAATAATATTTATTGTATTATGGATTTGAATGATATAAAAGAAGAAGATGGTGCTTCTTATCAATTATTCCAATCTCACAACGCAAAACAAATAATATGCCAGGCATTAAAAACAGAAGATGGTTTAATGGTCGGCTTTATTGTTGCTGAATTTATTACGATTGGCTGCGCTGATTTGAATAGAGCAAAAGAAATTTTAAATAGAAAATCTTTAAGAATTACTGGTGCGTTATTAGGGCATTTAGGAGGTCAGGCTGATGGAAAACGAGATTAAAACGATGAAATTTGAGCTGAACTCCAAACAGCTCAAATACAGGGATATATTAAATAAAGAGTTCTTAGAACTTGAGGTTTGGGCTATTTCAGATATTAACCCGAACAGAAACAATAGTCACTTTACAAAAGAAAGTATGGAAAATGCGTTATCGACTTTTAAAAACAAACCAATTGTCGGCTTGTTTCAAAAAGATGATTTTGTTGACCATGCTGGAAAGATAGATTACGATAACGAATTACATAAACAGTTTTGGAACGTTGAAAGTGGTGAACGAATTCTTGGTGTAATTAGAGAAAGCGATCCTGTTGAACTCGTTGAAAAAGACGGTTTAAATTGGATTAAATTCAGATGTATTTTATGGGTTCAATATTGCTATAAACAAGTACGAAAGTTATTAAAAGACAGAACAAAGAAAGTTTCTGTCGAAATCACAATCAAAAATTCGGAAGAAGATGAGAAAGGTGTGTTGCAAATTAATGAGTTTGTCCTTAACGGTGTAACAATTCTCGGCACAAAAAATGGGCGAAAAGTAATAGAGGCTATTCCAGATGCTCACCTTTCAATATTAGAAGATTTGGAAGAAAATGAATCTTTTAATGAACAAAAGAAAATGTTGACATTTGCGTATCAACAAATTGATACAACAGATGATAATCAATATTATAATGAAGACAAGGAGGTAAAAATGGAAATGGGTTCTATTAAAGTTAATAAATCCAAAGAAGCTATGTCCGATAAAGACTGGGGCTCGGTAGATAAGACGGCTTTGAGAAAGAAAGTTGTTGAAGCAGAAAACTTTAAAGAAATCGCTGACGATATCTTTCTTGATCTTCGTGAAGGCTGGGAAGAAGGTGAAGTTTCAAAGTTAAAATATCCAGTAATGGAAATTAATGGCGATGAAGCTGTTTATAATCGCGGTGGTCTCGGTTCTGCTAAAGCTTATGCTGAAAAGAATAACGAAACGGAAGTTTTGTCAAAGCTTAAAAAGATTTATGAGCATCTCGGTTTGAACGAAGATGAAGAAGAATCTTATGCTTGCGAAGACTTCTGTGATGATTATGAAGAACAAAAACCCGCCGAAGAAGATGAAACGCAAAAGTGTTCGGAAGAACCTGAAGCGGATAAACCAAAAGAGGGCGAAGAGCAGTGCAGCGTTGTTTCTGAAGATGGTAAATGTTCTGCTGATGATGACGAGCATGATGATGATCATCACGACGATGATGACTGTGACGATTGCGATCCTGAAGGTAAACCAGAAGAAGAGTGCAAAATGAGTGAAGAAGAAATTTGCGAACTCAAAGAAAAATGTGCTTCTTATGAGGAAAATCTTTGTAAATTACAGGAAAAATGCGAAGCTTACGAGAAAGAACTTTGCGAGTGCAGAGAAAAGCTTGAAGGTTGCAAAGATTACGAAGATATTAAATCTCGTTTGAGTACTGCTGAAGGAAAACTTTTTGACATTTTCTGCAAAGAGATGGTTGCTGCCGCAGAAGAAATGATGGCTGGCAAAATGCTTATTGACGAAGATAAAGAAGAAATTAAAATGAAAGCTTCCAAGGGCGAATATGCTTCGAAAGAAGAAATTGCCCGTGCTGTTGGATATGCTATGTTTAAAGCAGCTCCAATGGGACAGAAAGAAGAAAAGAAAGATGGGTGTTATGCTGCAATGCCCGTTTACTCGCCTTTCGAAACAACGGTTGAGCCGAAGAAAGAAAAGACGAGATCAGAAAGACTTGCTAAATATGCAGGTATTAAAGAATAATTGTTAAAACATAAAGCGGTTATAAATTATAATCGTTTTTTTAAAATTTGTTTTCTATGCGTGGATAAGCTACGCGTGAAAATATTATAAAATATATTTTATAAGGAGAAAGAAATTATGGCTATTAAAGTTTTTGCTTGTGCTGAAATGGCTTCTGAAGATGTTCAGAGCTATTGCGTAAGTGCTAAATTCTATGCCGACGATGCGTATGCGAAAATCCACGACGGTGCGCTCGTTGTTCTTGGCGATCTTGACACAAATGATGCGTATGGTACGCCTGACTACAACATCTACAAGGCGACTAAACCTACTGCTGCTGCAGACGAGGTTGTTATCGTTGACCTTGCTGGTATCAACGAAGCGACAGTTCAGGGCAACATCATGAAGATCGGTAACAAACTTGTTGATCTTGAAGCTGGTGAAGGTATTGCGGTTCGTTGCCGTAGACTTATGAAGGGTGATAGAATGTGGATGGGCAGAGGCCTCTTCACGGCGGCTCCCACCGTTGGTCAGTTTGCTGGTACGACAGCAAATAACACATTGCTTACACCCAGCCAGGATGCCCCTGCAGCTGGTCTTAAACTCAAAGTGCTTGCTTCCAAAGGTCTTACCGTTGGTCAGTCGGCTTATGCGGAAGGTGGCGCTGGTTATGAACAGCTTTACCTCTGCGAAGTAAAATAATTTAAGGAGGTAAACTATTATGATGACTATGTTTAATTATAATCGTAAAGATGCAGATTTCAACGAAATTATCGATGAGTGCCTTGCATTGTTCAATGAAAACATCGAAGGTCAGTCCGCTGACTATAAAGAAAGAAACAAAATCCTCAACGCTGCAATTGCTAAGTACGCTGTAAGCGGTACTCGTTTCGAATCTATGTTCAAAGAAAAGGGCGTTGAAATTTTCAAAGATCCTCGCGTTACGAAAAATGTAGAAGTTCGCGACAACTACAACGTTGTTGTTTCCGAATATATTAACTCCGCACTTCCTTCCGTTACGTCGAAGCTTTACAACCAGTTCTTCGCGGAAATCCGTCAGGTTGGTTGGGGTGAAACAGCGAAATTCGAAGTTACTTCGAACGAGCTTTATCAGGTAAATGAAGTTGCAGAAGGTGTAAACCGTGGCGTTCTTCAGCCCATCTATAACAACGAATTCACTGTAAACTGCAAAGTTACAGAAGTTGCGGCTGCTATCGATTGGTATCCTGTTGCTGCTGGAGTATTCGATTGGGGTGATTTCGGCCGTCGTTACACGATGTCCTTCCAAAACTACATCCAGTTGAAGATCATGAAAGCTCTTACTGCTGCTACGAATCAGATCGGTGCAGCGTATCAGGCAGCTGGTGTTGATACCGCTAACTGGACAAACATCGTTGACAGAGTATCTGCGGCAAACGGCGGTATGCCCGTTGTTGCACTTGGTACTCTTGCAGCTCTTAACAAAGTAATCCCTTCAACTGTTGGTCTTCAGTATGGTCTTGGCAGCGAAATCGTTAAGGAGGGTAAGCTTGATCGTTATCTTGCTACCGAACTTATCGCTATCGATCAAGCTATGGTTCCTGGTACTGTAAATACGACAGCACAGCTTTTGCTTCCTACGAACAAGATTTATTTCATCGCTCGTGGTGCATATAATCCCGTTAAGGTTGTATTCGAAGGTACAAGCTCCGTTGTTGAAGCTATTCCCGATGAGTGCACAGATAGACAGTACAAGATACGTATTCAAGAACACGTTGGTATCGATGCTGTTGTTGGTTCGAAATTCGGTACGATTACACTTGCGTAAGCAATGTAATATATAAGATGATGTGCGAGAAAACTCGCACATCATCATCCAGAAATAATATATAGTAATAGAGTTACTGTGTATTGGTCTGAAAAATTATTATAAATAAAACTTAAAAATATTAAGTTTTTTCAACCGCCGTGTGCGGTTGTTTTTATTTGATTAAAAGGAGATTAAAAGTTATGGCATACGTTAAAAAAACTGCTGTTGCAGAAGATTCAAATGTAGAGGAAAAAGTAGAGGTTACTGCTCAACCCGCAGCTGTTGCCGATGATAAGGATGCAAAGATTGCTGCGCTCGAAGCGTCGCTTGCGCAAATGCAGGAATTTATGAAGGTGATGATGGCGAATATGAACAATAAACCCGTAGAAACAAATAGTGTAAAAGATGCACTTTTCCGTTATGTTACGGTTGTTCACCTCGTCGATAGAGCACCTGGACTTTCCACTCATATTGAACTTTCTAATGGCGTCATTCTCGATTTCAGAACGTTTGGTGAAGAGCATACGTTTACTATTCAGCAAGCGGAAGAGCTTGCAAGCAAATATCGTTCTTGGTTTGATTTGGGTATTTTTGCATTTGGGGCAGATGCCGACGATCTTGCAAAAAGATTAAATCTTAAAACCGTTACACAATATTCATTTGCCGGATCTGATTTCTTAAACAGACTTCCTGAGCTTGATCTTTATCAGTTAAAAGCACTTTGGGATAAGATGGGACAGGGACATAGAGAATTTTTAATTGAATATTTCAAGAGAAAGATTCTTACAAAAGATCCCGCCTTTGATGATATTGATAAAATTGAGCTTTTAAATAGATTGAGCAATGGCGGTATGGAAGGGGTTCTTCTTGACAGAAAGAACGCGGCAATTAAAGCAGAAGAAGCTTCTAAAAAACGCGTTAAATAACAAATAATAATACATTAAAAAGGGAGGCATCGTATATGCTTTTATTTTCTACAATTTATGACAAAGCAGTTCACTCATTCGATGATCCCGAAATCAATCGTGCTTATGTTCAAAATAAGATAAGATTTCAAAAGTTAATGTATCCGTATTTGGTAAACGGCATAGATTCTTTTCATAGCCCTTCCAAACTTGTGATGGCACTTGGAGATATTGAGCCTCCAAAAGGCAATTATGAAACGTTTGAAGGAAATGGTAGCGATACGTATGCTACAACTATTTCGCCTTTAGACAATTCCGAATTTCTTTTTTCAATTGGTAATGTGATTGATGAAAAAGCAGTGTATGACGCTGAAAGTAAAACAGTTAAATTTTCGAGAGAGGTTTTAACTGGCGAAACAGCAATGGTTCAATGGTATTTTTGCGGTCAGTTTAATACAGATTTTTCATCTTGCGCGACATCAAATTGTCCCGCTGATTATATTGCCGATAAGATACTTGGTATCTTGTCGAATTGTTGCGTTCTCGCAAGATCCGACCTCGAAAAGAATACGATACTCGAAATTAAAAATATATTAACAGACACAGACTTTAAGATTTACAGTCCAGCGAATTCTGTTCGCGCAAAAGTGGATTGGAACAAACATATTCGTTATGAGGTAGATACGCTTCAAAGCGAATTAAGTTGGAGCTTATATGCTCGTCGGTGGCACGGAGGTAATTTCTATGGAAATTGATGGAAGTATCTCTTTGTCAACCGAAGCAAAAATCAATTATCTTGAAGGGTTACGTGGGCAAATGATTAAAGTGTTACACTTAATCGAAGAACAAAAAGATACTGGTTATTCGCCAGAACTTTTTATTTTTGGCAGACTTTTTGAGTTAAATTCTGCTAATGATTTGTTCGACGGAAAACTTGTTAATATTATTGTTAAATTAAACGGAATTGTTTCCAACTATGAAAACTTGTCTTTTGCCGAAATTAAGAGACAAATTTTTGAAATTAAGAAGAATATAAACTTCCTTTTAAAAGAATTGAAAGGGAGGTGATTTGTTATGATAATGGATAATTCCAATGTAAAAGATCCTTATTATCTTATAACACAAACACCGCCTAATCTTGTAAAGGATAATTATTATCTTCATGAATTACAAGAAAAGGTTGATGCCGATTGGGAGTATAGACCAAATCGCGTATGGATAGAAAAAGAAGATGGTATCGGAGTTGAAAAATATAGTCCGATTGAAGTTGTTATATAGACAGTAAAAAATGATAAAGGTGAAGCCGTTTCTGATGATTGGAGAAATATTGTGTTTAGAGACATAAAATATCCACATAGAATCGGTATGCGTTATCGTTTTTCTTATGATTTTGATTTAAGTCAGCCAGATATTGATAAAAGTATTTGGATTGCTTTAAATCAAAACAGTGTTACTCCAACAGCTGCATAGGTTATATGTCGATGCAATGGTACTATCAAAAGCATTTGGGAGGATCGTGGAAACGGCGGAAAAACCTCTGTTCACGAGGAACCCGTTATCCAAACAACCAAACTTACTTCGGCGAACTTTTTATATAATGAAGTTGCGGTTGATCCTAAGGGACAATTAACAATTATAGCGCAACACAATAAATATACGGAACAATATTACATTAACCAGAGATTTGTTATTGGATATGACAGAGTCTATAAAGTGACTAATATCATAAAGACAGATTCGCTTGCTACTTATAAAGCGAAAGATGTCGGTGTGATGAGAATTTATCTTGAAATGGATCAAATCGGTGAACTTGACGATATGGAAAATAGATTGGCTTATAATGGTAGACACGAAGATCCTACGCCTTCTGAAACAGACGGCAATTATGAACTTGTGCTTGTGAAGCCAGAATCTATTCCAACCACTTTCGACGAGATTGAGGTTAAAGCGCAGGTATTGATCGATGGTAATCCAAGTGTAAACGATAAACCAGTATTTAATATCGAAATTAAAGATATTAATCCAGATGTAACGTATGAGTACGAATTAAACAAATTCTGTTCTTATACTTATGATGAAGAAACTGATACATATACAATTATAAAGAATGAAGGTTTGGTGGATTTAAGAAGAAAAGTTGTTGTGACATTTACTTTTACTCCGCCAGAAAAAGAAGAACTCAAAGTTTCATTTGATCTTTCTTTGCGTCCCTTCTAAAGGTGGTGTGATATGATGCCAATGAATAGGTCGGGAGATGGCAATGCGTATAATCGTTTTGTAAATCTGGATAATATTGAATATAGAATAGTCAATTATCTTGCAAAAAGCAAAACGAAATATGCAAATAATTTATGGAAAATATTGAAATATGATACAGAAGATTGTTTAAGTCTTCCAGATGTTTCGTATAAAGATAGAATGGCGTTGTTATATAAAAACAATGGGGATTCAACGCAATTCAGAGTATTTTTAACCCCATTTACGGATGACGGTTGGGATGTCCAATGTAGTCATCTGCATATTTTTGTACATTCAGTTGTTCCTCAAAATCATATTACCTCAAAGGTAAATATTGGTATTGAGACTATTGTTCATAATAAGATTTCTAATATTTTAGGCGATGCACAAAACGAAGATGGAAATCCTTCTGAATTAGATGAAGATGGTAATCCAGTAATAATTTATAAAAACAGAGCTTCGACAATGTTGAAAAGTATTCTTGCCGATATTAACGGGCAAATGGTTGCTGGTGTTGGTATGTTACAATTTAACACGCAGCTCCATGCAGAAGATGTGGCAAGAATGTCGCTTTGGAACGCTCGTAAATTTTACGGGTTTTCCACGATTGTTTCGACGTTGCTTTCTGGTGCATCTGCGAATTCGGGGTGTGGTTATTAATGGCGCAAATTCCTGAAAGTGAAAAGAAAATATTAGAAGAAATCAATTATTATAAAGATAAATATTTTACGTATGATGATCCGATTCCATTTCATGGATTGAATATTTATCCTGTAACTATGCGCAATTATCAGCAATTTATGGTTTCTACCGCTTGCCTGACTTTAAATAAAAATGACGATATATATGGTTTGAAATATACTAACCTTGAATATCTTATGAATAAGTTAAAAGATGATAAAGATGGGCCAGAAATGTCATTGAGATTAACTCAAATCGTGGAATTATGTTTACACGTAAAAAATGGGTTAAAGTGTGATAAATGCGGAAAGATTATGACTTATGAAGAATTTTTTCCGAAATACCAATCTGCGAAAACAGATGAAGAAAGACTAAAAACATTAACTTGTGAGTGTGGTGGAAATTTTCATGAAGTTGTTAAATTTAAACAGGATGAAGAAACGAAGAGATATAATCTTATAATTGACGGAGTTGAACTTGATAATGAAAAGTTCAACAGATTGAGAAAAATTATTATGTATCAAAATCTTCCAGATTTTAAAGACGATTCTTGGGTTGATAAAGCTATACGAAAAGACCAAGAAGAAAGACAAAAACTTATGTCAAAAGGACAAGGAACTGCAAGCACCGAAAGGAAGATGTTGTGCCTTGTTGCTAAGACAAATTATAAATTGGAAGACGTTTATGATATGCCGATTAGAAAATTTCTTAAACTTCTTGATGTTGTTAATGATGCCATGGAGTACGAAACAACTAAAATCGGATTGATGACCGGTATGGTTTCGCTTAAAAAGGGTGAAACTATTGAACATTGGATTTACAAAAAAGACAACGGCATGTATGGAAATGCTGTTGATGCCGATTCGCTTATCAATAAGATAAACGGAAAGGGTATGTAATTAAATTAAAAATAAACTCCGTTAAATGGTCAACGGGGTTGTTTTTATATAAAAACAAAATCATTTAAAGGAGAAAATATTATGGGAAAAAGATTTTTAGCTTCCGTTGCTAACGTTGAACTTTTCGAAAAAAAGAACGGCGTATTAACCCACTTTGCTTCCGCTAAAACTCTTACCGATTCCGCGTTCGGCTTCACTCTTTCAATGGAAGAAGTTCGTGCTGGTCAGGGCGGTAAACTTTATGGTCGTTTCGCTCATACTTCTGGTATGACTTTCACAATGACCGATGCAATGTTTGATATCGACTATATTCGCGCTCTCATTGGTGCAGAAAAATCAATTGGTGGATCTGTTCTTTATACCGAGGAACTTGCTGGTGGTGCGCTTGCTACACTTACAAAAACTCCCGTTGCTATGGGTAGTCTTTGCGGTATGGATGGCAAGATTGCTTGGGGGCACGTTGCTGATTGCGAAGGCGAAAGCGATGACGAAGCGTTTGAAATCAATGAGCAGAATCAGATTGATTTGACGAATTATACAGGCAAAAAGGTTTGCGTAACATATTTTGTTCAGGATCCTTCTGCAACTCTTATGAAGATCAAAGCGAAGTTCATTCCCGCCGAACTTGTTGCAATTGCAACTGTTCAGGAATTTGCTGGAGATGCTTCCGCTCCCGAATCTGGTAAACCTGCTGGCGAACTTGTTATTAAGATTCCTCGCTTCCAGCTTGACGGTCAGTTCGATCTTACGTTGAATATGACTTCTGCGGCTTCTATCGCTCTTAATGGTACAGCTCTTGCTGTTTCTAGCGGTGATTGCGGCGGCGAAGATTATTATGCTGAAATCGTTGAAAAGGCTGAAGGTGCTGATTGGAGAACCAATCTTAAGGATATCGTTATCGATCCCGAACACATTAAAGCTGGTGAAGCACCAGTTGTATTCGGAATTTCTAAAAATGGTTCCATTTTCTTGATTCCTAATGAAAACATTGAGAAACAAGAAACGACTGCTGGTGAGAAGAACGGGTTTACTAATTATGCTGGCGGTAAGTGGACGGCTGCTGCTGCTGCTACTGTTACGATTTATAAAGCAGATGGTTCTGAACTTTTAAAGGAAACAGCTAAGATTGCAGAAGCGTAATCTAAAATAAAAAATTTAAAACGTTGAAATACGTTTTGCGAGATGGGGTTGAAAAATACCCCATCTCTTTTTAACTATTTTAAAATGTGAATAAAAGCATTTTTTTATTGTTAAAAATATGGTAGTTTTTCGTATATTTTTCACAAAAACATACGACCATTTTTGTGCAATTTGCACAAAAGAACTATTTATAAAAATTAATATTTTTTAATAAAAAAGGAGGCTCTGTATGATCTCATTATTAGAAAGCGCAAAACTTGCTGATGGGCGCAATATTTTAAATTTTTCCGTTGATACTGTAGACGAGCTCGTTTTACTCCCATCGGGAGGTGCTAAATGGGAGAGTGTGGGGCACGATTATGGCGTTCCCGCCGTTGGATCAACCGCTACATTAGAAGACACGGGGGAAACTTATTATTTAAATAAGTATTTACAATGGGAATTGGTTGGGAAAGGAGAGGTATTAAGTTCTGTTTATTATGTTGCCGTAGATGAAGCTCAAGACGGAAGTTATTATTCTAATTATACGTTTACTGAAATTAAAAATTATTACGAAGAGGGAAACGGAATTTATTTAAAAAATGGAGAAGATATCTACATTCTTTCTTATATAAACAACATCTCTGCACAATTTGTTCAAATTTATAATCATAATGGAGTAAGAGCACAGTCTTTTATGTTTTCTCTTGTTGACGGAGAATTGATTATTACCAAGCACGATTTATCATTCGGTTTACTTCATGTTCCAACAAGCGCAGATTATACTTATGGACAAACAACTGTTACTTATGATACTACAGACGGCATTACTATTCATGGTAAAACTAAGTTTGTAAATACGATTGGCGAAGATACTTTTGATTCGAGCATAGAAATTCCAATTTAGGGGAAAGATGGAATTACTATTGATAAAGATGCGGATACTGAATTTGTAAATATTCGTGGTGCAAAAGCTGTCATTCTCAAAGCGCTTCCTACAGCGACAAATGGGACAATAACAGAAGCTCAACTTGCAGAATTACAAGCATCAACAAGTAATTATATTATGTTTAATAACAAAAAATATACTTATGTTGATGAAAGTACAACAGAGGGATATATTAAATATTCTCTTCTTGATTATGAAAATAATGATGCTGTTATCAAAGTAATTTCTGTTACAATAAGTACTCTTTCGTGGGTATTAAACACTAAGAGCGGTATTGCGACAAAAGAAGATATTCACACGACAATGGAAGATCCTACAAGTTTTAAAACTCTTTTTGGAAATCAAAACATTGTTGGAAATGGAAATATTGATATTTATAAACATAATATTGTTATTTCTGGCGAAAATATCAAAGCGTTTTTTACCACATATTCAAGCAAAAATACGAAAGTAAATAGCCTTAACGACTTAAAATTAATTTGCGGAGACAAATTTACAGAATCTTGCACTGGTTATGTCGATAGTACGGCAGTGATGGCTATTACTGAATTAAAATTGTTAAAAATTAATGGAACGGACTAGTTGTTGGCAGGTGTTATATTCGAAGATACTGTAAAAACTATTTAAGGAGGTAAAGTATGGCTATCGATATTGTTGCCAGAGCATTGGCAGTTTCTGGAAAACAAAATTTAGAAAATTATTACACGAAAACCGAATCTGATGGAAGATATGTAAAAAGTAGTGAAAATTTCGTAAAAGCTTTTACTATTCCTAATGGTGCTAGCACTGGAACGCTTACCGCTGATGCAAAACAAAAGTTGTGCAATCCAGACGGGCATAATTATTACGTTTATGACAGCACTTCAGAAATGATTTTAAAGTATTCGTTTAACGAAGATGATGAGATTGTACAATATAAAGCATTATATCTTGTAAACGACAAGGCTTATGATATTACCATGCAGATATTGTCGTCAAATGGTAGTTGGAGGCGTAGTCAAACTATCTTAAACGGAGCAACAGCAAATCCTACTCTTACAGGAACAGAAGCGGAGTTGACAGGCATAACCATTGGCGGTACAGACTATAAAATTCCAGTTACTAAAGAATATGTAGATGATGGATTTGTAAAGAAACAAACAGGGGTATCTGATAGACTATACTCCATTGATTCAACGGGGCAAGATAACGTTCTTGGTTATTCTCAATCTCCTGCCAATTCTGCAATTGTGCAATATACTTCTTCAGGAACTGTAAGAACAAACACTCCTATTGATAACTTAGATTCTGTAAATAAGCAGTATGGCGATAGTAAGTATTTTAATAAGGCGGAAATTGAACTAACTCCTACGACAGGAGATACTGTTTCTAAGGAACAATTGCAAGACCTTGATACAGGTTTGTATGGGATTTTTGGTCATAAAATTTATGGCTTAGACATTTCTGGTTATTTCAATCTTGAAATATTTCATTCAGCAGCCCATAGAACATATTTACTAGAGTCGTCAAACAATGATGTGTATATGGCACAAATTTTGAATGACACCGATAGAACTTTTACCGGTTGGGTTCAATTAGCAACAACGAGTGATATTAACAATAAAAAAATATTCTCTGTAACCATTTATGCGGCAGGTGATTAAGACATGAAATTAGTTACGCATAAAAGTAAAAATTTATTATATAGAATACAGCATTTTGTAAATTGTACTGTAGATTTTCAAACTTCTTATGCTGTATTGAAACAGACTACTGCTGACACATATAATTTAAGCTTTAAAGGCCTGTTGCTTAAAGGCGTTAACTATGCTGGAGTAGCACTGTTTTTGGGTGAACCAATTTCTTCTGTTGGTAAATTTACAAAGACTTTTACAACTCCATCCACATTACCTGATCATAATACAGTTGTATTTGGTTTAAACGGTGCTACCAATGACACTACTTTTAAATGTGAGATGGTTTTAAATCCATCCACCACTTATACTTTTACCTGTAATTTTACTAATATAACTCAAGGAAGCGTATCTTGGAAAGATATGATGTTAGTAGAAGGAAGTACAGCAGGAGAATATGAACCTTATTCTTATAATTTATTGGATAAGTGGCAATATCCTGCTACACAAACATTAAATGGCGTTACCTTCACTAATAATGGTGATGGAACGATAGTAGTTGATGGAATGGCAAGTTATACAATTTTCTATCGGATTCAAACTGTTAAATATACATACGGGCATATTTATTTGTTGTGGTGGATTGACAATAACTCATCTTCGATGAAAATGGAAACTAATGATGGAGAAAAACAAATCGACGCTTATACCGGTGCTATATTTACCTCCAAGACCAACGATTCGAATAGTGTATATATTGATGTATATCCCTCATCTGATCCATCCAGTGTAATTACAAAACCAGTCCTCTATGATCTTACTCTTATGTATGGAGCAGGAAAAGAGCCAACAACAGTAGATCAATTCTATACAGATTATCCAGAATTAAAAGTATCTCCTCTTGGTTTTATAGAATTAAAGAATCTGGAAATAAATAATAAAAATATTAAGAGATTGAGATATGCTACGACTACTAGGAATTTATTTGATAAGAGCAGAGCGATTAAAGGTTTTGAACTAAATAATAATCAGGGTGGAACGATTGCGAATTTAACATGGTTTGTTTCTGATTATATTTCTGTTGTTGGGATAAACACATTGACGATAAGCGGTAAAGTATCTGGTGGAGCTTCAAATTGTTTTTATGACAATAATCATAATTTTATATCGACGGTTAATATGTTGAACGGTGCATTTCAAGTCCCAAGTGGAGCAACCTATATGCGTTTTAACGGATTACTCACCGAAATAGATACAGCACAACTTGAATCGGGATCGACTGCTACTTCTTATGTACCTTATGGATATTTAGATCTAGGAATAATACCAAGTAATAGTGGTTATATATTAAATAAATATAATAATCTTTCAGAAGAATTATTAGAAGAGAATATAGAGAAAGATACTGTAAATTACTATATACCTGATAAAACTAATATTTTATTAAATAAGGTTGAAGGTAAAACTAATAAGATTGTTCAATTGTTGGATAAGAGCACTGTAAATTGTAGCAGTGTTAATGACTGGACAGTAGGAACAGGGAGTGATACCAATTTACGTGTAGCAAATGGTGTTGTTTCTATCGATGGTACACTTGGTAGTTATAGCGGAGTTCACACTTCGTATGATAAACCAAATATAATTATAAAAGGTCACAAGTATTACATTTCAATTTTGGCAATGTGCTCAAAAAATGCTTCTAATGTTCTACTTCCTTATACTTATGGGTTTAGTAGTAGTAGATCAACTCTAACTGCAAATGAATGGAAAAATGCTGAAAAAATAGATACGGCAAATGTTAGCGATACAACATCAATCGGTGTTCGCTATGGAAGCGGTAAAAGCAGTGAAGAGACGGTGGTCTGGTCTGTGAAAAAACCTCAATTTTTTGATCTAACATCAATGTATGGTTTTGGTAATGAGCCAACAACAGTAGAACAATTTAAAAAAGACTATCCTCAATTCTTTGATGAAAAATTAGATGGTATTTGGAATGTAAGAACTAGTGGTATTTCTACTACTGGAAAGAATTTGTTTGATATAAGTCAATGGATATCCTCACCCGATAATGTAGTCCATGGAACACTTGTGGAGAGATTATCAAATGGAGCCATTTGTCAGGGAAATAATGGAGATGGTGACGCATCTTATTCTAATGGGTGGTTCCGTCCAATGTATGGTACTTTCCCTCTTCATGCTGTTAAGCTTCAATCTGGAACATATACATTATCTGCTGATTATACTATGATTGAAAATAGTGCTGTAAACACCGCACAAGTTAGTTGTCATTTATATGGAGATAATAACTATGCAGGACGTTATTTTACATCTGTAACTGTTGGAAGTACAGTCAGGGTTAAAAATACCTATACAGTAGAAGAAGGTCATTATTATCCAGTATTCACTTTAAATTCAGGAAAAGTAAAAATAGAAAACATCCAAATAGAATATGGAAATACAGCTACAGATTATGAACCTTATACGGAAAATAAGATAGATCTTTTAAATACACAAACATTAAATGGAATAAATGGAGTTAATGATTATATAGAAGTTATTGATAAAGGTAATGGATTATATGACTTAAAGAAAACTCAAAATATTGATAGTGTTGATTTAGGTAGCCTTGGATATGATGTGGAAGGGAGTAATTTTGTAACAGGGGCACTTGGTTCAGTAATTAAACCACCCTCTAATGACAATTCTGTCGGAAATTATGTATGTCAAAAATATGTAAACTGCGCATTAAATAAAAGCTTTGCAGATGGTGATTTTGGTGTTAATTCATCTGGGTACTTATATTTTAGAAATAGTGCGTATACTACAGCTACTGCATTTAAAACAGCAATGAATGGAGTTATTCTTTATTATCAATTAAAAACTCCAGTAACAACAACCATAGTAACAAATCTAACTTATAATCAAGTAAGTGCAGTAAGAACAAATGGTGGACTTCTTTTAGTCAATGACAATAACAATCAAAAGTATGCTCAACCAAATGTTATTATAAAGTCAAATTACCAATACAAGAGCTAATGATAAAAGGAAAGTTTTATCAGCCAATTTCTTGTATAGATATATGAACAATTCTCCTTCTCCTTCTTTGTTTGAAAGAGCAGGGAAGGAGAAAAAAATAATTTAAAAGGAGAAATTATATTATGGCTCAAAATGAAAATTACAATCAAGTAGATTTAAGAGTCGGAACAGAGGAGCAGTTTAATGCAAAAGTAGGAACACTTCCCGCTGGAACATTATTCGGAGTTACAGATTCAACGGTTTCAAAAGCTGATTTATCTACTGATTTAAAAAATGAAATAAATGGGAAAGTAGATAATACTACTTATGCCTCCGACAATAAATACGGTGTAGCTAAAATTTGGTACAATAACACGGATAAATATCTATATATCAGAACAGACGGAAACTAATCAGGAGGTGTTATAATGGCTACTAATAAAATATATTTTAATAACACAACGACGCCTGTAACACTTAATGGTGTTTATTATAACGGAACTAAAATTGAAGGGTGTAAAGGTATTAAACTTAATGGAACCGTTGTTGTTAGTTTCGCGAGCTATGAATTAAAGTGGTCCGACTATACAAATGCTTATAATGCTGTATGGACAACTGCAGATCCACCCTCTGAAACAAATAAAATGGCTAAAATGACAGCCGAAAACGAATTTGCGATTTGCAGATCTGCCTGGATGTTATATACAAGGCAAGAATTTACCAGTTCCGTCGGTCTTGGGACTGACATAAAGATATTTGATTTTAATTTCGATGGTAGATTATACATTGATGAGACTTTAGTTGCCAATTGGGAAACATTATTACAATCTTATGCCAACCCGATAACAATTTCTTCGCCACATGGTCAAATACCTCTTTATTTTATGTTAACTGGTCTTCCTCTTATATATAAAAAAGAGGATGCTACGTTTGCTCCGACAAAGATTTTAAGTGCAAGCGATGATGGCAGTGGTGGCTACGATATAAATTATGATTCCAGCAATGGTAAATGGACTATTGTTTTAGCAGATCTTTCTGTGATAAAAAATCCAAATAACTAGCTTATAACGGAGGCTAATATAGCACAAGCGATATCTGACGCTCTTGGTGTAACGGCAACAGCTGGCAGCGGAGACATAACTATAACTGGTGCTGAAAATTGGGGAGGATTTGAATTTTTAGATGCTCTTTCTAATGTTTATGTGCCAGGGTTCGGTCCTTTTTATGAGGACGAAGTAACGCATCCAAAAGAAACCGATGAACTATATCGTTTAATTCCAAATGAGAATTTCCTTGCTCAACCCTACTGGAATGTAAACATAAATCTGGAGATAAGAATTAAAAATCCATGGTTAGATGCACTTAATCCCTGTGATTTCTATATACTTACGGGGTGGGGATTACAATATATTCTTGAAAAGACAGGGAGTCCTGTAGGTGATTATTTTGTACAGGGTGAAAATAATGCAGAGGTTAATATAACTTATTTTGATACATCTTGTTTTGCAGGTCTTCAATATCCGAACATTTTGTGTAATCTGAATAGTTCTTACAGCGATTTTCGTCCTGATTATATTTTTACTAGCGGTAATTGGGCTGGAATATATAAAACAGATGATTATAACTTAAAAACTACGGCTCCTCTTTTTCCCACGGATTGTCCGTACACCATAGGAGACTTAACGTTATCAGATTTAGACACCATTCTTCCAAAAGCAACAACTGAATGGATTGCCGAAAACAACCTGCAAAACGCCAAAGTAACATGTGCTTTAAATCAAACTTTGGAAGAAGATTACAGGGATGGTAGTGATATAATTCCAGTAGGTATTGCCAATGATGTATTTAATCAATATCAATAGGGATATCCAACTAACTTTCCATACAATAACCCATCAGCTCCTACTAAAGTAGTTGAGTATGCCTTAAAGTTAAAGATGAGGACATATCCTTCTTATGCCACCGGCAACGCATATGGTATGGAAACTGAAAGTAAATGGTATCTTAACGCTTACGATCCTTATAATGTTGGCGGATATTATCCAGTTAAGAAAACAACTGTAACAGCAGCTGATAATAAGTATAGTATTGTTTGTAATTATACAGCACAGTAAAAATAATCGGGAGGGAGATTAATAATATGGCAGATGTAATTGTTGTAGATGATCACTTATCGACAAGCAGTAAAAATCCTGTTCAAAACAAAGTTGTAACGGCAGCGTTAAACAATAAGGTTTCAGATGGTGTTTATGCGTCAGAAAATTCTTTTGGTACAGCTAAAATTTGGATTGATAATTTAAATTATTTAAATATAGTTACAAAATAATATAACGAAGGTGATAAATATGGAAGATATTATTATTTATATTGTCTTTGGGTTACTTTGTGTTGGGGTATTATCATATTTAATTGTAAATATTGTTAAATTTTCCAAAATGAAACCCGAAGAAAGGAAAGAGATGGTTATTACATATCTCAAGGGTTTAGTTGCTTATGCAGAAAAAGAACTTGGTTCTGGTAAGGGCGCGGAGAAATTAAAACTCGTTGAAGACATGTTTAAAAAGAAAACACCGATGATTTATAAAATGCTTTTAAAGGCAATTGGTGTTAAAGATATTAAAGAATTAATCGAAGTTGCTCTTGCAGAAGTTAAACGCGATTTTGTAAAGTGAGGTAAAATATGGCTTGTGGTTGCTGTGATTTAAACAGAATTAAAAAATTATTTGAAGAAAAACGCAAAAAAGAAGCCGAAGCAGCGAAAGCGGCGAAAGAAGAAAAAGAAGTTTTAAAAGAAGTTGAAACTAAACCGATTGCTAAGCCTCGTAAAAAGAAAGTTGAAGTAAAAGAAGTAACAGAAGTTTCTGAAGAATTATAAAAGATAAAAGGAGAATTATTATGGTTAAATTTAATAAAAGTATAAATGAATACGATTATGTTTTATCTTTTGATTTGGCAAAACATAACACAGGATATTCACTTTATAACCTCTCCGATAAAACCGTAATTCTCACTGGAATGATTATCGGAGAGGAAAAAGAAAACTTTTGGTATGGACTTTATGAGGAGTTCGAGCATTTATTGCTCGAACTTTCCTCGAAGTTCGACAAAAAGAAAATTTTTGTTATAAAAGAAAAATTGCCGACACAAAATGGTCGGTTCTCAACAATATCTACTTTGCAAGCTTTGGCACAAGTTCATGCTATTTTAGATATAGCTTGCGGTAATTGTGGTTTTGAATTTTATGATTATGACGGAATTCACTCCGTTTCCGTAAAATCTTATTTTAAAGAACTTACTGGAATAGAAAAACCCACCAAAGAAGATATTGCTAATAAAATATCCTTTTTATGCGCGGAATATGACTTCTCTGGGCTTCCTTTGGACATCACGGATAGTTTGGCGGTTACGCTCACATTAGTCGATAGGAAGTGGAATAAGGACATTACAGAAGAGATTAAGAGCATAAATAAAGATATTAAAAAATTTAAATCTGAAAAAAAGAAGCAAGAATTGCTCAATTATATAGATAAATTAAATTCATTAAAAATAATAAAGGAGGGTGACTGAATATGGGAAAGCGCACTACTGTATATAACGCTGGTCTTACTGATAATTGGGATAGCGTTTCTAAAGAAAATAAAGGGTTGGTTGACGAGTTCGTTGAATATCTCGTATCGGTTAATAAAAGCCCTCAAACAATTCATCAATATCATGAACAGTTGAAAGTATTTTTCTGTTGGAATGAAAAGCATAATCAAAACAAATTTTTTGTTGACTTAAAGAAAAGAGAACTAATTAAATTTTTCGGTTATCTTTCAAATGATTTGAAAGTAAGTCCAAACAGAGTTTGTTCGCTTCGTTCTGTTTTAAGCAGTCTTTCAAATTTTATTGAAAGAATTATGGACGAAGATTATCCAACTTTCAGAAATATTGTAAAAGTACTTGAACCTGTTACAAAAACCTTCGTAAGAGAGAGACCAATTTTGACAATGGATCAAATTAGAGAATGTTTGGTAAAGCTTGAAGAGGCGAAGAAATATCAGGTTGCTGCCTGTCTTGCTGTTTTAGCTGGTAGTGGTATGAGAAAAAGCGAAGTTGTTCAAATGAAAATGAGTGACTTTACAGAAGACAGATTGGTTTATAACGGTCGAGCCTATGAATCCGAAAAGATTAGAACAAAAGGTAGAGGGAAAGAAGGGAAGGTTGTAACGAGAATTATTTTCAGAACACTTGTCCCACTCGATCATTATATTGAATTATGGAAGCAAAAAAGAGAAGAGCTTGGTATTAAGAGCGAGTGGATGTTTGTTGCATATCATGACGGTTCTTATCAACAGGCAAACGTTGCCACAATTAATTCGTTTGCGAGAACAATCGGAAATTATCTTGGAGAAGATTTCTTTCCACATAATGTTCGACATACGACTTCAACTGCTTTGGAGCTTGCTGGGTATCCGATTGATGTTGTTCAATCTATATTTAGATGGGCAGATCCAAAGATGGTTAAGTACTATTCTAATATTAGTGAAACAGAATCGTTGAATAGCTTTTTCGATAAACTTAACGAAAAAGAAGAAAACAAAGAAGAATAAAAAGGAGATTAAAAGTTATGGAAGGCGTAGAGAATTTAAAAATTACTGATGTTTTGGATATTTGTGCAGATTATCTTGACAATCCGACAAAACAAGAAAATATCGACAATTTTGAAAATATGAAGCAAAAACTTGTTGTAAGGAAAATGTTGCCGCTTTTGTTTAAAGAAGATGTTTTAACAAAAGTTTTGGCATCTATTGAAAGTTATGGAGACGAATTATACGGTTATTGCTCCGCGCTCGAACTTTCTTTAACTTTTAATGCTTTGATGGCGTATACCAACATTGATTTGATGATTGATTCAGCATTAAAAGATTATGGTTATTATGATTTAATTTGGATGTCTGGTCTTGCAGATTATATTTTGGAATTCTGCAGAGACGATTATAACCATTTAAAAGAAATGGTTTATCAGATGTTGAATTTCTCGAATTTGAAAGAATTATTTAGCGCACTTAATGGCGTTGACACCGAAGCGTTGGACAGATTGACAAAAGAAGTTAATGAAACTAGAACAAATATCGATCCATCGATTATTGCAAATTTGGCAAAAGTTGTTGATTTCGTAGATCCAATGACAGCTACGGTGAAAAATTCAATTCAAGAAAATGTTGCGAGAGCTGTTGAAGAATATAAAAAACAGCAAAAGAACGAAGAAAAGAAATAATATAAGGAGGTAATTGTCCTATGGCTTTATCATAGAAAGATGTTCACCTTGATTTAGGGTTATTACAATCTTTAAATAAAAAAGATTTAGAAGATGCTTTGAAATATCTAACTGAAAATCTTGAGAAGATTTTTAAAAGTAATATAGAAGAAGTTTATAGGATAAATACTTCAATTTTAAAAGGAAATTACGTTCCATTGGAAGAAATGTTGTCTGCTGTTACAGTGGTATATGATATGAATCCTCCTTCTTGTAAAATATACATAGATGAAGATAAAATCACTTGGAAAGATTCTGAGGGCGAATCTGTACATAGTATTCCTTTAAACAAACAATATTACGATGGGTTTGTTACAAAAGAAGTTAAAACTTTAAATGAATATTGGATGTTACCTATATCTTCGATACAAGAAGAATCTTGGATTATTGATAGAACTTATAATGGAATAGTGGAATTTATTCAAAAAGAGTTTGTTCAATATATTTCTAACAAATTAAGGAGGAAATAATAATGGCGGATAAAAAGGAAATTGAAATTAAAATCACATCAGATAATAAAAATTTATATGGTGGGAAAACTTTGTCAGAATGGATATCTTCTACTATTAGTGGGAGTACAAAACAAGAAAGAAATACATTTATTGAAGCGTTTCAAAAATTTACAAAAGAAGAAAAAGAAAGATTTTCAACTGAAATTGAATAGTACGCTACCAATGTAAAAGACTATGAGCTAATGCTCACTAAAAAAAGACAGAGTGAAATAAAACAAATCTTTGATAAATATATAAGAGAGTCTAATATAGATGTTAATAGAATTGGAGATGGAGAAAAAAATAAAATTCAAAAACAAATTGAAGATGAATATGTAAAAAATCTTAGAAATGTTTTAATTGAAAGCAAAAAAAGAGATATAAAATTTATACAAAAAATTTTGTCTGCTCAAACCAATGAAGCGTTAAATCAAATGAAATATGTTGTTGCGGATACGAAAAAGACAAGCGCAACATCAGCGGTTGTCTCTGCGAAAAAAAGAATGGCAACACAAGAGCAAATTAAGGCGGCAAGAGAAACCGCTGGGAAACCTTTAATACAACCCAAACAAACACCAAAGTTTTTTTATGCTAAAAACGAAAAAGAACTAAGGGAAAAGCTGGCGTAGGGGTATATAGTGTATATTGATGCGTCTTTATCAAGTAATAAAGACAGGAGAAAGGCGCATAAATACGACGCAAAAGATAAGGGTATACAAAAAGTTTTAGAAGAAAGCGGTGCTTATCAAAGACAGCATAGTACGACACAAATGACGCATTTTTTAGAAAGTGGGTATTTTACTTTTGAAGAAGAGTTAAAAGATTTACAATCTAAACGGGCAAAATTGGATCCGAATTCTGATAAGAAGTTAATTGCTGAAATAGATAAAAAAATAGTAAAAGTTAGCGATATTTTGGAAGCTTACCAAAAGAAAAGTCCAGTGGGAAATTATATACATAGGTTGATTGAACTATATATAGATAAATAGATTGATTTAAATGATGTAGAAAAAACGGTTGAATATGTAAATAAACATTTGGAATCAGACGAACTTTTTTCTGGTTTAAAAGGAAAAAACGCCAAGGGTGTAGAATGGGCTGTAAAACAAGCCAATATGATAGCTCAGGCGGCAAAAAAAAGAGGTATAATTAACGAAACGTCATAGGCAGAATCTTCTGGCGCGCTGGTTTATATGAGAAATGGGAAAATGTATATGAAACCAGGAGCAATTGACGTTGCAAACAAAGATTATACTACTGGTGACTGGAAATCAACTGGTGAATTTAAACCATAGGAATTTATTGGGCAAGCTATCTTAAATGGATTACAGGAAGCTGTAAAGAGATTAATTGTTTCTGGTGCACTTCCTACAAGTACAATTACTAGATTGCCAATAACTAGTGCTGGTTATATCTACAGAGGAACAAAAGCACCTTCGCAGTATGAAATAAGACCTGGCGATATAAATAATGCCGTAGAATTTTTATATGCAATTACTGATATGATGGAAGGCAAAATGACAAAGGAAGAGGCAATAAATGCTATGTCAGCATCTTCTTATAGAGTTCTTCCAGTAGAGTATACGGACAAAGAAGGAGAAACCCGTGTTTCTATTGGCGGTAAATCAATATCCGCCATGATGTCAGATGTTTATAAAAAATATAAAGATGATCCATAGGGACAAGAAAAAGCAGCTAATTCTTTATTACAACATTTACAAGAAGAGCAAATTAGACATATTGTAAATTATATATCGAAAAGTTATCTTCCAACTATGGAAATGGATGAATTTTTCGAAAAGTTTGTTGAAAAAGCTGGTAGTTTGTATGGGTTTGATCCGAATGGGTATAAACAGAAATTTCAAGTTCTTGGTGGAATGGAATTTGCCGGGAAAGATGGAATAGAATTCGAACCATATTCTAGAGACGAAAATAAAAAAAATATCTATGAACCTAACGAATTCGAAATAGCAGAAGCATAGGATGAGGATAATCTGTGGGACGATATAAAAAACAATAGGAAAGATATAAATTCTTTAACTGCTCCTCAAATGGTGAAAATTGTCGGCAGAAGATTAGCAAGAGTTATAGATTATGCTAATAAAGTAAATACCGTATCAAGATTTTTATCAGCACAACATCCAGAATTGGGTGATGATATAAACAATATATCAACCTCTTTATTGAAAGTCTCTAATTTAAAATCTTTGGATAGATATTTCCGAAGTTAGGATTTATTGGAAAAGTTCCCTCAGATGGGAACAGATGAAGATAAATTTAGATTCGCCGTTAGTAGTTTGCGTTCCGATTCTACAGAAGAAAGCGAATTAATGAGTATGTTGGAAACTATGGCTAAGTCTAATGAGCAAATTGATGGCAAATCATTAATAGAATTAGTATAGCAAGCTTATTTAGGTTGGGCTGATTTTTTTAATAAAGAACAAAAAAGCGTTCCATATCCAACATTGCAATCAATAATTACTGGGGATTTACAAGGATATGATGAAGAAGATTTAAGACCAGAGTATGCCAAAAGCAGAGCTGCTGTAGGAGATTTACCCGTAGATATTGGTACGATTTCTCAATATTTATTATAGTTAGCTAACGAAGAATATAAGAATTAGAAAGAAAGAAAAATCGCTTATGCAAATAGATTCCCTAAAAATATGGAAGAACCACAATATGATAACGGGACTTTTTCAGAAAATACTGAGAAATATTAGGAAGACATAGACAAATCGTTATCTTCTATTGCAGAAGGATACAAAGATTAGAAATAGGTTGTTGAGTAGTAGACAGAAAAGGCTAAAAAACAAGTAAAAACGCAAGAAGATATTAATGAGGTTCAAGATAAAACAAAGATTTTATACGAAACAAATCCAGATGTTTATACTGTTAAAATGCCGACACATGCTAGTCCTGGAGCAAAAATTGACACAACTGTTCCAAATGCTGTAATTGGTGGAAATGGCCCAATTCCAGTTTATCCAGCTGGTCAAGGCGGAGACCTAGATCCAAATAAAACATATAGAGAAACTGGTATAACGGTTGATGCCGAAAATAAGATAGTAAGTAGAACTTTAAAAGAAGTTCAAAAAAGACAAAGCGGCAATAAACGCGGAACGCCTCAACTTGATGTAATTAAACAAATAAAAGAAGACACTGGAAAGATTGTCAATATAATGGAAAATCAACCTGCTGGGGGTTCAATTACTATAATAAGGTAGGATGAGCCATCTTCTGATAGCACTTCTGGCGGTAGTAAGAAAGGTAAATCCAAAGAAGATAAGCAAAAAGAGAAAGAAGAAAAGCAGAAGCAGAAAGAAGATAAACAGGCTGAAGCTCAAAGAAAAAAGGATAATCAAGAATACGCAAAAGCCTTAAAGACAGAATACGATCTTCGTTTAAAGATTGATGATGCAAGACGTAAGTCAAATATAACTTCTGGTAGAGAGAAAAAATCTTAGCAAGAATTTATAAATGTTGCACAATAGCAATTGAAAATAGCACAGGCAACAACTCAAGAAAGAAGAAAGGCTGTTACAGATAAAGATGCTGCGTTCATAGAATCTGGTTTACAAGGTCAATTTTCTGTTAAACGTGCTGCGATGTATACAAAAGATAAAGGCGCGCGTAACATATTCGACCTTATGGGTGATGATATCAAGAGAGCTTTCTAGAGAATTACAGATTTTGGTGTAGCCGCTCGTATTTTAAATAAAGTTCAAAAAGAAATTGCGAACGTATATCAAAATATATTAAAGCTTAATGAGGCAATGACTGATATTCGTATTGTAACTGGTGCGAGTGTTGACGAAGCTAATTCTTTAATGACGAGTTATAACAAACTTGCAAAAGAACTTGGCACAACAACAACTGAAGTCGCAAAGTCTGCAAGCGAATGGATGCGTCAAGGCTATACTGCAAGCGAATCTGTTAATTTGATTACTTCTTCCGTAAAACTTGCTCGTCTCGGCTTTATGGATATGAGTTCTGCGACAACATCGCTGACGGCTGTTCTTAAAGGTTTCAATCTTCAAGCTACTGAATCATCTAAAATTGTTGATAAGCTTACAAAACTCGATGCCGAATACGCAACTACAGCTGGTGATATCGCTAACGCATTATCAAGAACTGCTGCCGCTGCAAAAGCAGCTAATCTTGATCTCGATCAAACTGCAGCAATGCTTACTACAATTATTGATATTACGCAGCAAGATGCTGGTAGTGTTGGTAATGCTTTAAAGACGATTTTGTCAAGATATGGAAATGTCAAAGCTGGCGTATTTGCTGGAATGGCAGAAGATGGGGAAGACGCATCTGAAAGCATAAACGATGTTGAAAAAGTATTAAATGCGATTGGTATTTAGATTCGTTTAACTTCAACCGAAATGCGTGGTTTTGATGAAGTTCTTGACGATTTGGCTGAAAAATGGGATAATTTAAACGATGTCGAACAAAACGCCGTTGCAACTGCTATGGCTGGCGTAAGACAACGTAACCAATTCCTGGCATTGATGCAAAATTATGACCAATATAAAGAAAGCTTGGAATCTTCTCGTACATCTTCTGGTACAGCAGATGAAAAATACGCTGCAGTTATGGACAGCATCGCTACTTCTATGCAAAGAATACAAACTGCGTGGGAGAGTTTTACACAAAAACTTCAAGCGAGTGGATTTGTAAAGGGTTTCTTCAAGACAATTGCAGGCGTTGTTGAAAATATCGATAAGATGCTTCCCGGTATTGTTGCAACACTAATTAATATTAATGCTAGACATCTTCCAGTTCTTGGTATGAAAATACAAGGTTTGTTTGGTGGAAAATCTGTTGCATCCAACTGGTTTAAAGGAAGTTTTGGTGCTTCAAAAACTCTTATTGAGCAACAGTTGTTAGAAAAAGCCAAATATCGAGCCGGTCTTATTGGAGAAGAAAATTTAACACCAGAAGAAAAAGCAATATTAAGTGGTTCAAAAATACAAAAACCAAAGAGTTACACAGAAGAACTTTTACAACAGATCGCAGATAACACTGCTGGTATAAAACGCAACACATCTAATAGTGGAGACGAACGACCTTCTGCGAAAGACGCATCTGTCGTAGATGTAGGAGGCGGAAATAAACAATCTCGGATTAAACGATTTGGTAAATCTTTGGGTAGAAATTTAAAAACCTATGGTATAATTAGTGGTATAGGGGCTGGAATTTCTGCTGGTATGACAGCAAATTACGGTGATTTCACAAACACAGGAGATAAAGTAGTAACTGGAATTGCTTAGGGTGCTGCAACAGGATTGATATCTGCTATTCCCGTTGTTGGTCCTTTATTAGGTCCGATTCTCGGAACTTTTATTGGACAGGGAATTGGTAAGATATTTTATGAGAATTTCCACAAAGAAGAAATTGCTCGTCGTGCTCGTGTTGACGAAGCTAAGAAGCAACTTGAAGCCACTCAAAAGGTAGAATCTGCAATTACCTCTGCTGAAGAATTAACAAATAAAGATAGAAGCGAATGGAGCGTTGAAGAGTACAAACAAGAAAAAGAATATAGAGCACAGATGCTCGAAACTTTGAGTGAATCTTCTTCGCTATACGATAACTTCAAAAAGCTCGGCGGCGAAATTAAAGGCGAATTAACTCCAGAAGTGGTTGCCCTTTATAAGTCTGCTCAATTAATGACGGAAGCGCAAGAAACTTATAAATCAAAAGAAGAAGAAAGATATGATTTATTAAATAAGGTTAATAGTGCCGAATACTCATTAATACAAGATATTTAGGAAGATCCATTAAATTTGGAATTAAGGGCGAAGTACGAAGAAAAATACAATAAAACAGTTGAACAGGGTGTCGCGTAGTTTGAATAGTTAAATATAAAATTAAAAACTATTAACGATAATTTGCACGAGACAATGTTGAAAGGCGCGTTTTATAGTGGTGGATTTTCATCATACACATCATCTGATTTACGCAATGTCTCTCTTGAACGAATGGTTCTTGAACAAGCTAGGGAATGGGCAAAAAAAGATCCGACGGCAAATATTTTTGACGAAAATGGAAATATTTATAAGAGTGCTTATGACGCTATCGTTTCTGAATTTAAAACCCATGAGAATTATAATGTTATAATCAAAAAAGAGAGTTATAATTTGGCTAACTCAATCAAAAACGAAGATTGGTTAAAACAATATTATAAAGATGGAATTAGCGGCTATAATGAGTTGTATCAATTTATAAACACACAAAGTGAAGATAAGATAAAAGATTTTCTTGGCGTAGCTACTTACGAAGATGCTAAATATATCATAGACAAGATAAATAAATCTAATCCAGAAAATATTTCCAATATTGCCCACGCTTTAAATCTAACAGCAGATCAAGCGAGGGGATTGAAAGACCTTATTGGTTTTGTTACGCTTGGTGATGTAATGAGCAGTGATACGGAGTTTTTAAGTAAATTTGAAACTCTGGGAAATATATTCTCTGATTTGAGCGAAGATTCTGAATTAACAGCAGAAAACTTATAGAAAATCATTTCTAAATATCCCGATTTGCTTTTCGATGAAGATGGAAATGTTTCACAGGACAATATTATTAAGAATATTACCGCTATGATTGCGAACCCGGAAGGTGGTCTTGGATTAGCTTATGCTGGTAAAATAGCCAAAGGCGCACAAACCAGGACGGATCTTTGGGATATATTTAAAACTTTTGCTGAAAAAAATGGTATAAGCGGTGATGTTCTGAAAAAGATCAAAGATGCAAAAGATTTTGAATCATCTAATATTGAGTGGACAGAAGAATTGATGGATATGTGGTCGAGCGTTGTTGCCGCTGGGACTCCTATTGAAACTTATGTAGATGAAGAGAGAGATAAAGTAATTGAACTTGAAAATAAATTATTGGATAAACAAATCGATAATTTACAGTCAATAAAAGATTAGCTCGGCGATATTAATAAGTAGAGATAGAAAGAACTTGATTTAATTAAAGCACGCGATGCGCTCGAAAACGCTAAGAAAGAGAAGAAGTTAGTTTATCGCGCTGGTATTGGGTTTGTTGCACAAGCGGACACCTCTGCGATTCAAGAAGCTCGAGATAAGGTCGATGAATTAGAAAGACAACAAACCGAAGAAGATTTACAATATCAGATTGATCAATTAAATCAGCAAAAAGCTATTCTGGAAGCCATTCAAAATAACGAAAGTTTAAATGCGCTAACAGATGTTGTTAAAGGAATTAAAGATGGTCTTGGTATTGATGAAAATCATTCCAATATTATTGATGCTTTACAAAAAATGAGCAGTAAAGAATATGCGGATAAAATTCGTTAGTAGATTGTAGATTCTATAAAAAACAACACGGGTGCTTCAACCGGAGATGCTGGAAATCAAACGGGAAGTAGTGGTCTTGGGGTAGATGAACCAGATAGTACTTTTGAAAGAGTAACGGTTAGCACAAAAGGTATTTGGGATAGAGCAAATACAGATAGTACTTGGGAAAATGGAAATATTAAATTTTCAATAACTCATGATGATTTAATGTTATCTACTGATACCGAAGGCGCAAATAAGGGTGCAGGAGCTGATATTAAAGATAGTAAAGTTCAGGCATTTTTTGCAAAAAGAAATAGTGACGGGACTTTTGGAAGATTTCAAAGTTGGAGAGACAATGATGAAAAGGATGAAAATGGAAATCCTAAAAAGTATTATAATTGGGAAGATTTACCAAACGATGTATTGGTTGTAAATACTAAAAATGATAATAAAATATGGTATAAAAATAATGGAAAATTATATACCGTGGGAGATTTAAGCGGAAGACCATTTGATAGTAGTGGAAAAGATATTAATGAATGGGCTGGTGCTTATTCGTTCGAATCTCATGCAACAGGTTCTTATGATTATTCTGGTGGAAAAACCTACGTCAATGAACTTGGTACAGAAGCTATTGTAACACCACAGGGTACGCTTACATCACTTCCTTCTCATTCTGGTATTGTTCCTGCTGATCTTACAAAGAATTTGTTTGCTCTTGGTAAAATCGCTCCAAATCTTATTGCGACTCTTCGTAATCAGATGCCAAATGTTTCTAAATCGAATTCTACTAGCAACGATAATTCTACAAATATCGGAACCGTTTATGCGACATTTAATGCTGATAGCGGATTTGATATGAATAGATTTATGATTGACTTGCGTTCTGCTGCTGGCAACACAAGACACAACAATTAAATAAAATAATGAAATAACGCGGTTGAAATATATCGCGTTATTTCAAAATAAATATATAAGGAGAAAACACATGTATTATTTGGATTACGCAAAAAAAGTTGGAGACAGATATATTTTGAATTTTTTTGCTGATACAGCTGAAGATATCGCAGACGTTCCAACAAATACACCATATATCACACGTAATGGTACGAATTATGGCGTTCCGCTTGAAACATCTATTGTTACAGTTATCGAAAACGACGTTCGTAAGAATTACGTTCTTCAAAACGGTGCTTATGTTGCAGGTGGTGATATCCCTTCTGTACTCGGTACGCTCGAAGCAACAGAGAACAAAACGTATAAAGCTTCTGATGAAAATCTCGAAGGGTATTCAACCGTAACCGTAAATGTAGAACCAAGTTTGCAAACAAAGTCGATTTCTTCGAACGGAACAGTTAAACCAGATGAAGGATATGAAGGATTTTCTGAGGTTACTGTTAATGTTCAACCCAAACTTCAGGAGAAGACAGCAACAGCAAACGGTGCGATTACACCAGACGAAACATATTATGGTCTTTCAAAGGTTACTGTAAATGTAGAGCCGAAGTTGCAATCGAAATCTGTTACGGCAAATGGCACAGTTACACCCGACGCTTCTTATGATGGTCTTTCGCAGGTTACGGTTAATGTTCCCCCCACAACTCCAAAATTACAAGCTAAAACAGCTACAGAGAATGGGGAAGTTACTCCAGATAGCGGATATGATGGCTTATCAAAAGTAACAGTAAACGTTCCAGCAACGGCACCGAAGTTGCAAGCAAAAACAGCAACAACAAATGGCGTTATTAAACCAGATGCTACTTACGATGGTTTGTCGCAAGTAACTGTAGATGTTCCTGCTACTCCCACGGAAACAAAGACGGTTGAGCCGAATTTCTCGAAGGGTAGCGAGGTTCTTACACCGACAGAAGGTAAAGTTTTCTCTTCTGTAACTTTAACAAAACCCGCTACGTTGCTTCCCGAAAATATTAAAAAGGGAGTTATTATTTGTGGTATTGAGGGTACTTACGAAGCCGCTGGCGCATAATTGGTGATGGATTATGAAAAAATCTAAAAGAATTCTTATGATGATTGGTTTTTATTTCCTTTCATTCACTTGGGGATTCATAATGAGTTTCATTGGGTTATTTGTCGTTTTAGGTTCGTGCTTAATTACAAAAACAAAACCAAAGAGATTTGGTTTGTGTACGTATAATATTATTGGTGAATATTGGGGCGGATCTAATTGGGGGTTTGGTTTTATCAGCGATAGAAGGTCTCCAAAATCGACTTATTGCCACGAGCATGGTCATGGTTTACAAAATATAATTTTGGGACCGCTTATGCCGTTTATTGTTTGTATACCAAGTGCTGTCAGATACGGGCTGTTTGATTGCGATACAGATAAAGATAAAATTAAGTTTTTATCGATTTTCTGTAGTTTGTTCACTTTGGCGTTCTTTGTTCTGATGATGATTGGTATATTTGCAAGCTGCTTGCCAGTAATCATTGTGTTCGGTATTTTGTTTTTATATGCTATCATTTTGATTGTTTGGCTTGTATTTTTCGAGGCACCGAAACACAAAGGCAGATTGCACCCAGATTATGATTCCATATGGTTTGAAGGAGATGCTACTCGCAGGGGAACCGCGTTTATGGAAAAGTATTTCCAAGAAGAAATTTATAAAGTTAATAAATAAAATTTAATATAAAAGTGGTTTGTGATGTTACACTTTAAAATAAACATCTCACCAATAAGTTTGGGTGTGGCGAGTGAGATACCTCCCGCCCGCCACAACTCAATATAAAAAAAATAAAAGAGGAGGCAAGAGATTATGGCAGTTTTTAAACCGACAAATTGTTCGCCGTATTTAACATCTTTTGATATTACATATTTGAATGAAGGACCAATTTATTTTCAATGTAAAATAGATACGTCAAACACAAATATTGACGGATATGCTATAACTGTTTATGATAGTGATAATCATAAAATTTTTCCGTATAGTGGAAACGCAGTCGATAATATATCATATATCAAAGATCTTTATTATGATACAACGGAGATTGGATCGATTATTTCTGATGATGGAATTTCTGATTTAAACACTGGTTTAAACGGAAGTTATTTAAAAATTCCTTTTGTCGTAAACAACGATTAGAATAGTAAACTAACAAACACAACGAGAAAAAATGTTGTTGTGTATAATAACAATAAAACACAAGATAATTCTTCGAATACTATTAAGTTATACAATGGAAATCAGTATAAATGGATAATTAGTTTATATCAACTCGGACAAAGCGCTGTCGATAATAATAAGAATAGACCAGAAGAAACTAAGTATTATGATATGACAGTTGCTTCTGGTAAAATTCTTGGATCTACTAACGAGAGAATTCAAAGTTATCCAAGTGATCAAATTTACAACGATTACTTTATACAATTATATAGTGCTACAGATGTTAATATTGGTTCTGATTTTCAAATTACAGAAAAAATCACAGGAAAACCAGAACAAGTTGGTTCAAGAGTCAGAATTAAAGATTATGATTCATATCTTGGACATTTGTATTTACAAACTGGGCAAGATGGTTTATCTGAAGAAAATTTAAATATATCAAATGTTTTCCAGGTTTTTAAAATGAGTAACAATCCTAACGATTTAGGTGTGAAAGACAAGGTTGATTTTTGCATTAGCAATAAATATTTTGTGCCAAAATATTTTCAACCTTCCGAATCCGATGCGTCAGCAGCATATTTAAATCAAACGTTTATTATTGCAAATGTTACTGGTTCAAGTGCTTCTGAAACCTTGGAAAAAGTAAAAAATGTTTATAATAAACCATTTTTTGAAAATATTGGTAGATGGAGCACAGAGTATAATTATTGTTATAAGAACTTTGGTGATTATAATACAGACGAATCTCCAACTGTTATATTTGGTTAGTCAAGAGTTTTATTAAATACAGAAAATGATAATAATGAGTTAGATAAAAAAGATGGCACAATAAGTTTATCATCAGCAATGCCAAATGTAAAAGGTAGTTCTAATTATAATGGTATATGGATTCCGAAATCACCAACTGTTGAAAAGTTTGCAGATCATTCTGAGAATAATAAATATATTGGGACAGATTATAAGATAACAATCTAGTGGTATCGTTCTTCTGATGCTGACACTTGGGGGAAAATAACAAATAAAGTTGTTTTAGATACAAACAATTTTAGCAGTGATTATGATACGTTTGCTGGTCAAAATATCCAAGCTTATTCTTCGGCGCAAGAAGGTGAGCAAGTTACAATTGGTACTATTAATGATACGCCTATAAAATTCAAAGAGGAAAAATCCGTTGAAATTTATCCAAATAATCTCAATGAAAAAAATTATGGCTGTATTTACAAAAACAAACTAGATACAAAAAATGGAATTGTAAATTTCATTTCTCCGTCTACAGCTATATCAGTTGGCGATAAGATATTCAATAAAGAAAATTCTTCTTCTAATATTACGCTGTTAGATAAAACTGTCTGGGCGATTAGACAAGAAGAACCAGCTTTGGACTTTAAAACAAACGATTCGTATTCAATTAAAACATTCTTCCGTTCGAGCAGCGAAAATCAATTTAGTTTATACAAACGTCCAACTGTCGATTTGGAATTATATGGTGTTTCTGGTGGCGCAAAAATAACAATCAACAGCAATAATACATGTGAGACTTATGAGAGAAGTATTTTTGCATAGGCTATTTATAATCAAACAAATTTGGTTCAGTGGAGAAATTATCAATGGTTTCTTTACGATGTTCCAAACATTTATAAAAATGATGAAACTGGTGAAACTGATAAAAATAAATATGATACCGCAGCGCAGTCTGCTTTGACGAAATATTTAAACCCGAATGATCTTATTTTGCAATCGGAAGTTGGTTATGACAAAGAGATAAAATATACGTTTTATGGTTTAGCTGAAGAACATCATTGGTATATTATATCGCTCGTTTTAACAGACCAATATGGTACTATTATTACAAAGAAAGTTGCTGTTTATACAGGATTTGATGTTTCCTTAGAAAAAGATAAAGATTGGGCTAATTATGGGCTTCGGTGCGATTTAACTGGTGTCGATATGTGGTTCGAAGATAAATACGGTTATATATATCCGAATTTAGGCGATAGAAATTATTTGATAGAAACCGATAATAATTATAAAGACAATCCAAAAGGCGTTGAATATTTTAGTGGCGTTATGAATATATTTGATGAATCTGACGGTGTTTTATATGACAGTGTGTATAGCAACGACGGATTAAACTCTTGGAATCCTCCTTCTAAACAAAATTTGACTTTTGATCAAACAAAAGGTATTGAGTTTACCACGATGGTTACAATAGACAGTTATCAATACTCGGCAGAATTTCTGAATGTTGTCATTAACACAGACGGCGGAAATACAAAAAACCTGGTTCTGAAACCGGAAGACCTATATATAGGTTCAAATCAGTGGCCAGACGGTTATAAAGTTGGTTTCCCGAATTACGAGTGTTATAAGATTGGCGATTATGCTATAGGGAAGAATCTGAACATATATGTTTATGGGAACGCGACAACTGATTTATTCCCCGCTTCCTATAATTCTTATATCAAGTCCAATAATTACTATATGTCTTATATTCCTTCAAACATAGTTCCACTTGGAGCTAATAAACCCTCTATAAATTATCCAAATTCTTGGTATTTTATCCATTATGATGAAGAAAATATCGTTAAAGATATAATAAGCGATAAACCGATAAAAATAAACAAGATGATTTATACTTTAGACGATCCCGATGGATTGTAGAATAAGGATGTATTTTATAATTTGCCAATATTTATAAAGAACGATTTGTCTTTAAGCGGGAAAACAATAGAGAATTTACCTTCTGGAAATAAGGTTTATAGTCTTTGGATGGATAAAAACGATGAGATAATCATACCAACAATAGTTGCTATAAATGAACAAGCTAATACTGTTTATTATTGTTATAGAAAAGTTAATAATCATCAAGAGGATATATCAGATAACTTTTGGGAAGATACAAACGAAAACGGTGAAGATAATATCTGGGAAGATGAAATAACGATAGAAGATATTCAATCTGACCATTTAAGAAATCAAGACGGTTCGTTGAATACGATTAGAAATCGTTTGTATAGCAAAGTTTTATATTTTTATGTTCAGTGGAGTGGAAAAGAGAGTGATAATATCACATACGGTATTAACGGGAGCGTATCACAAAGAGTAATAGATGTCGATTCAGAATTATCGTTAACTTCCGTTAATCCAGTTGAGAACAGGGTAATTACAACTGCTTTAAATTCAAAATTAGATACAACAACGTTATCTAATCAGAATACATTTGGTATATTTAAATGTTATACAGATAAATTTGGCATATTAACTTTTGTTACTGGGGAGGATAAAAATGGCTAATATTAAGATCGGTATAAGTAGTGGTTAGAAACCACAAGATTTTGGCAAACCGTCAAGAAAATCAAGAGTTTCTTATTTATATGCTTATAACAAAGACGAATCTTCTCCGTCAAACAGAAATTTTCCAGCGATTTTTTCAAAGAAAAAATATTCTGAAATTATGCAAGATAAAGATTTTTTATTTGCGTTGAACTACACAAGTGATGAAGAAGTCGATGGTTTGCCAATACCACCTCCAGATGGAATTGTTTCAAAAGAATTAAAAACGTTTCCACAAAGGTCTATTTATAAAAGAGAAGTATGGAGAGATAATAACAACCAAGTGTATTATGAAAAAATATTACACCCGGTTGTTTTACAAAATAATGTTTCTCGTGTTATAGACTATAATGTAACAACAAACAGGAATTATGAATATATAATTTATTTAACGGATCAAAGTGGAAATAAAACAATTCAAAGAGAGATACATTTTCCGATAACAACAAAGTGGGATTATTGGTCGATTTCTGAATTACACAAAACAAATGAACAGAATGTTTATACAACATCCGAAAATGAAACTTGGTTATTTAAGTTTAACGTTGAACCAGGAGAGCAACAATAGAATGTTTCTAAATCGCAACAAGATACGCTTGGTAAATATCCAGCTTTTTCTTATGGGAAAAAGAATTATACCACAAGTTCTGTTTCTTGTTTGCTTGGTTCCGAAATGCTTCCTTTTGACTTTTTAACAACGAATTATGTTCTTGCAAGAAACGAAGACGGTAATGTTTCATGGGGTTTAACACAAGATACAAGTGAAGTATATGGCGGATATACAGAATCTCGTTGGAAGAAACTATTAGACCAATGCGGAATGGACGAACGTGTTGTTAATATTTTTGACACAAAAATCACATCTAATGACAGCGTTGATATGTTGAATGAGTGGAAGAAAATATGTAATTCTGGAAATCCGAAGCTTTATAAGAATTCCAAAGGTCAATCGTTTATTATACAGATAACTGAATTTTCGAATTCAATTAATGAATCTTGGGATAAGCAGCCGATAACCGTTAATTTTAGTTGGACGGAAATTGCAGATGCAAGCAATGCAAGAATAATACAAACAACCGAATTCACTACCGATACAAGCGGAAGTGTTTCTGGTGGAGGAGATGAGCCAGTGATGGATTATAATATTCTTTTGAATAAACCACAGATAAACGGTGTTGAATTGGTTGGAAATAAAACAGATAAAGATTTGTATTTGGAGGCAGAGGGTAATATTGAGTCTATTTCTGGAACAAGTCCTTCTGTAAAATTAGACAACAACATCACTTATAATCTTGGTTCTATTAATGGATTAACAACAATATTTGGTAGTATTAATGACGAATACTATAAAAATCGTTAGTGTTCACAGGCAGAAATCAATTTTACTGCTGCAAGTAATTTCACATATACACCGCCAGAAAACACAACTATTATAGGCGGAGATGTTGATGGTGGAAAACTTAATGCTAAAAAAGGCACTTCTTACAACATAGGGTTTGGATATGTTGATAATGTTATGTATGCTGTTTGTGGCATTAGATAAAATATAAAAAGGAGAGGTAAATATGATTTATAATTCGTCTTAGTTTTCTTTACAGGGAAGCGGAGAGGTAATTTCTATTACCTCTCCTTATTTATTTGATCAATATTATAATTTTTATTATATAGAAGATTATATTAAGAATAAACATATATAGCCAAGGTTTAAAATTTATGTTTTGAACGCTGATGAAACAGAAAGATATGAAATTCCAAACGAAGACATTATCAGTGGAAGTTATTCTGAAAATTATCAAAGTGGTCAGAGAAGGACGTTATCTTTTCAATTAAATAATAACAACGGAGAATATACACCTTCGATTAATCATTTTTGGACTGGATAGAAATTTTCTTTTTATATTGGATTCAATATGAATAATGATGAAAATAGTGTTATTTGGTTTAGAAAAGGAATTTATTCTTGCCAAAACCAAAGCGTTGACAATTCCTCTGATACAAAAACGGTTAGTATAGAAACAGCTGATAAATTTTCGGTTTTAGAGGGGAAAAGAGGTACGTTGGAATATTCTTATACAATTAATGTAGGTGAAGATATCGAAGAAGTTATAAACAATATATTGAATACGGATAATGGTTCCGGTTTTATACTTGACACAAAAGATATAATTTATAATTCTTTATTTAAAGGCAAAAAAGTAATTTCTCAAATATCAGAACCTGCTGGAGCAACTTATGGTTCGATTATTTTAAAACTTGCAGAAATGCTTTCTGCGGAAGTTTTTTATAATGTCAACGGTAATTTAACGTTAATTCCAAAACAAGAAGTTATTAATGATTCCGATAAACCGATTTTATTTTCTTTCAATGCGGATGACGGTGATTTAATGACACATAATTATAGTTTTTCTTTCGAGGATATTGTAAATAAAGTTATTGTCATTGGTTCGAACGTTAATGGTAACACGTGTAGAGCAACCGCTGCCAATAATGCTGCAGATTCCCCGATCAGTGTATCAAGAATTGGTTATAGAACGGGATCAATAATTAACGATTCTTCGATTAATTCAGATTATCTTGCATAGGAAAGAGCTGATTATGAATTAAGAAAAGTTAGTGTTGCTAAAACAAGTGTAAGTAACACTATGTTATTAAACCCTTTAATAGAAGTAAACAATTTAATAGAAATTACAGATAGTTTTTATGGCATAGAAAATGAAAAATTCCTTGTTCAATCGATTTCTTTCTCGCTAGATTATGGTGGAGAAATGTCGATTTCGAGCTCGAATATAAACAATCTTTCATTTACGAATAGATAAGGAGGGATGTATGAACAAAACAGAACAAGCTAATAGCTTTTTAAATATAATACGTTCCATTATCAAAGAAGAGCAAAACAAACGCGACAGGGTTGAAATTTGTCAAATTGACAGCGTAAATGAAGATGGTACAGTAAATATAAAAATGCTTTCGGATTTTGAATCTGTTAGAATAATTCCAAATATTTCAAATCAATCGATATATGATTTTAAAAGTGGGGATTTGGCCATTATTTATATGATTCAAAATCAATTGTCGAACGCGTTTATAATTGCTAAATGCGGTCCGACAAATGAAAGTTTAAGAATATCTTCGTCAGATAGTGATACCACTGGCGAAGGAACTGTTATACAAAATATAACATACCAAAATGTGACTGCTGGTGGCGTAACATCTGTTAATGGAAAAACAGGAGAAGTTACTATTACCGCATAGGATCTTGGGGCAATTACTGAAATTCCAGATGTAACACAAATACAATCAACAGATATTTCTTCACTAGTTTATGATACAATAAATGGTGCTGCTTTTGAAATAAATAACAGTATCACTTTTTCAGATGGAACAAAAAATAACCCACTTTTAAAATTTAATTTACCTATTATAGGCATTAATGGTATTAGTATAGATAAATCTAATGGTAAAAACGTTCTGGAAATTTCAGGGAAAGATTTGCAAGATTTAATTAATTCTATATCTTTGACTAGTGGTACGAATAATGGAACTTTAAAACTAACTGTTGGTACAACTGTTGTTGATAATATTAAAGTTACTGGTTTTGATAAAAAGCAAGATCAGCTTAGTACGAGCCAATTAAACGCTGTTAATTCTGGGATTACGTCTGCAAAGGTAACAACCTATGATGGATATCAGGCTCAGATTGATGGTAAATACACGAAACCAACTGACGGTATTCCCAAAACTGATTTGGCGAGCGGTGTACAGACGTCTCTTGGGAAAGCGGATACAGCACTTCAAACCCATCAGACCATTACAACTGGTAGCGCGAATGGAACGATTGCCGTTGATGGGACCGACGTTCATGTTAAAGGGTTGGGTTCTCTTGCGTATAAAAACTCCTTAACAAAATCAGATGTCGGTCTGGGAAATGTCGTTAACGCAGGGCAAGATTCAACACCTACTGCCAATTCCGCAAACTACGTCACTTCTGGTGGTGTTAAGAATTATGTCGATACGGCTATAAGTGGAGTGTCACAATTCCAATATGAGGTTGTCGCATCTTTACCGACGGCGAGTGCAAATACAATGGGAAAGATTTACCTTGTAGCGCATTCTCATTCTTCTGATGATGGTTATGATGAATATATTACGTTGGAAAGCGGAACAACGACAAAAACTTATTCGTGGGAAAAAATTGGAAATACGGATATAGATTTATCTAATTATGTAAATAATTTATCTGGAACCGCAAACAGCGGTGTTGTGACGAATATCACAAAATCTGGTAATACACTTACGGTTACATCGTCCAATCTATCTGGAACGCAAACGGCATCTAGTGGAAAATATATCTCTGGCATAACATAGGATAAGACGGGGAAAATAACTTCCATATCGGAAGGAACACTTCCCTCGAATACGGCACATAGTCATACTGCTGGAGCTGGTTTAAATATTTCTGGTTCTGGTGGTGTTTCTGGAACAACAACGTATAGTTTAAAAGTTGCTTCATCTTCCGAAATTGGCGGCGTTAAGCCTGGCACAACAAGTGGTAAAACCTATGGCGTTGATGTGGCTGATGATGGAGCAATGACTGTTTCTGTTCCGTGGACGGATAATGATACAACATATAGCGCAGGTACTCATATTAGTATCGATGGAACTACAATCAGTGCGTCGTGGCCAACGGCTTCTGATAGTGGTTACGCTGGTATTAACAAAACTGGTACGGTTACTGGGGTAAAAGTAAATGGAACAACGCATTCTCCCGTAGGTGGAGTTGTCGATATTGGTTCTGTACCATCTGTTGTTCAAACAACTGGAACATCAACAACAAGTGTTATTTCTCAAAATTCTGTCACAAATGAATTGAGTAAAAAAGCGGATTTGTTTGTGAAGGAAACGGGGATTAATCAAATTAGCTCAGGTAAATCTTATGAGCTTGGAAGCGTTTCATCAATGGTTAATCTCCCTACGATAAACGCTGCTGAATTTACAAGCATAAATGATGTTTCGCAGATTTGTTTTAAAGCAAGTGCAAACTTTGTGATAAACATGCCTTCCACGACATATTTGTGTATCGGAGATGGATTAAATAGTGACAAAACAAAGTTGACTACTGTTTCAGGAAAATCTTATTGCATTACGGTTGGTTATACTCCTTTTGGAATTCAAATTGTTAGTGCAATAGTAGATGTTTTATAATATAAAATGGAGGGATAGAATATGTTGTATTTAGATTATGCAAAGAAGGTTGGAGACGGCTATATCTTAAATTTTTTTTGCAGACAGCGAACAGGATTTGGAATTGGTTTCAAATAAAAAACATTTTAAAACACTAAATGGATTTGATTATGGTATTCCGTTACCAACGTCTACTGTTGTTATTACAGGTGATAATGGTCGAAGAAAAACGTTTATACTCGGAGAGGATGGTGTCTGGGTTATTGGTGGAGATAGAGCGGATTGGGATGAAGAAAATTCTACCGAACCAGATTATATTAAAAATCGTCCATTTTATGCTGACAGTAAAAGTATATGCACTTTTGATGTTATAAATGGATCTTTTGAAGTTGGCGAAAAAATAACTGTTAAATATAATAATGTTTATTACACGGATACAGTACAATCTTTTGAATTAAATGGGGACAATGTTCGAGAGGTCGTTGGAAAAGATCCTAATCTATTTGATGAAAGTCAAACACACGATGACGAAGAAGATGAGTATGTAATTGGGGAAGAACCAATGTATTATATTGGAAACGGTTCTATCTTTGGTCTTGAAAAGCGAGATTTTCCGTTTACTTTCGCGCCAGCAAAAGTTCTTCAAGAGGAATTAGAAGGATATGTTTTATTTTCCGATAATGATATTGTAAAAGAGGTTGCAAAGGGGGATTTTGTAAGATACAATGAAAAGTACTATGAGGTTAAACTTTATTCCTCTGGCACAGATCTGCTTTATATAGGTAATCTCTCAAAATTTGATTTATCTATGGAAAATACAGGCGAAGATTTTCTTGTGTTTTTAAACTATTATAATCAAATGAGTTTAAACGGAGAGAGTTCTGATAATTACAATAAATATATACTACAACTTTCTAATGATGGTAAATTTGATTTAAGAACAATTTCTGTAAAACAACTTGATTATGTATATGTTAAAGACATTGTAGAAAAAACAAAAAACGATTTCAGAGAAGATTTTAGAAATGATCTTAGAGAAGATTTTAGAAATGATCTTATGACAAAATATATGATCATAAACTGTGAATTTAGCGGTAATTCATCATATATGTATATTACAGAACAAAATAATATTCATTAGAATTATTATTTTGTCTTTAATAACGATACAAGGCATACAAATTTTATTTACTATGATCAAAATAACGCTGGTTATGAGATATAGGGAGAAATTCATTATAACTTCAAAAATGATTCAAAAATAGCGTTCCATAATTCGTCTTTAAAAGAGAATCAAGCGGTTATTTGGCAAAATAACAAAAAAGAATTTGATGTTGCTGCCGGTTCTGGTACAATATTGTTTTCTATTATAAACAATTAGGGGGTGGCTATGATATTATGAGCGGGCTTAGAAGATTATTGTTGTCGCAATCATAGTCTGAAAAGAAAAGTTTAAATGAAACAAGTTGGGAAGAAATTGCAACGATCTTTAAAACAAGAAAAAGAGCTGACATCAAGAATAAAATAGGATGGAGTGTTGGAGATACAAAAACAATCGTTTCCAAAAGTGGCAAACAATATACTGTTCGTATCGTAGACATGAATCCAAATAGGTATGCCTATTCAGATAAAAGTGGTTACACAAAAGTTGTTTTTGATTTTGTTGAATGTGTAACTTTGAATGGTAATTATGAATTTAAAATGAATTCTACGGAAAAGTATGAATGTTATAGTGGCGGTGGTTTTAAACTGAGCGACATTAGAAATATATATCTACCGGAGATTCTATCAGATTTACCAGATGATATGCAATCGTCTATTAGCGAGGTAGATGTATTAAGTGGTATTGGTTCAGGCACTTCAAAAGGAACAAGCGTTAGCTCAAATAAATTGTTTTTACCATCTGAAACAGAAATAGATTTTTTTACAACATTTTCCATTGGAAAAGAAGAAAATCCATCTGTTGGTGAAATAGAGTATTTTGATTATTATAAACATAACTCTGATAACGCTAAAATAAAAAAAAACATTGAAAACAATACTGCTATTACATGGTGGTTACGTTCCCCCGCTTCTAATAGTGCTGACGATTTTTGTGCGATAAGTGTTAAAGGTAAATCGACAAGAATACAAGCAAATGTTGATTGTGGTATATCACCATTTTTTACAATATAAATAATATATATTATATATAATATTATAATATAAATATAATAAAATAAAACAAATAAAAAGAAATAAAAGTTACTTTTTATTTTTGAAAATAAGGCGAAATCCCTTGACTTTGGGGTTATAATATGCTATAATATACTCCAAAGCCAAGGGTGAAAGTCTTTGGTTTAGAAAGTTTTAAGAAAAGAGGTCAGTTTTATATGAGAAGTTTTGAAGAAGTAAAACCAGAATTTAAGAAGTTTCCAAATGTAAAAACTCGTTTGCCAGAAAGAAGCGATGCAAAGTCGGCAGGTTACGATTTTTATAGTAAGGAAAATTATGTTATTAATCCGAAAGAATCGCACGTTTTTTGGACAGATGTGAAAGCACAAATGTACTTTGATAACGTGCTTAATATATACGCCCGTTCGGGGCTTGGTTGTAAATATGGCGTAGTTCCCAAGAACTGTGTCGGAATTATTGATGCTTCCTATTACGGAAATGAAAAGAATGACGGTGGAATCGGTGTTTGTCTCGAAAATAAAGGTGATGAGCCGTACTCTGTGAAAGTGGGTGATCGTATTGCACAGGGTGTTTTCACCAAGTATTATATTACCGATGACGATAAATATGTTTATGGGAAGGAAAAAGATAATGGCAGAAAAGGTGGCTTCGGCTCTTCCGACGAGGTGAAATGATGAAAGTTTTGCTTTATACGTCTGGTTGCCCGCAATGTCGTAATCTTGAGAAAAAATTAAAAGAAAAAAATATTGAAATTATTGAACGTAATATTGTCGATTCAGAAGACGATTTGAATTATATTATGGATAAAGGTTTCAATCATGCTCCAGTGATTGAGTTAGAAAACGGGGATATGATGAAATATGCCGACGCTTTAAAGTGGATTGGGGGTATTTGATATGCACGATTATAAAAAATATCAAGATAAACTTGATTATATAAAAGAATATTCTGAGGCTAAAAATGCTGCTTCTGGTAGTAAGTTTGACGCTAATGCAAACGTAGAAAACAAAAACGTTGCAACATTATCTGCGGAAATGTTTAAAAAAGAAGAGATTGGCATTAATCGTCTTAGAATGATAAATAAGATTACAGAGTTATATGGTGAAGATTTGGCAAAAGAATATATTCGTCAGCTTGATTCTCATGAAATTTATCGTCATGATGAAACGCATCCAGTAATGCCATATTGTGTCAGCATAACAATGTACCCGTTTATTTGCGATGGTTTGAAAACAATCGGTGGAACTTCTGGTGCTCCGACGAATATAAATTCTTTTATCGGAAGTTTTATAAACCTTGTGTTTGCTGTGTCTGCTCAATTTGCTGGTGCTGTTGCTACTCCAGAATTCTTAACTTATTTTGATTATTTTATCAGAAAAGAATATGGGGATGATTATTATTTGCATGTAGACAAGGTTATCAACTCGGTTTCAAAGAGGCCAGTAACAATCGGAAAGTTGATTACAGATTGTTTTGAACAAGTTGTATATACGTTAAATGCTCCTGCAGCCGCGAGAGGATACCAGGCTGTGTTCTGGAATATTGCTTATTTTGATCGCACTTATTTCAATTCAATTTTTGAAGACTTTGTATTTCCAGACGGTGATGAACCGAAGTGGGAGAGTACGTTCTGGCTTCAAAAATTCTTTATGAAATGGTTCAATAAAGAACGGAAGAAACAATATCTTACATTTCCTGTTGAAACGGCTAATCTTGTTTTCGACAAAGAAACAAAGAAATATAAAGATGAAGATTGGGCTGATTTTTGTTCTGAAATGTGGGCGGAAGGACATAGTTTCTTCGCTTATACGAGCGATTCAGCGGATAGTTTGAGTTCTTGCTGTCGTTTGAAAAACGGAATTACAGATAACGTATTCTCGTTTACTCTTGGTGCTGGTGGAATTTCAACTGGTTCCAAAGCCGTTATTACAATTAATATTAATCGTCTTGTACAAAACGCCGTAAAAGATAAAGCTGATATTTCAGAAAGAGTTAGAGAACAGGCTATTAAAAATCAAAAATATTTGCTTGCTTTCAATGAGTTGTTGAAAGAGGAACTTAAAGCTGGATTACTTCCAATTTATGATGCTGGATATATATCTATGCCAAAACAGTATTTAACAACTGGAGTAAACGGTTGTGTAGAGGCTGCAGAGTTTCTTGGAATTGATATTACGGCTAATCAAAAATATTTTGATTTCTGTAAATCTATTCTTGCACCAATTCAAGAAGAGAATAAAAAGGCGCGCACAAAGGAAGTTATGTTCAATACCGAGTACGTTCCTGCGGAGAATCTTGGATCTAAAAATGCTTCTTGGGATAGAAAAGATGGATATTTTGTTCCTCGCGATTGCTATAATTCATACTTCTTCCGTGTCGAAGATTCTAAACTTTCGATAGTAGATAAGATGATTATGCACGGAGAAGATGTTGTCAAATATCTTGATGGTGGAAGTGCTTGCCATCTTAATCTCGATGAACATTTAACGAAAGAACAATACAGAAAACTTCTTGATGTTTCGGCAAAGGTTGGTTGCTCTTATTTTACATTTAATATTCCTAATACGATTTGCAATAAATGCGGTCATATTTCAAAACATTATTTGAAAGAGTGCCCAGAATGTGGTTCGACAGATATCGATTATATTACACGTGTTATCGGATACGCGAAGAGAGTTTCTAAGTATTCCGAAGCTAGACAAAAAGAAGCGGCAAAGAGATATTATGGAGAATATTCAAATTAAATATGCAGACCAAATGATTTGTTTTCAAGAAATTCCAGATGAAATTAGTTTGAGTTTTTCAATTACTGGTTGCAAAAGGAATTGCAAAGGATGTCATTCGCAATATTTAAGAGAAGAGAAAGGAATAGAAGTTAAGTCTATTTTGAATTCTTTTTTAAAAAAATATAATGGAATTATTACTTGTGTTCTTTTTATGGGTGGAGATGACGAGTTGCACAAACAGAGTCTTTTTGAGTGTGCAAATATTTGTAAGAATAATGGTTTAAAAATAGCTTTGTATTCTGGAGCAACAGAGTGTGATGATGATATTTTTGAATTATTTGATTATGTTAAGGTTGGTCCATACATAGAAGAGCTCGGTGGATTAAAATCTAAAAAAACAAATCAGAGATTATATAAAATAAATCATAATACAAATACTAAAGAAGATATTACGTATTTATTTTGGAAGAAAATTGAATAAGTTAATTTTAAATAAGGAGGTTGTTTATGGAAAACGTATTGATTGAATTTAAAAAGAAGGCTAAAAAGCAAAACATTATTAAGGCAGGGTTGTGTTCTGTAGCAATCTCCTTGTTATTTAATATTCCGTTTTTGATAGCTTTTTGGATTATGGATTATAAATATAAATTTATAATTTGCACTGGAATTTTTATTATCGGAATTTCTGTTTTGTTTCCAGTTTTATATTTCAAAAAGTTTAAATATACCGAAATTCAATTAGCAAAAAGAATTGATGATCTTGGTTTAGAAGAACGTGTTTTGACAATGATTGAATTAAAAGATAATAATTCTTTTATTGCAAAGAAACAAAAAGAAGATACATTGAACGTTTTGAAAACCGTAGAGGCAAATGATTTGAAAGGCAAATATAAGAAACAATCACTTCTTTCGATATTCTCAACTGCATTGGCATTTTTGGTAATTGTTTTGTCTTTAATGTTTCCAAATATTAGAGAAATAATTATTGCTCACGGAGAACCGAAATATACAGTTGAAGTATCTGCGGAAGGTCTTGGTTTTGTAATTGATTATTCTAAATATGAGAATCAATCTTTGATAAATGCTGTTTCTAAAAAACAAGAGCAAGATCAGATTGATAAAATTAACAACAAAGAGATAGTTGAATTAAAACAATTCCCGACTTCATTTTCAAATAGAATTTCTGTTAATTATAGATGTTTCGAAGATATTGATGCCACTATGGTTTTAGATGGTGTCAATTTTGAAGATATTTCTTATAGAATTAAATCTGACGAAACACATATTTTAATGGCACTTCCTTATAAGGGGTATGTGTTTATTGGTTGGTCAGACGGTTGCGCTTCTCCATTCAGAGAAATTGACAATTATTCAGCCGATTTGATTGCGTTGTTTGATGAAGTAAGTTCCGTAGGTGAAGACTTACCAGATAAACAAAAAGAACCAGGAGACAAAGATGGATCTGATGGTGGTGAATCTGATGGAATTGGACCAGAAGGAAATGGAACTGGCAAAACAAATAACGATGATAGTTGGGGTGATGGAGCGAAGGGTTCGCCAGCAAATCAAGTAATCAACGGTGAAACTTATTATGGTGATATTTTTAATCAAAGTTATCAAGAAGCTGTTGAAAGAATAAAGAATGATACAAATTTAACAGATGCACAAAAGAAAGCTATAACTGATTACTTTGAATCAATAAGAAAAAATTAAAGGAGTATTGTTTATGATACCTAATAAAACAAAAGCGTCTGAATATAGGGTGCGAACATTAGATAGAAATGATTTAAATGAAAAAGGAACGATTTATATTGGTTAGGGCGGTACTTCCACTATTGATAAAGTTGAAAATATTTCCAATGTAGCGGCAATTAGTAAGCCAGATGATGATTTAAACAAATCTGGTTATTATGCTTTAACGCTTGGAGGAAATGCCAATCAAGATGGAATTTGGGGCAGGTTTTTACATGAGGTAGATTGCCAAATAACACCAACTTTGTTTCAACTAGATGAAGGCGCAACCCCCTACAATTATATAATTCGCGGTGGGTATAAGTCGTTAAATATTAAAAAAAATATATTTGATTCAACACTTACATATATAATGGATTATAATTCAAATTTATCATCTTTTTCTTCTGTTGATTAGAAAATATTCGCAAAATTATCTATGAAGGGATTTGTAGAATATGATACTCCATTTGAAGTCTATTCTTCTTTTGTTGCCTCTCAGAAGACTGGAAGTTCTTGGGAGTTATATCCTTTGAATTTTTCACCGATTAATATTACAAAATTAAACGATAATTATACGCGAAATTTTTAGAGTATTGTTTTTTGTTCAAATGATACACCATGGCAAGAAACTGCGGACGGTTTCCAATTAAATCTTCATGCGGTTGGTATGGGAAATACATTGGAAGAGCAAAAACTATATTATTAGAAAAATGGTATCGGTGAAATTTTAACTGCTAAGCTATCAAATATTGCATAGATTAGAGTAACTAAAATGTCTATTATTTTTTAAAACGAATTTTTAAGAGGAGTGTCAAAATTGCTTGACATTCCTCTTTTTTTATGGTAAAATATCTTTGTAATAAAACACAAGGAGAATGTTATGACAACAAAGCCAGTAATCAAAGAAAACTTTATTGAATTTCTCAAAACCAATTATCCAGAATGTTTTGAAAGCGGAACGCCGATAGCGGAAAACGTTTTGGAATCTTTGATTATATTAAAAAAGAGAGAGTATACAAAACAATTTTGCGCCTCGCTTTCAAAAGATGTTATGCAAGTTAAAACGAATAAGAAATTCAAAGATCAGTTAAAAGATATTGAATATAAAATTCGTAAAAATCATATTGATTTAGGAGAGAATTAATGTCATTTCGTGAATTTTATAACGAAGATTGTTTTGTAAATATGAAATGGTTTAAAGATAAATCAATAAACCTTATTTTAACTTCGCCGTTTTATAATACGAATAAAAAAGCGGGGAAGAAAAATACGCTTGGAAACACAGAAATCAAAAAGGGAACATATTCTTATATTAGATATGATGAACACGTTGATAATATGACGGACGAAGAATATGAAGATTTTACAAAAAGATTGTTCAATGAATTCGACAGAATTATTGTGAACAACGGGGTTGTTCTTTATAATCTTTCTTACAGCAACGAAAATCCAGCGAATTTGTTTTCCCTGGTTGATATGATTTGCGAAGAAACGAATTGGACGATTGCTGACATAATCGTTTGGAAAAAGAAAAGTGCTTTGCCTAACAACTGCTCGCCAAACCGTCTAACTCGTATTTTCGAATTTGTTTTTGTTTTCTGTAGAAAGGGCGAAGAGAAGACTTTTTATGCAAATAAAAGGGTGATTTCATTACGCGCAACAGGGCAGAAATCGTATGAAAATATCTTTAATTTTGTTGAAGCGAAGAACAATGACGGTCCGTGCCCGTTAAACAAAGCAACTTATTCAACAGATTTATGTAAGCAGTTGCTTCGAATTTACGCAAATCCAGAAGACAAAGATTTTGTTGTTTATGATCCTTTTATGGGAACAGGGACAACTCTGGTTGCATGCAAAGAAATGGATATAAATTGTTTTGGTTGTGAAATTTCTAAAAAACAATGCGAGTGGACGCGAAATCGCTTGACAAATCAAAATTAATGTGATATAATATATATGTTATAAACGCGTGATGTCAAATCTAGATTTGACAAAACGTGATTATATAAAATTACTGTACAGTGGGGAATAGCATAACGGTAGTGCGGTGCTCTCTAAAAGCACTCTGTGTCGGTTCGAGCCCGACTTCCCCCGCCAGTAACGATTAAAAATAAAATGGAGGTAATGCTTATGTCGTAGATACGTGAACCTTGTTATTTTTATACTTAGAAGGCGGCATCTTATGTCGGGAGTAGAGATTATGAAATCAAATACGATCCCGGCGTTTTCGTTGTATTTTCTGAAGATTTTTATCCCTTGGACGATGACAAATACCAATCGTGTTTATGCAGAAGTTTGAATTTGGCGAACGAATATAACACAAACGTTTCTTATTCAGACAAGGAAGATTTGGCTAAAGCAATTTATTTCGATTTATATCAGAGACCAGATGAAACCATTTTTATCTGCGAAAATGATGCAATTGCCGATGTGGCAAACAGGTATTTTGGCGAAGATAGTATTATAAACATTAAAAAGGTAATTGAGGAATTTGAAGAAAGATGAACAGAGAGTTTGTGAGAAATTTTAACAGAATCAATAAAAGCAATTATTCCAAACAAGATATTCAAACGATGATTGCACTGACGAATATTATGCAGGGTAAATTGTCGAAAGATATGGAACTCGGTTTTCCGAGTTTAAAACATTATGATAATCCAGAGTTATTTCCGAATGGAATGTTGGTCAAATTGAATTATGAAAAAATTAAACAACGGAATCAAAATGATTTGACAGAAGATTATAAAAAGTTTGTTGAAGAAAACAAAGATAATGAATTTCATCTAATCAGAGAGGACGAAGATACGGGGTTGGTTGCACTAGAAGAAGATAAAAGAAAAACCGTTCTCGATGGAAAAGAAGTTGATTGTCCAAAGTTCTTATTCGATATGCTTTCAGATTTGCTTGTAAAAGATGAAAATAATGATTGGGTACCAGCGTACGAGTTTGAAATAAAATTTTTAGAAAAAAATAATAAAAGCGATTAAAAACATTTGACAAAAAGATTTTAAAGTGATATAATAAAGAAAAAATGCAATCCGAAAGATTGCAAGATTATAAGGAGAAGAAATTTATGGCAATGAATTTTACCTTTGTAGGTAAACTGAAAGCAGTCAAAGACAATGAGAAGTTTAAAGGTTATGAAGTAAGAACTTTTGAATCTGGTTGGGTTCAGACGAATTTGAAATTTAATGCGACGAACGGAAACAATCGCCACATGTTTCAGATCAAAGCTGGTTATTGGGGTGATAAGAACGGTAATGTTAATGAGAGCAAAACCGTAATTTACGCACCAGTAACAAACGAAGAAACGCACAAGACAACGAGAACCAAAATTGCTTATGTGGACAGGGAAGACGAAAGTGTTTTGAAGTCTGTCAGCAAGGGCGGTAAATATGTTCTTGATCTTCGCACGGACGAAAACCCAGCTGGTTATAAGGAATATATCTTCGAAAAAGATTTTATCGATGATGTTAAGAAGCACATTCTCGAAAACACAAGAGTTTCAGATGTAAGATTTAGAGTTCTTGGCGAGGTAGAAATCACTTATTCCGAGAGCAAAGGAAACTTTTACAAGACGTTTGTTCCGAAGAAAATTTATCTTGCAAAGGACACGGAAGAAGATAAGATGCAGATCAACGCAAAGCTTATTTATGGAAGAACCAGCCTCGAAGATGTTGCAGGAACCGATAATTTTGTGCTGAACGCATACTCCAGATATTATGATAATTCTTACAGAGTCGATAATTGCAAGGGATATTGCTTCTGCCCTGTAGAAGTAAATATTGTTCCAAAGAATGAAAAGCAGAAAGATTTGTTCGTTAAGAGATTCCGTGAATTTGAAACCGATTCCAGCGAATACAGAGAAATCGGTATGGTTATTGATGTAATTGACGGACAGGAAATTGTGCGCGTTACAGAAGATATGCTCGGCGAAGAAGCGAAAGAAAATATTGAGTATGGTTTCTCTACTTTGGAAGAAGAGTTGAAGAAAGCTGGTGGAACGACTTATGGACCTCGTATTACAGAGTACAGATTCAATAACTGGGGTTCTCCGAGCGAAGACACTGTTTACCAGGATGAAGATCTTCTTCCGCCTCATCACGATGATGAAGAGAAATCTGATGACATTTTCGAAGACGATGAAATTTAAGTGGAGATAAAAAATAATGGCATTTGTTAAACCTCAAATTAATACGATTAAAGCTGATATTGCAAATATTTCGATTTATCTTCGTTCGACGAAGAAATTCGGTAAAACCACACTTTTCAGAGATGTAATTCTCGAAAAGTATGGAGATCCCTCTTACGGTCTTCTTGTTGGTTGCGGCGCAGAAGTTGGTTATAAACTTCTCGACAATTTGAACTGTGTTCAGGTTACGAGTTGGGAAGATTTGGTAGAACTTAAAAAATGGCTTATCGAAACCAACGGCGTAGAACATCACATTAAAATTGTCGCGTTCGATACTGGCGATGAACTTGTTTTGCTTGCAGATAAGAAAACGATTGCAATTAGCAATAAGGAAAATCCTCAGAAACCTTGCCGTTCGATTAAGGCGGCAATGGGTGGTTATACCGCTGGCGAAAAGTATTCCGCGAACAATTTGATTAAGCCTTATCTTTCCGATTTGCAGCAGCATGGTTTTGCAACGTGGGTAATTGCGCACACGAAGTTGAAGACGATTAAAGATAAAGGTGCGCTTGAAGAAGATGGATATCAGCAGCTGACTTCCAATCTTTCCGCTGATTATGAAGCTGCGTTCGGTGATGTATTTGACGTATGTCTTACTGGCGTTATTGACAGAACGCTCGAAACAAAGCAGGTCGGCAATGATAAGAAGAATGTTGTTACCGATACGGAACGTAGACTTTATTTCCGTGGAACTCCAATGATCGATGCTGGCGGTAGATTTGCAGCTGGTACGGTTCCCGAATATATGGTGTTCGACAAAGATAATATGGCAGCAGACTTTATTAAGATTGTTGAAGGTGGTATGGAAAAGTCAAAACTTTCTGGTTTTAAAGTAAAGGCAAAAGTAGAAGACAAACCAGTTGTTGAGGCAAAGCCAGTTGTTAAACCCGTTGTGAACACGGCGGCTGAAGTCGAAGAATATGAACCACCTTTTGATGCCGATAGTTCGGCGAGTGAAGACGAAGAGGTTTATTCGATAGCAGAAAGACTTGCGGCAGTTCGCGAAGCATTTAAAAACGCCGGGAAAGAATTGAAAGATCAAGTTAAAGCAATTCTTATCGCGAATGGCAACGGTCAGGAAAAAGCAAAACTTGATAATCTTCCTGTTGAAGAGCTTGCAAAAGTAGAGGCCATCCTTGGTCTGTAATTAGAACAATTATAAGGGCGAGATTTTTCTCGCCCTGTAATAAACATCGGAGAGAATATGGCACTTGGTTATTGTAAATGTGGTTGTGGGCAAATGTTGGAAACAACAACGAGTTATTCGATTAAATTACCCACAAATAAAAAACTTTATTTTGTAAATGCGGATCATTATGGAAAATGGAAAGAAAACGCCGCAGTCGGAAAAACAAAAGTTAATGAAGAAGAGCTTTCTCCGATTTATGATTTAGTTGCAGATATTATTGGCAAAAAATTAGATACCAAAACAATGTTATGGAAATATTATGTGCAATGGAAAAAAATTGCAGATAAGAACACGTTGCTTTATTATCTTAAATCTGAAAAGTGGAATTTGCAGAAAATATTCCAAAAGAAAGACATTTATACTGCTTATGCGAGTTTGCAATATTTGAACGGAATTATCAATAATAATTTGCCGAATTATAAAGTAGAAGCAGAGGCACTCGCTCCCAAGCAAGATGATATGGATGTAAAAGAGAATAAGGGAAGTTATGCAGAAACTAATTCTAAACGCAAAAAATCACTTGCTGAATTGGAGGAAGAGGCTGAATGTTAAATAAAGAGCAGTTTGTTGTTGGTATCACAGAAAAATACCCCGAAGAGTTACTCGAAGGACGAATGACGATTGAAGGGAATTATCTCGCGTGTTTGTTTTCTGATTTAACTTATTATGACGATATTAAACAATGCGTAACAGAAAATAATTTCATTACGCAGCAGGGTAGATTTTTGTTTTGCTTAATTCGCAGTTTGCGTGAGAAAGGTTTCTCAGTAACGGACGAGGTAACGATTTTGTCTAACTGCGAAGAAACTGTTAAAGACCGCCTTGATGGAATGGGTGGCTTTAGAGCAATCCAGAAATTGATGAGTGTTGTTGATATTAAAAACTGGGATGCAATTGCAGATAAGTTCAACAAGAGTAATGTAATTTTAAAATTATACGACAACGGATTTAATCTTTTTGAAAAGGTAACGCTCGATAAAGGCAAGGAAATAACTCCGATTAAGTTGTTTAAGAACTTCGAGTGCCAAAACGTAATTGATTGGTACGAAGAAAGACTTTCCAAAATTTCCATTGATAATAATAATTCATCAAGTAAAATTACTGGAGAAGAGTATATCAGTTTCGATGATGATTTTGTAGCAGATTTAATGAAAGGTGAGGGAGCAGGAATTTCGTTCGGCGATGCTGGAAAAGATATAAATGGCGATGATATTTATATGTACCCGTTTTTATCTAAAAATATTCTTGGTTTAGCGCGAGGAACAACAACTGCTTTGGCAAGCCATTCTGGCAATGGTAAAACAACGCTTATATTAAATATTGTATTTTCATTGATAGCTCATGGACAAAGAGGAATTTTTGTTACCAATGAAATGACGATTAAAGATTTAAAAGTTATTATGCTTTTAATCATATTGACGAGATATTTTTGTTATTGGAAGATTACTAAGAAAAAGTTGAAGACAGGCGATCTTACAGACGAAGATAGGGATATGATTAGAAAAGCAAATCAATACTGGAAAGAAAATATGGCAGACGCGTTAAAGATTGTTTCGATGTCTGACTCGGATGCGAATTTAAGTAATCAAATTATTCGAAAAGAAGCTTTGAGAAATGGTATTGATTTCTTTGTTGTTGATACTTTCAAATTAAGTTTGGGTGAAGGAAATACAAATGATAACTTTTGGATTAATCTTATCAAAGACGCTCGTGCTTTAGACTCGATTGCGAAGAAACAAAATATGATTGGTCTTTATACGATTCAGTTGACAGCCACGAGTATCGGAGATTTGTTTTTAACGGAAAGTGCTTTGAGTAATTCAAAGCAGATAAAGGAAGTTCTTTCGAATTTGATTATTATGAGAAAGATGTACCCTGAAGAGTTTGAGCCTGGAAGTCCTTATGATTGCAAACCGTTCCGCTCGCAGTTGCAAGAGGACGGAACTTGGAAGGAAGAGGATTTTGTTCCAGAAGAAGATAAAACTTATCGTTGCGTGCTCCTCAATAAAACGAGAAGCGGAGCCGACAGTTCTGATACTGGCGTTGGTTATATTTTTAAATATGACGGAGACCATGCAAAGTTTTCTGAAACTTGTAAATGCAGACCGAAACACAAGCGTATTGGACAATAAAAAAATGTAAATAAAAGACCGATTTTATGCCGCAAAATTAGTTGACAAATAACTAGTTTTGTGGTATAATTTTCATATAAAGAATAAAAGGACAAAAATATGCTTTCGGATCTCAAAGAAATGTTGATAGAACAACCGAATAAATTGGTCGAACTTCTTGAAAAATATGACTACGCAAAATTAAAAGTCAATTCAAAAGAAGTCCGCTTTGCGCGCTCCGATGATTCGGAGAGCGGTTTAAATATTTCGATTCATCTTAACAACAACCCGAATATTTTTGTAACTGATTATGTTTATAAATTCAACGGCGATGTTATAGCTTATATTATGAAAAATCGCGAAGTCGATTTTCGTACTGTGTTATCGTCAATCAAATCTGTTTTGGGTTTGGGTGAAGATTGGCGACCAAAAGAAAAGCAAACTTTGTTCGGAGGCTTTTATGATCGGATAGGGGAAGATAAATCGCCAGAGATTAAAACTTACGATGAATCTGTTCTCGATGATTATATAAATGTTACAAACCTACTTTGGATAAAAGACGGCATTGATATAAACACACAGAGAAAATATGATGTCCGTTTTGATATAGATGATAATCGAATTGTGTTTCCTTGGCGCGATGCAAACACAGGAAGAATAATGGCAATCAAAGGACGATATAATGGAACTCCACCAGAAGGTGTTCCAAAGTATATATACCCGCTGCCTGGAAACGTAAGCTTATCTTTGTTCAACTATGCAGAGAATTATGAAAGCATAAATGGTTGCGATAGACTGTTTATTTTCGAAAGTGAAAAATCATGTATGCTTGCTGATAAATATGGTTATGGTTCTTCTGTCGCACTTGGTTCTCATAATCTTTCAACACAACAAGCGAAGTTGATTATTCAGGCGAACCCGAAAGAAATTGTTTTTCTTCTTGACAAAGATTTAGAAATAGAAGAAACGATGAATGATATTGAAACGTTAAAAGATTATGCGGTAATGCAAACTTTAAATATTAAATATTGGAATTGGAAGAAAAATAAAACGATACCGCCAAAGGGTGCACCGATAGATTGTGGTAAAGCAATTTTTGAAAAAGTTTTAGAGAATGAATTAGAGGAAGTATAGAGGTATAAACAATGGAGTTAATTAAATCGATTTCATACTCGCAAGATGAAATATTAAAAAATATTTTATATTTATACAATCAATCAAAAACATTTCAGGTAGATCCTTGTTATAGTAAGGGAAATTTTTACAAAGAAATAAACCGACCAGAATTCTGCTTTGATATCTTTCCAGCTTATGACTACGTAGAGAAGTGTGATTGCCGCCATTTACCATTTGATAGAGAAACAATTAAGAGTATTATATATGATCCTCCATTTCTTGCTACCACTGGTAAGTCATTAACAAGTGGTGATAATAATAATATAATTAATAAACGTTTCGGAGTTTATCCAAGTGAATTAGAATTATTTCGTTTTTACGAAGATAGTATAAAAGAGTTTTCTAGGATTTTAGTTGAAAGTGGTTTATTAGTTATAAAATGTCAAGATAAGATAAGTAGCGGAAAACAATATATTTCTCATAAGATAATTCTCGATTATTGTGAAAAGTACGGATTTTATTGTGAAGATTTATTTGTTTTATTAGCAAAGAATCGTTTAGTCGCAGACTGGCAAGCTAAAAATCAAAAACATGCAAGAAAATTTCATTCTTATTTTCTTGTATTAAGAAAAACAAAAGAGACAAAGATAATTGCATAACAATTTTAATGTTATAATTAGAGGAAGTGTAATGGGAAATTATACAATATATCATCTTCATAGCGATATGTCAAATGGCGTTACTAATATTGATAGCGTAACGAAGTATCAAAGCTATATCGAGCGAGCAAAAGAATGTGGTATGTCTGCGTTCGGATTTAGCGAGCATGGATCTGTTTTTGCTTGGGATTTAAAAAAAGAAGATATTGAAAAGGCAGGAATGAAATATATTCACGCCGAAGAGTTTTATCTTACAGAAACATTAGACGAAAAGGTAAGAGATAATTATCACTGCGTTTTGATAGCTAAGAATATTAAAGGTGTTAAAGAATTAAATCTTCTTTCGACAAAATCGTTTAATAGATCTGATAACCACTTTTATTATGCTCCAAGGATTACGATTAATGACGTTATTAACACATCGGACAATATCATTGTTACAAGTGCTTGTCTCGGTGGTCCGCTTAACCACGGTACGAATAATGTTCAGGGCAAATTTTTGAAGTTTTTCTGTGAGCATAAAGACCGTTGTTTTTTGGAAGTTCAACATCATAACGTAGGCGATCAAATTGCTTATAATAGGAAACTTTATCGAATTAGTCTTGAAACTGGGCTTAGACTTATCGCTGGCACTGATACGCACTCGTTGAACGAAGAAAAAGCAGAAGGCAGATCAGTGTTGCAAAGAGGCAAAGACATCTTCTTCGGAGACGAAGAGGGTTGGGATCTGACCTTTAAAACTTATGATGAGCTTGTAGAAGCATATCATAAACAAAATTCAATTCCAGAGCAAGCATATATGGAAGCCATAGAAAATACAAATGTTATGGCTGATATGATTGAACCGTTTGAAATTGATAGACATACAAAATATCCAAAAATTTATAAAGATCCAGAAAAGACATTTAAACAAAAGATAAACGAGGGATATAAAAACAATAAATATTTGCACGAAAGATATACAAAAGAAGAAGTTGTTTCGAGAATTAAAGAGGAGTTTGAGGTTTATAAAAAAGTTGGCGCGATTGACTTTATGCTCCTTGAAAGTTATATAAGAGAGTGGGAAAGAAACAATGGAGTGCAATCTGGGTATAGCAGAGGCTCTGTGTCTGGAAGCCTTATTGCGTATGCTTTAGGGATTACTCAAATGGATAGTTTAAAATTCCATTTAAACTTTTTCAGATTTATGAATCCATCTCGTGTAACCAACGCAGATATTGATACTGACTATTGTTCGAAAGATAGAGATAAAATTAAATATTTCCTATTACACGACAAAATGGATCTTCTTGACATTAATCCTAATATTCGTACTGCTGAAATTATTACGTTTAATACAGTCGATACAAAAGGTGCAGTTAAAGATATTTGTCGAGCTTTATACAGAAAAGATAAGGAAGATAAAGAATATTTAACAATTTCTGATTCCATCAGCAAAAGTATTGATGCTGGTCGCGAAGAAGAAATGCGAAAGCAATATCCAGATGTTTTTAAATATGTTGATATTATCAGCGGAACGATTGTTTCAATAGGAACACATCCGAGCGGCGTGTTGGTAAGTGATAGAAATATCGAAGAAGATATTGGTTTGTGTTCGATAGCGACTTCTCCATATCCAGTTTCTATGCTTGATATGCACGGATTAGACGGACAAATGTATGTGAAGCTTGATATACTTGGTCTTGATAATATAGGCGTTATTAACGAAGCATGTAAACTTGCTGGAATTGAAAGACTTACTCCAGATAATGTAGACTTAAATGATGAGAAAGTATGGAAAGATATTCGAGATGACACAACAATGATTTTTCAATGGGAATCTAGTTCTGCGCAATCTTATTTAAAAAAGTTTATGTCTGATGAAACAATTAAAATTGCAAAAGAACATAATAAAGATTTCTCTTATATTAAATGGTTCAGTTTTGGAAACGGGTTGATTCGTCCTGGTTGTGCAAGCTTTAGAGATGATGTTGCCAATGGCGACATTCTCATTACTGGATTTAAAGAATTAGATGAATTTCTCGCTATTACGTTTGGTCGAGTAACTATGCAAGAAGATATCATGCGTTTTTGTAAACAATTTTGTGGGTACAACGATGCCGAATCCGATAATGTTCGTCGTGCTATCGCAAAAAAGAAAGGAACTGCAGGATTACTTGATGAATTGCATGACAGATTTCTTGAATATTCTAATAAAACGTATGGTGTCGATAAGAATAAATTGGAAGAAATTTTCCCTCCGATTAAACAAGGTATACTTGATGCGTCCGCATACGCTTTTAGCTGGAATCATTCAGATGCTTACAGCTGTATTGGTTATATCTCTGGATATTTACGGTATTATTATCCGTTCGAATTTTTGACTGCGGCATTTAATATTTTTACTGGAAAGCAAGATAAAATAACTGCGATTACGAATTATGCTAAAAAATTTGGAATCACGATTAGAGATATTCAATTTGGACACTCGAAAGCCGATTATAGTTTCGACAAAGAAAATAAATTTATTTATAAAGGAATGGAATCTATTAAGTATTTAAATGCTGATGTTTCCGATAAACTTTATGAATTATCGCAAAAAAAACAATATAATTCGTTTGTGGAAATTCTTAAAGACTTCCCTGGTGATTCAAGACAATTGGATATTTTGATTAAACTTGGTTATTTTTCTGATTTTGGAAGTATTGGAAAACTTTTAAAGATTGTGGAGATTTACAATCAATATGGTTCGAAGACAATAATTAAAAAAGATCAATGTGCGATTGATAAAGATATTATGTTGCAATATGCAACGGAAACAGAAAAACAATATCGTTTGAAAGATAAAGATGGTTTCATAAATTATCTTTTGGGGGATATTATTTATAAAGAATATCCGATTACACAAAGAATTAAAGACGAAAAAGAATATTTGGGTTATGTATCGTTAAAAATCGAAGGAAAATCAAGTACTTGGTATGTAACAGATATAAACACAAAGTATTCGCCGAAAGTATCTTTATATAACGTTGGAACTGGCGAAGAGAAAGTCGTTAAAATTGAGAAAAGAAAATATCAAATGGCACCGTTCGATAAAGATGTTTGTTTGAGAGCAACTTTTGAAATGAAGAATAAATGTAAAAAAGATGAAAACGGAGACTGGGTAAAACTAGAAGAAAAAGAAGAGTGGATTAAATATTATTCCGTTGTATAAATAGAGGTGTATATGGAAGATGAAAAGAAAATGAAAGAAAGATTGGAAAATTATAGTTATTCGAAAATCGAAACTTATGAGCAATGTCATTATAAATTCAAATTGAAATATAAAGACAAAAAGTTTTTAAGTCAGAACACCCCAGCAATTGCAATGGGTTTACTTATTCATAAGGTAAATGAAATTATTACCTCGCAGATTCTTTGTGGTCAGAAAATCGATTATGATATGCTTAAAGATTATTTTTTAAACGTGAATTTGCCAAAAAAGAATCCGAGAGACCGTGATGGTGATATGTTTGGAGCAAATATTTTGTCGCAAAAATTTGGATATAAATGGGTAGAGCTAGATAAATATGGCAAATCTTTTGCGATGAAATCACAGCAATTTTTGGAAAGTGGTATTTATAGATTGGAAAATTATTTAAAAGAAAACCCGAATCTAGAACTCGTTGCTGCGGAATTACCGTTTAAATTTAAACACAGAAAGTATGAATTTCACGGTTTCATAGACAGGGTTTTAAAAGAAAAAGACACTGGAAAATATATTATCCACGATTTAAAAACGTCATCAGAGGCTTATTCAGACGATAAATGTATTACTCCGTTACAATTTGTCGTATATGTAAAAGCATTAAAACAGATGTATGGGGAACAAACCGAAGTAGACTGTTTTTATGAATTTCCTATTGCCGAAGCAATTAAACCCGCTGGAACAAAAGGTTTTGTTGACAGAGGGATGAAAAAAATCAACAATTTGCTTGATTCAATTGAATCTGAAGATTATGTTCCACATCCAACACCGCTTTGTTATTGGTGTGAATTTTGTAACAATAACCCCGATCAGCCAAAAGAGGGGAAAAATTGTTGCCCATATTATTCATTGTGGAAGCCAGGAGCAAAGAGTTTCGCCACAAAACTTTCGTGGATCAATATGGAATCTGATGAAATGCAGCGAAATAAACTTGTTATGTTAGAGAATTTGTCGGATGACGAAGACGATGAAATCTAAATTTTATGCAATTTGAGAGGAAAATTATATGGATAATTATGAATTTGTTGAAGAAATTAAAAAAATTTTAAAGATTGATCGCGAACTTGATTTTATAGAAATTTTTGATCTCGGCGCACTTTACGAAAAAGTATGGAACGTTGGATACGATGACGGTATAGAAGAAGGATATACAGCGAAATAATTTCAAAATTCCAGTCAAAATTACTTGACTGGAATTATTATTTGTGGTATAATATATCTATCTAAAAGTAAGAGGTGAGTTTTATGCAATATGAAATTGAAGATGCCGATGTTGGATTCGAGGGTTATGTAACAAAAATTCGTTTCCCGAAGAAAAAAGAAGATTATAACGGTTGGTGCGCTTTTGATTTTCAGGTTGATTCTGTGTTTATTGGAGAAATTCGAAAAAACACTATTAAAAACGGTATCATACCTTTATGTGGATACGCGCCACTTGCCAAAGAAAATATAAGATATCGTGTATATGCGAAGTACGAAATGAGCCCAAAATATGGACACACATATCAAGTATGCTATATGAGTTCGATTGTATCTTTGAAGACAGAAGAAGACGTAAGGAATTTTCTTCTTACTATTTTACCACAAAAGACAGTTGAGAATTTTATGGAATACACCAAAGATCCGATCGGTCTTATTAAGTCTGGCGATATTAGCGAAATGTGTAACATAAAAGGTATCGGGTTTACGAGAGCCAAAGATATTGTCGCAAAATTCAAAGGAATAGATGACCGCGCAGAAGTGTATTCAATTTTTACAAAGCTCGGTTTAACAAAGAGAATGGCAGACGATTTGATTGAGCAATATAAATCTGCTGATAGCCTGATGGCAGATATTAACAAAAACCCATATATTTTGATTGAAAAATGCGAAGGAATTGGCTGGTCAAAAGCGGATAATTTGGCGTTAAAAATGGGTATAGCGGAAGATTCGGAGTTCAGGATTAAAGCTTATATAAATTATTTTTTAACGAAAATAGCCGAAACAGAGGGGCATACTTGGGTTACATTGCAGAATTTACTTTCAAGTATTCTTGGTCTTTCTAAAGTCATTACCAAAGATAGAGCAAAAACCATACTTCGTGAATTAGTTGATAAAGAAAAATTGCACTACGAAGAACAAACAAAAAGAATTGGTTTGAATAAGTATTATAGGCTTGAAAAACGAATTTGTGATGAACTTGTTCGTCTTCGAGATGCTGAAGTTTTTCCCGTAAAACATATTGACGAAACGATTGCAGATTGTGAAAAAACGGTTGGTTTTGAGTATACGCAAGAACAAAAAGATGCGATTTATAAAATATTTAAAAATAACGTCTTTCTTTTGACTGCAAACGCTGGGTGTGTAGATAAAGACACTGAGTTTTTTAATGGTGAAAAATGGAAAAAGATTTCAGAATATAAAAGCGGCGAAAGGGTATTACAATATAATGAAGACGGCAGCGCGAGTTTGACAAAACCGTTGATGTATTTTAAAAAGCCTTGCGATAAATTATATCATTTCGAAACAAAATATGGTATCAATCAAACGGTTTGCGAAGAACACGATGTGTTATATTGGAAGAATGAAAACACACACGATTCTTGTAAAATCAAAGAGATAAAAGAAAAACAAGAGTTATGCCGTTCTGGTTTTTCTGGAAAAATTAAAGCTGGTTTTAGTTATGGCGGGAAAGGGATAAATTTAACAGATGAGGAAATTCGCGTTATGTGCGCAGTTATCTGCGACGGTTCTTTTGATTCTTCTGTTGAGTTTAAAACAAATTCACACTCTTATAAGTATTGTAGATTTCATATTAAAAAAGACAGAAAAAAAGAACGTATAAGAAAACTGTTTTTAGATGCTAAGATAGATTTTAAAGAACATGATTCTATTGCAAAAGGATATACCGATTTTTATATCAAAGCACCAATGAGAACTAAAATATTTGATGAGTTTTGGTATCATTGTACAAATAAACAGCTGCAGATTATATGCGATGAAATTCTTTATTGGGACGGCAGTATTACGAAAACCAAAAACAATAAAGAGAAAAAGAAGTTTTCAACTACTGTAAAAGAAAATGCTGATTTTGTTCAGTTCGCATTTACGTCCTGTGGGTATCGTGCGACGATAAAAGTTGATGATAGAAAAGGAAAAAGATATTTCATTTCTGGAAAACAATATATTAGAAAAAGTGTTTGTTATGAAGTGTTCATTTCAAACAATGTGTTTGTTGGTTTTGGAAATGACAATAGAATTTGTCATAAAAAGACAAAAATCGAAGAGGTGAAATCAGAAGACGGTTATAAATACTGTTTTATGGTAGAATCAACAATGCTTGTTTTGCGTAGGAATAATTGTATTTTTGTTACGCATAACTGCGGAAAAACAACGATTATGTATCCAGTTGCCCGCATACTTCGAAGAAACGGATATAACTTTGCTTCTTGTGCATTGTCTGGGAAAGCGAGTTTAAACCTTTCAGAGACTATCGGAGAAGAAGGGAAAACAATTCATCGTCTTTTGGAATTCAACGGGTTTACGACACAATTTGATAGAGATGTGAATAATCCGTTGGAACAAAATGTTGTGATTTTGGATGAAGTAAGTATGGTCGGCGGAGATTTATTTTTGCATTTATTGAGAGCCATGAAAACTGGAACAAAGCTCATAATGATAGGCGATCCAGGGCAACTCGAATCGATTGGTTTGTGCAATTTAATCAGCGATATCAAAGGTTCTGGAAAAATTGCGCAAGCATATTTGACAAAGATTTTCAGACAGGCACAAAAATCTGGCATTATTACAGATTCTTTAAAAGTATATCATCAAGAACAGATATTGCCGAGCAACGGTTTTATAGGTAGTGAAATTCACGGAGAATTGAAAGATTTTGAGATAATTTCAAAAAACACTACGCAAGATTGTTTAAATGAGATTATCAAAAAGTTTAAAAAGCTTCACTATGAAGACAAAATTTCAATCGACGATATTATTATTGCTGTTGCAAAAAGAGCGGTTGGCCCGCTTTCTGCAAGATGTGTAAATCAGATTATTCAAAACTTGTTAGAGCTTCCGAAAAATAAAGTACTTACGCACAAATATAGTGATCAAGTTCTTTATGAAATAACGTTCCATGTAGGCGATAAGGTTCTTGTTACAAAGAATAATTATAAAGCAGAAACAATCGAAGGCATAAATTATCCGATATTCAATGGTAATATTGGTACTGTATATGATATTTGCGGAGATACGTTATTGCTAAAAATAGACGATAAAATTATGCTTTACGGTCCAGGGGAAATAGGTGATTTACAGCTTGGATACGCAGTTACCACGCACAAACTCCAAGGCACTGGTTACCCCTATGTGATTGCGGTTTGCGACCAAGGTTCTTTTAATCTTTTGAGTAAGGAACATCTTTACACTGAAATAACGCGTGCTAAAAAGTATTGTGCGCTTATAGGAACGCCGAAAGCGATTACAACCGCAATTAAGACAACTCGTGTTGTAAAAAAGCAAACTTATCTTGGAGAAATGCTTGCAGCCACTTAAAATTAGTTGACATTGCAGTATTTTTGTGATATAATGGTTATAGAAATTTGCATAAAGGAGATAAATATATGCAAGAAGTTGATGAAAGATATGTAATTGTTGAAACACAAAACGATGAGGCGATAGAGATTTTTGAAGACACTATCGATACAAAGTTTGTAAAAAGAGAAGCAACCGATGATAAATGGTTGTCAGATTATCTTACAATGTATAATCTTACACCAGATCATTTCTGCGGATATTTTGTAGAAGGTGTTGAGAAACCTTATATGATTATGGATAAGACGGTAGATAATTTGTTTGTCAATGAAGGATTGGCTAATAAATATTTAACGTTGAATTATATTGATAATGAAGAAGAGGTAAAGAATGGTTAAAAATAATAATAAGAAAATTGAAGATCTTGATTTCCTTGAGGGAATTCCCCTCGCGGTTGCACTTCCAGAAGATAGTACTCTTCCCGATCCAAGAAGATTGATGTATTATGATGGATTAAAAAATCGTACTTTGTATCTGGAAGATGAAATCGATAGAGAATATTTAATTGATTTTTCAAAAATGATTATTGCTTTCAACAGAGAAGATGATGAAAAGAAAATTCCTGTTGAGAAAAGAAAGCCAATTAAAATTCTTGTCTTTTCTTACGGTGGCGAAATTGATGCAACACAGCATTTGCTCGATATGATTGCTATTTCAAAAACACCAGTATATACGATTAACTTCGGCGTTGCAATGAGCGGTGGTCTTTATGTTTTGCTTGCTGGGCACAAGAGATTTGCACTGAAAAACTCACAGGCTTTAATTCACGAGGGAAGCGGCGCAATGGAAGGAACTGCAGAGCAGGTTCGCACTCATCAGGCACAGTATACGAAGCAGCTTAAACTTTTGTCCGATTTTGTTATTGAGAGAACAAAGATTTCTAAAGAACTTTATGGTCGGAAGAAAAAGACGGAGTGGTTTATCAATGGTGCGGAACAGGTTGAATATGGTATCGTAGATAAACTCATTGATGATATTTCGGAGCTTTATTAATGGAAAAAGATTTGTATGATATTGCTATTGTTGGCGGCGGTCCAGCAGGAATGACCGCTGCCATATATGCAGCTAGAGCGGATAAAAAAGTTGTTTTGTTTGAAAAGAACATTATCGGCGGTCAAATGGTAAATTCGCCGTTAGTAGAAAATTACCCTGGATTTGAAAAAATTTCTGGAGAAGAGCTTGGTTTCAAAATGCAGGAACAGGTCGAAGATCTTGGTGTGGAAATTTTTTTCGGGGAAGTCGTAAAGATAGTAGATAATTCTTCGGAGTATATTGTTTGTACTGAAATAAATGATGAAGTATATGCTTGTCTTGCGAAAACCGTTATTCTTGCAAACGGCGTAGAGCATAAAAAACTTGGTGTTGCTGGAGAAGATTTGGCGAATTATTGTGCTATTTGCGATGGACCTTTTTATAAAGGAAAGGATGTTTGCGTTATTGGAGACGGTAATACTGCCGCTCAATACGCGCTTCTTCTTGCAAATTATTGTAAGAGTGTTACGATGATTACACTTTTTGACAAGTTCTTTTGCGAAAAAGTTTTGCAAGACAGAATTTTAAATAATACTTATATAAAGTGGGTAAAAAATTCTTCGACAAAAGGATTTTTGACGGAGAGAAATAACGGGAAAAGTAAAATTACCGCTGTTGTTACCGATAAAGAAATGATTCCGACCGATGGAGTTTTTGTTGCTATCGGGCAAGTTCCAAACGAAACGTTTACTGATTTAACAGAAAAAGACACAAAAGGTTATATTATTGTTAATGAAGCAAAAGAAACTTCACAAAAAGGTATTTTCGCTTGTGGCGATATAACAGCAAAAAAAATTCGTCAAATTGCGACAGCAATAAATGACGGTGCAATTGCAGCAACTTCAGCTATTGAATATTTAAATAATTTAAATTAAGGATCTATATATGGCAGCTAAAAAAAATTCAACAGAAACAACAGTTAAGAAAATTAATGTACCCGAAAATATCAAAGATTATATCTTTTTTAAAAGGCTTCCGTTCAAACTTGATGAAGAGCAATGGAAATTTATAGAAGCGGTTTGGAATAAAAATAACATTGGTGTGTTTTGTAATGCTTGTGCTGGTTCGAGTAAAACAACGCTTGCAACAGCAATGGCATTACTTATGACAAACGAGTTTAAATTATATGAATCTATTTATTATATCGTTTCTCCTTGTCAAGAGTCAACATTGGGTTATTTGCCTGGAAATGTAGATGATAAAATTTCTTACTATATTGATCCAGTAATCGATGCAATCACAACTTGTGGATATGATCCAGAAAAACTTATTGTTTCTGAAAATAATATGGAAAATGTAAAAAATGGAACGGCAACAATCAATGCTATTCCGTCAACGTTTCTTCGAGGAAGGAATTTCCAGAACGTATTTGTTATTATTGATGAAATTCAAAATGCGACAACGCATGAAATCAAAAAGATTTTGAGTCGTTGCCACGACAATTGCAAGATTCTTTGTCTTGGTCATACTGGGCAGATTGATTTAAAATTTCCACAGGATTCTGGTTTCTTTAAATATATTGAAGCAGCTAAGAAACAGGATTTTATAGAAGTTGTTGAACTCACCAAGGATTATCGTGGTAAATTCTCGCAGTGGGCAGATAGTATCTAAAATTTTTTAAAAAATAGTTTAAATCTCCTTGACTTTATTTTGTGTTTATGATATAATATACTTACAAAATAAATTTAAGGAGATAAAAAAATGGAAGTTCAAATCACAAGCCACGCACATCAGAGATTTAAGGAAAGAGGATATTCTAAAAGTCAACAGAAAATTCAGAACGCTTTTGACAAAGCTTGGAGTTGTGGAAAGACAATCGAAGATTTTAAGGACCATAACCAGAAAAAGTATTTAAAAAATGTTCGAGACGCACATTCTTCCGAAGGCGCAAGATTTATTCGGGTTATGGGAAACAGAATTTATCTTTTCGGAGATGATTGTGTCGGAATTACTGTAATTGGAATTGATTCCAAATATTTCGGTAAAAGAGCAAAATGGAGAGAGGCGAAAGAAGATGAAGAAGAAGATCGTGTATCAGCAGGATATTTTTGGAAAAGAACACCCGTATACTGTTGATGAAAATGGCATTATGCGCGCGAAAGACGAAAATGAAACACCAATTTTATTTGCAGACAAAATCAAAGCATACGCCGTTGTAACGTGTTCTAAGTGCTATAATAGCTGCCGTATTGCGTTTACCGATGTGGCAAAGGCTAATACACGTGCGTTTAAAGTATGCTGTCCTTGGTGCGAATATGAGAACACAGTGGATTTAAAATATTTCAATGATAAAGCAAAATTTATTTTCGAAAAAGTTTGAAAAATTGCTTAAAATTAGTTGACTTTATTTTAAAAATATGATATAATATAAGTACAAAATTGAGTTAGGTGCTACGAAGTTCCCTTTTATGTTGTTAGCAAGTTCTTGATCGGGATATTGAGTCAATTGCCTTTATCAGTCTGTAAGTCCAGTTGTCATGGTAAGTCTGATATGGTACGAGCGAACGCTGTAGTTAAATGGAGTTGGATGAACAGCCTAAATCAATGGTTAATTACCGAGTGCATTCGTAGCGCGGTGGCGCAACAACTCTGAAGTTGTAAAAAATGTCGGGGAATACTTAAAGGTTGCATACCGCCTGATTATGGATATGCTGACAGGTCAGTGAAAGTACTGCAAAAACTCCTGCTTGGGTAAATGTTGGAGGACGCGGTTGATTTTACCCTACACCGCACAAGTCGGATTAAGTCCGGCATCTATGTGTAGCCCCTTTAAAGGTGGCTTACGGAAAGATCCAGCTTTATAAGCTGGACTGCAACTCGCTTGTTACATACAAGAGAGAATACCCATTATAATGTGGGTTACGGACGAAAAGAGTGAAATCAATTCGTCAACTAACATAGCAATGTGTTAGTAAACAAAAACCAGGTAGCTCGAATGGTATTACTTTCGCTGATATTGTTTTATTATATATTCGGTTAGTAAAGTTTTTCTTCGAAGTACAAGAAGAATAGAGCTATCTATTTATGCGCAGGTATTCCGTTAAGGAGGCGGGACGGACTGTAAATCCGTTGTCGTAAGGCTCTAGTGGGTTCGATTCCCTCACTGCGCACCAACAATCATCTCAATGTAGAATTTGGCAATTGTTGCAACGATTTGTCGAAAGAGACTCAAGTGAAAGTAGAAATCCCTCAAAATCAAACCTACGAGGAATATGATCACCTTGGGCGCGAAATCCTGCGTAAATGTAATAAGGGCAGGTAAAAAAGAGTCGAAGAGATGAGAAAGCGTTTCGCTGCTTTAATGCGAGATTTATAAGTTCTGTATTGTCGAGAGTCCTGCGAGAGTGGAAACAATTAGTATTTTATGTTTATTTGATTTATTTATTTTTTAGATTATTATTCATTTTTTTACTGATTACTTATACCCATAATACAGTACAGAAAAACTCTATAATTGCACAGCGGATTATAGATAAGGCTGCCGTAGCATGTAACGGAAATCAATGCAGTACATAAGGGACTGACGGATTACTGAGAATCAGAAAATCTCAAAGCTGTATAAATATTGCTTCTTAGCTCAGCTGGTCAGAGCGCGTGACTGTTAATCACGATGTCCAGAGTTCGAATCTCTGAGGAGCAGCCAGAACCCTACGGTAGGTATACATACGCGTAGTCCGAAGCCATTGGCGGATAGAGAATTTATACACGATCGGTATAACGTGTGAGGTCACGCTCGACATAAGAACCTCTCTTATATTGCCGAGTAGCCAAGCGGTAAGGCAACAGATTTTGATTCTGTGTATCGTGTGTTCAAATCACACCTCGGTAGCCATTATGCAGAGTATACTTTCATACCTCTGGGAAGAAAGAAGAGAAAGCGGAGTTTGTAAAATCATTACATCGGCATAATTACTCTGGTTAAACTTAAGATTATGCGTTTTGGGGGTATAGCTCAGTTGGTAGAGCACCTGCCCTGCAAGCAGGATGTCATCGGTTCGAATCCGATTACCTCCACCACAGGCCGAACATTGCCTTGGGCGTATCCAAAAATTGTTTCCGCGTTAGTTGCGATAGTACAGGGTGCGATATCTATCAAAGATACGCTGGTAGAATATCGGAAGTCCGACGGACACCTGACGTTCGAGGTGGCACCAGTTAATTGCCATTATAGGAGGTCGTTTTGCAAGACGATTTTCCAATTAATATGGAATATAATAGATATTATATAGTGTTTAGGCTTTATAAGGAATGAGGCTTTCGGTGAAGTCGTTGAAATCGACATACCTATATTTTGAACTATTATATTCTGAACCGTAAAATAATAAAATGGAGTTCTTATGAAAATTTACTTACACACTTTTAAAGATGTAAATGATTTCGCAAAAATTACTGAAAATCTCGATTGCGAAGTTGTTGTAGAAAGCGAAGATAGAAAGTATCGAGTAGATGGAAAAAGTATTCTTGGTATTTATTCCCTCGATCTTTCAATGCCGCTGATTCTTTCTGTTCCAGAAACAGAAGAAGATAAATTTTTCAAATACCGCTGGTTTGAAGAGGAAGATTAAGCCGAATCAAACCTTTCTTTCTGCCAAAAGGAAAAGCGTATTTATATAATCCAAAGATTAGAGGTGATTATTATGAAGTTTTATAGTGAAAAAACGAAGAAGTATTACGATAAGGCAGACGATTGTGTTGCCGACGAAGCTAAATTCGATAAAGAATTGGCTCAAAAGGAAGAAGCCGCAGCCCTTGCGAAAGCAGAAAAGGAGAAGGCTGTCGCTTTGAGAAAAGAAGAGGCGAAGAAAATTGAAGAGAAAATTGCCGAAAGAGCTAAACTCGATAAAGAAATTGACACTTTGATGAATGAATTTACAAAGAAATATGGTTCATTCCATTATACCTTTAAAGATTCTGATTGCAACTTCTCGAACTTTTTTGAATATCTGATTAACCAGTTCTTGCTTTAAAAGTTCAAAAACAAAATGGGGTATGGCAGTGCCCCAAATTTTCGTTTATAGAGGTATATTTATGAAATTGCTTGAAGATTTATACTCACGCTGTTTAAATGCTCCGTATATTCACACAGAAAACGATGGAGATTATTTTTACGAAATTAAAAATAATATTCTTTATTTGTATTTTCAGTGTACGCATGGCGGAGATGATTGGAAAAATAATTTAGATTTTCCTGCTGTACCGTATTCAGACATGGGGATTAAATGGAGATGTCATCGCGGTTTTCTCCGTGTTTGGGAATCAATCAAACCTTTTTTGAAAGATGTAATTATGGACGAAGGAATTAAAGGCGTGTATGTCGTTGGTTATTCCCACGGAGCTGCAATCGCTACGCTTGCACATGAATATGTTTGGTTTAATCGTCCAGATCTTCGTAATAATATGAAGGGGTTTGGGTTTGGTTGCCCAATATGTTATTGGGGTTTCAGAGTTAAAAAATCTTTAAAAGAACGTTGGGAAAATTTTTATCCAATCAGAAATATTAATGATTTAGTTACACACGTTCCCCCAGTGCTTTTTGGTTTCAGACATGTTCATAAAGTTTTTGAATTAGAAAACCCAGATTTGAAAAATGTTCATAAAAATTGTCCAGCGATTGATGCGCACTATGCCGATAATTATATTTACAGTATTCAAAAGGAAAGCGAACACACAGAATTTTATGTGAAAGAGGAATAAATCATGATTGACGAAAAAGAGCTTATTAAAAAATTAGATGAAGCAAAAAAAATGCACAAAGAGGCGTGCGAACGTGGAAATGGATTGGTTGCAGAATATTATGAAGGCGTAATCGATACGCTTTCCGATATTATCATTGTCGATTCATTAACTAGGGAAGATGAATGGATTATTGCGGTGAATAACGTTTATGTTGAAATAGTGAAAAACATTTCTGGCAAACAATTTGATCCGAATGTTAAACTGTTCGTATTAGATGCAATTTCTGAATCTTGCGATAAAATTAGAAAAAGTTTTGAAAAATAATATAAAATCAGTTGACTTTTAAAACCATCTGTGGTATAATCTAAATATAAAATTTAGAGAGGTATTACAGATGGTTTATTTAATTGCGATTATTGCTTTGGCACTTGCACTCCTTACGGTGTTTATCTTCGGAGATAAACTTGGGTTTCCGCAGGTAAAGATGATTAGCACGAAGTATCGTATTGTTATTTGTGTAATCATTGTTTTGGCGGCAATTGTTGATTTTGGTTTTGTTAAAATCGTTATTTTAAGTTAATGATTATTCTGTTTATGTTTAAAGGAATTAAGAGAAGTATATGAAAAATGAAGTTGTAAATTGTAAAAAAGAAATATTAAACAATTTGTTTGTAAAGTGTTCTTGTGGTGGCGAGATTATTGAATTTCAACACATCAAAGACTCAGACAATGAGCAGGTTTGTAAAATTAAATACTACGGGCTTTTAAATAATCTGGAAGATGATTATGCCACTTCTTATGGAACAGAGTTTGCTATGTCTGTTGAAAATATGGTGCGTTTTTGTCATTCCGTATATCAGATGTATTTGTTCTTTGAAGAAGAAGAAAATACGGACAGTATAAAAACACTGGAATTTAATGACGAGTATGAAGGTTCTGAAAACATAATTCGTGTTTATTATTGTGAAAAAGATTCTTATATGTTTATTCAGTGCTACTATAAGGATGCTGCTGGTAATAAAGTTGATATGTGGGAAATCGGAATACTTGACGAAGATAATATCGTCGATTTTATGGTAAGACTTTTAAAATTTGCGGAAGATATTATGGGAGATAAACAGAATGTATTGTTGGAAGATTAAAAAGTGCGGCGAAAAAGATTATGAAAAATTTATAACCAATAGAAAATTCACGCTTAAATCGTTTAAAAAATATATTTACGATTTGAGAATGGATTTATATGAAGGAAATTGTTGTATTCATCAGGATTTAAAATATAAGGAGAAAAGAAAATGATTAGCAATCATGCTTTTTGTGAAATTGTAAAGGCGGTTAGAGCGCAGGATAAATATATCGGTAAGATTGAAAATGCACTCGGCGTAATTCTCGAAGATGCTTGGAAGCCGATGACGGACGTTATCAATGTTCTTGAATACGAAATGGATTGCGGCGTTTGGGAAGATGAAGTTTTTGACAAAATTTTCGACACCAATGAAAAGCCGTCAGACATTTATTTTTATATACTGAATAACAACAAACAGGAGAAAGAAGAAGATGCCGAAGAAGAGTGAGTGTTTGCTGACAAAAGAAGAATTTTGCAAATACATTAATTTTATCAAAGCTCGTATTGAAGCAGAAGATAAGATCAATGATTTGTTCACCGAAGAGTTTACCGATAGCATTTTTATGCCTTATGGAAAATGTATTGATAAAATTGTCAGTTTATTATCGAAAATAATGCGTTGTAAAGACATAGACACGTGGGGAACGACCGATATCGACTATTTTGTCTATGAGCTTGACTTTGGCAAGAAATGGCCAGAATACAGTGCTTACGATGAATATGGCGCGCTGATTCCAATGAGAACACCAGAAGAACTTTATGATTATTTAATTAAAGAAAATTTTGAGGATTGATATGAAATTACAACTGTTAGATTTTATTAAACAGAATAAAGAGAACTGGAAAGAAGTTTTGCAGAAGCCACCTTATTCTCTTATTGTAAAAGAGGACGATGATTATATTTTAACAAAATATAATCAGTTGGAATCTGATTTATCAAATTCAATTGTTCAGGAATGTCGTGGAATAATTTTGCGTAAATCAGATTTAAAAGTTGTTTGCTTTCCTTTTACAAAGTTTTTCAACTACCACGAGCCGAATGCCGCTAATATAGATTGGGACGGTGCACGCGTTCTTGATAAAATCGACGGGAGCTTGATGAAGCTTTGGTTTGATAATGGATATTGGCATTGGTCCACAAACGGAAATATCGATGCTGATAAAACAGAATTCGCAATAAATGATTTATCGCAGATGTATTGTCCTTGTAAAACTTTTGGAGAATTAATTCGTACGGCTGTAAATTATAAAGATTTAGATTTTAATAATCTAAATAAAAAATTTACGTATATGTTCGAACTGGTATCTCCGTATACCAAAATTGTAATTCCATATTCAGAAACAAAACTTTATCATCTAGCTACTCGTGATAACACTACGTTTGAAGAACTCGAAACGGACATCGGGGTTGAGAAACCGAAATCTTATGATATTTCGACCGTTGATGATTGTGTGCTTGTGGCTGAAAAACTTTCTTCTGATTATGAAGGTTTTGTTGTTGTAGATAAGAATTATCATCGTATTAAAATCAAAAACCCAAAATATCTTATGATGCACAGAATGGCAAGCAATAATTCTTTGAGTATTAAAAATATTCTTGAGATGATTAAAATTAATGAATGCAGTGAATTCCTTTCTTACTTTCCAGAATATACAAACGCATTTAAAATTGTAGATCAAATTCTTAAAAAGTATTATTTCGAAATGAGCAAAGAATACTATGAGTTTAAAGAACAATCTTTGTTTTTATCACGGAGAGAAATTGCAGAAAAGATAAATAGCAATGCCAAATGGAAAGATTATCTTTTTGGCGCAATATATAAAAACGAAACAGATGCAGAAAAGTATTTGTTCGAAATGAAGGGCGATAGGCTTTTAAACCTTGTTCGCGAAGACTATAAAAAAATGATGGAGAAAAAAGATGCGGATACCTATTTTATATATAATGTGTGGACTGCCAGCGTCGGGGAAGACAACTAAAGCTAAAGAAATCGTTGCCGAAGAGGGTGCTGAGTACGTATCGTCTGACGAAATCAGAAAAGAATTGTATGGCGATGAAAGTTGTCAGTCTGATAATCAAAAAGTATTTGAACATTATTACAAAAGAATGAATCAATATCTTTCCGAAGGAAAAGATGTTGTTATTGATTCAACAAATGTTACTTTGAAATCGAGAAAAAGAATTATTGCCGAATGTAAAATAAATTGCGTAAAATTACTTTATATGATAGCAACTCCTATTGAATATTGTTATGAAAATGATTCAAAAAGAGAAAGGCACGTTGGGAAAGAAGTTATTGATAAATTCTGGAAAAGTTTTCAATTTCCGCAAGAGTTCGAAGGCTTTGACGGTGTAAACATTGTAAATTTATATAGTAATAAATCAAAAATATCGATTGAAAAAGCTATAAAAGATATGAAGTCTTTTGATCAAAAAAATCCACATCACAAGTTTACTCTTGGAGAGCACTGCTTAATTACCAAAAAACTTTTAGAAAATTCTTTAAAATATTTAGATATTCAATATATCAAAGATAGTTGTTATTATGCAGCCCTCATCCATGATGTTGGTAAAATGTTTTCACAATCTTTTGGAGAAGATGGTGTCGCACATTATTATAATCATGCAAATATTGGCTCATATTATATAGTTTCTCATTTTGATAGTTTTTTCAAATATGAAGATCGTAAAAACATTCACTCATTACTAGTAATATTTTTAGTAAATTATCACATGCTTGCACACGAAATTCATACCGAGAAAGCTATAAATAAATATAAAAATCTTTTTGGCGAAGAGTTGTTTGATTTATTAATGAAGTTTCAAAAGTGTGATAGTCTAGCCTCTGGAACGGTTGGAGAAATTGATTTATGAAAGATAAAGTAAGAGAAGTTTGTATATATAGAAAAAAAGACAATGGAGAAATCAGACCGCGTATTTACAGAAGGTGTGATAGAGATTGGAAATACGAAGATGAAGCCGATTTTCTTGCAGCGATAATGTGGATGCTTATTTTGGATTTTCTGTTTACGCTACCGTTGATGCAAATCACAGCTTGGTTTTTGTTATTTTTGAGCCTTCCTTGTTTAATGTTTGCTATTCTTTTTGGATATTTAGAGAAAAGAATTTTGGATAGATGTTGGAACGAATTATATTTAAAATCAAAAACAGCGGAACAACAAAAATTAAAAGAAGATTTTATCGCTCAACGTGAAAATTGGATTACAACTTGCGAAGGTTTGAAGAATACTCCGATTGGAAAACTCACCACATCACAAAAAGAAAGAATGGAAAAGTTGGAATACGATATTAAATATTTAGATTTTCTTTAAAAATTTTAAAGTCAAGTGCATAAAATCGCTTGACTTTTTTTTATTCGTTTGATATAATATACGTACAAAGATAGCGAGGTGAGAAATTATGCATATGCCTTTTTTGAAGAGTTTGTCTAATTTATTCGATGAAAAAGTAAAGAAAAAAGATTTTACTATACCAAGAACGGAGAAAGACGTTTGGGGTAGCGAAGTTGTAATTGTTGACGGTGAAAATATAAAAAAATATAAACTTGAAACTTGGGCTATTTCCGTACCATTTAAGCAAACAGATTCTGCAAACGATATTGTTTGTCGTGCGCTAAAACAATTAATTCCAGCAGAAGAATTGCATTTACCTGATAAATCTGTATTCATTAAAGACCATAAGTATATTGATGGATATAAAATTCATCAGTTATGTGAGTGGCGATTGCTTGAGGTTGATGGAAATTATTATGTCGGTAGAGAGTTTGATAAAGATGAAATTAAAAAAGGATATACAAATTATTTGATATTTGTTAAATATGCTAAAATATTGGAGGATAATGATGGTTGAGTTAATTATCGGAATTATATTCTTGTTAATGGGATTTTTAGGAATATTTGTAAGGTTTGATTGGGTATGTAAGAAAATCTATCAATATGAAGGAATTTTTCTTTTTATAGTTTTTATGATTTTTGTAATCGGATTTCTATTTTTGATAGATGGAATTGGAATTATTTTGGCGAGGTAAGCGGATTATGTTAGGATTGGGGTGTAAATGTGAGCATTTAACAAAAGAACAAGTTTTATATAATCTCCTTTATATTATTAGAAATAATGAAGGCGAGAAGTTAGAAAATCTTGTTTGTGATTTTGTAAAAAACTATTTTAAAAACGAGGACGAAAAATGAAAGATTGGAGTGGAAATACTAATTCTGTTTTCAAAATTATTTCTGCAAGTAATCATACGGAAGAGGAGCGCGAAGAAAATGATTTTTACGCAACAGATCCAATTGCCATAGATAAATTATATAAAACTGGCGAATTAACTTGCAAAAATATCTGGGAATGTGCTTGTGGCGAAGGGCATTTGGCTAAAAAACTTGTTGAATACGGTTATAACGTAAAAGCAACAGACCTTATTGACAGGAATTATGGAGAAGGCGGCATTGACTTTCTCGCCTGTAAAGATAAGTTCGATGGCGATATTTTAACCAACCCACCATATAAATTCTCACCTGAATTCACATTAAAAGCACTTGATTTAATTCCAGATGGAAATAAAGTGTTTATGTTTTTAAAATTAACATTTCTTGAAGGGAAAAAGAGATACGACGAATTGTTTTCTAAATATCCACCCAAAAAGATTTATGTTTTTTCGCAAAGAGTTTTGTGCGCGAAAAACGGAGATTTTGATAAAACCAAAGCTAACGGTGGTTCCGCAGTTGCTTACGCTTGGTATGTTTGGGAAAAAGGATATACTGGTGATACGATTATAAAATGGATTTAAGGAGAAAGATAAATGAAGCCATTTATTATTTTTAAAGAATTGAAAGACAACAAAGTTGAATTGACAAAAGAAGAATTAGAAGAATTGATTACGCAAGCTTACAATCAAGGTTGTACTGACGGGGAGAAAGACAATAATTGGGTTTATCCTTTAGCTCCAACTTGGAATAATCCACATATTAAAAATCCGAATGACGTTACCGCAACTCCATTTGTCTATCAAACTTCGGTAACGTGTAATACAAGCAAAGATAATAATTGTAAAAATATTAAAGTAGAAGCAGCTCCAATACTTGGGTGTTTTTAAAGAGGTATAAAAAAATGACTGAAAAGGCTAAAAAGAAAATTAGAATTAAATTTCGCAAGGAATTTGCAGACGGGAAACAAAATATTCATATTGATCCAGAAGGCAATATCGTTGATGATGAGTTATATTATTGTTGGGAACAAAAACCCGTTTATAATATAACGGGGTGCTTGGTTGAATACACAAAAAGATATCTAAATAGAAGTTTCAAAGAGGATGATAACGAAAGTTTTAATTATTTTGATGAAATTATTTACGGAGATAATGGATTGGTAGATAGACTTATTCCTTGTCAAAGATCTTATAATGCTTTGAAAGGTAGATATGCTGAATCTGTAAACAGGCTTTCTTTGGGAGAAATTATCGCAGAAGATGGTTCCGTTGATACAAATAAACTTTTTGAAGAGGGAATTTCTCCTGGAAAAGTAATTATTTATAGACAGGGTTCTGTTGCTCCGCAAATTATCTATAAAGATCCAAAAATACTGCAAATAATCAATGCACAGTGCGATGTAGTTTATAATGAAATGCTTGAAATCGTAAGACTGTTTATTATGAATTATTGCGATATTGATATTATGCTTAATTTATCGAATTTAAAAAGATGAAATTATTTATATTATTTGTAATGATTTTCGCTCATATTGTGGACGATTATTATCTGCAAGGAATATTGGCAAGCCTAAAACAGAAAACTTGGTGGGAAAATCAGAAAAGTTATAAACCAATGTACAAATATGACTATATCATTGCATTAATTATGCACGCATTTAGCTGGTCGTTTATGGTTTCATTGCCGATTTTATACCTTGGTTTTACAAAGTGGATTGCTGTTGCAATAATTTTAAATACAATTATTCACGGAATAGTCGATGATTTAAAAGCGAATAAACACAAAATCAATCTAATTATAGATCAATCAATTCATATTGTTCAGATTATTATTACTTGGGTTTTGTTGGTTGTAATAAAATAAATGATTTATAAGGAGAAAAAATGAAATTAAAGATTAATTTAGAGCAAGAAATGACAGAAGAGGAACTCGATGTTCTGTATGAAGAATTTGATATTGACGGAGAAAATAAAGAAGAACACAATTGGGGAAAATATCTCCTTTTACAACATTGTATGATTTTTCTAAAGGTGATTTAGATACGTTTAAAAAATTAAATAACGATGTAGATACCGAAGAAGTGATGGAATCTGAAAATGGCGGGTATTATGTTTATATTGAAGATTCTGATTATGATAATGTTGGTGAAAATGAGAGTCTTTATAACTTAAGGAATTATGAGGTTAAGGTAAATCAAAAAATTCGTTGGTATCAGAATGTTTTAGACAATATCACAAAGTTAGTTAAAGAAAGAGAAGAGAAAAATTTCAAAAAGGAAGAACAATAATGAGAACTGTTAGTAAAGACATAATGATGATTTGCAAAGGATGGTATACTAATCGTGAAGAAATTAGTAAACGACAGGCGGTTGAAAACTATATCAAAGAGTATCTTGAATGTGAACCTTATAGTGATTGCGTTGTAGATATTCTTTATAAGGCTGTTGAAAAAATTCACGAATCAAACAAAATCGGAAAATATTTAGTCGAACAAAGCCAAAAAAGCAATGGAAAACTCCCCGCAATCGATTTTATGATTGAAAGCCTGATACATTTACTTGCTTTTAAAGTAACCTTAAAAATGGATTTGTCTGATTATAAAGCAATTCAAGATTATGTTTATGGGAAAGACAGCGCGATTATAGACTTTAAAAATATGTCCGTAGTTATGCCCGATGACAAACCTTGGTGGATTAGATTTAAAAACGATGAAGTGGAGGACGATTTATAATGAGTATAAACGCTTATTTTGATTACGATTTTGATGAAGATACTGAATCTCAAGCAGACGAAATTGTGCACAAAGCAAAAGATAAGCTTGTAGATTTGATTTATGAAAATGTAAAATCAGAAATTGAAGAAGATAAAAAAAATTATGAAAGAGCCAAAGAAAGAGCTGATGAGCTGCAGAAAGAGTGTTATGAAAAAAGAGAAAAAATCAATGCGCTCGAAATTGAATTAAAGAAAGTAAAAGAAGAGCTTGAAAGAAGTGATAAGTTAATTCCTAAAACACCTTTTGCGCTTGGTGATGAAGTTTGGGTTCCTTATAGAAAGTGCGGTGATAAAGATGAGGTGAAATGCCCTGTGTGTAATGGCGAAGGGTATATTACCACACTAACTGATGTTTATGGAACGCTCAAATGTATCTGCCCACACTGTAATAATGAGTGGGGAAAAACAAGAGCGGAATATGATAAATACTCCGTGGAGCGTAGATATATCAAATCAATTAATATTTTTACAGATAAAGCAAAAGAAACTAGATTTGATTACGGAACTATTGAAGACAAAAACAATCTCGGTGTTAAAGACTATCATTATGTAACTACCGTAACACATGTTTATGCTACAAGAGAAGAGGCGTTGGCGAAAGCGCAAGAGTGGGAAAACGAAAGCAAAAAGAAAGCCGAAGAAAAGATTTTTGGAGAAAAGAAATGAAAAAAGTTTTGTTAATTATAATAGGATTTTTAAGCGGCGCATTTCTTTGTGGATGTGCAAGTTTTGCAAGAACACAGAAAAGTTGGAGTTCTGATATGAACGGAGGTCTTGAACGTACCGTAAATGTTTATACGCTTGATGGAAAATTGATTGCTACCTACGAAGGAAAGATTGATATTGATGATAATTCTAATGGCAGCGTAATGTTCGATCTTAACGGGAAAAGATATGTATATTATAACGCTATTATTGAAGTGATTGAAAAATAATTTAAAAATTTTCAAAAAGTCAGCTAATTTTAATTGACTTTTTCTTCTTTTTATTATATAATAAACATGTAAAAAATCAATGAGAGGCGTATAGTAAAATGAAAAAAGACTTTAAGCTTGAATTAAAGAAGAAACAGGACGATAATAGCATATTTTACAGATACAGTTATGAAACCTGTAAAATCTGGTTCGATCAAGATCAAACAACTGGAAATATTTATAGAGTAAATATTGTAGATAGACAATATCCGGAAGTAGATTACTATGTAGATGATACAGAAGATAGATTTTACCCTTCGAAAGTTAGATTAGATTTTCCCAGACTGTTTATTAAAAGTGATTTTGATTTTGAATCTGCTAATAAAAAATTACATGATTGTTGTTTAAGAAGATCTGCTATTGAAGAATTCTTACTTTCTGGTGAGCACTATAAACTTTGGTTAGAAAAACATGGAGAAATTTAGTTATGGGAAAAACTGATAAAACACCTGGACTTGGTGATAGAATGAAAAGTTATGAAAATGTAAATAGATTTTATTTAACAAGAAGAATGCCTTTGATTATAAGAATTGACGGGCGTGCTTTTCATACTTTTTGTAGAGGATTTAAGAAGCCTTACGATAGAATATTTGCAGAATCAATGCAAGCTACCGCGCTTAACTTATGTAAAAATATTGAAGGTTGCAAATTAGCTTACACTCAATCTGATGAAATTTCTTTGCTTCTTACCGATTATGATGAATTAAACACACAGGCTTGGTTTGATAAAAACTTGCAAAAAATAGTAAGCATTAGTGCTTCTCTTGCAACTCTTTATTTTAATAAGTCTTTTAAAGATTTATCTGAAGAATGGTTTGAAAGATATTATGAAGCTTGGAACTATACGGAAGAAGATAGCAAATATTATTGGACTTTAGGAAGAGTAGAATTTACTGCAACATTTGATTCAATAGCTTTTTGTTTACCCAAAGAAGAGGTTGCAAATTACTATATTTGGCGACAGAAAGATGCAACCAGAAATTCTATAAATTCTCTTGCTCAAGCTAATTTTTCTCATAAATCACTTCAAGGATTAAATGTAAATCAAGTACAGGATAAACTTATAAATGAAAAGGGAATTAATTGGAACGATCAATTAACTGAGTTTAAAAGAGGAGTTTGTTGTATAAAAACAGAAGAAGGTTGGAAAATAGATAAAGAGATTCCTGTATTTACTGAAGATAGAAATTACATTGAGAGGTTTATTTAATAATGAAAATTTATGAATTACCTAATGCTCTTTTTGATGATAAACCAGTAACTTATATCGGTGAAACAGATCAAAAAATCGATGTTGGAGGGCTTGTAAAATTTAATAACAGATACTACAACTGCTGCAGGGTAAACCTTAAAGAAAATTCTTTGTATGTAAGATTTTTAGATTTTTACCTTCCAAGAATGGATGACGATTATTGCGACGATAATTTAAGATGTCCATTTTGCGGCTATGAAGACCGCGATTCTTTTGAGCTTCCAGGGGAAGATGACGAATATGAATGTCCTCAATGTGGTAGCATATTAAAATATCACAAAGAAATCAGAGTGTCGTATGACGTTGAAGTAGTTGAAGAAAAAGAGCCTTTGGAGGTAAAATTTAAATAATGAAAATTTGGGATCATTGTGTAATCTATACTGCAGACGATGAAGAGCCAGATTGCTTGATGTGTGATAACTATCAAAGTAGCGACCTTTGTAGCGAATGCGGACCTGAACATTGGTGGCACTATTATGAGAGAGAAGAACAAGATTCTAAAATGAGTAGACTAATCATATCTTTAGAAAAATTAGGTTTAAAGAATCATAAAAAGATTTAATAGTCCAGTAATTAAGGAGAATAGTATATGTTAGTAAAAGATTGGTTGGGCGTAGTTAGTAGTGCGCAAAATATTCAAGTCGTAGACGGTAACACCACAGCGTATGGAACAAAAGAAAGTATAGAAGAAAATTATGGGGATTTCGAACTGAAGAAAGTCGAACAGGTAGATGATACAGATTTGTTGATTCTTTATGTTTCAACTAAATGTCCTTATTATAGAGTTCGAACAGTCAAGCATTATCTGAGCGAATACGAAAAGGGATATTACGCCGCATTACACGGTGGCATTCATATTGAGTACACCGATGAAGAAGAATTTTATTGTTTAGGGACGAAGAATCGTGAGGTTTGTAATTGTGGCGGAAACAAAGAAAAGTGCGAGCATTGCGTTAAATAAAGAGGGAGAATAATAATGAGCGATTATGTAAGAAATAAACAGGTATTATACCCAGTAACAAAAGAACTATTAAAAAAACTTAACTGTAATGATGTTTATGATCTTGAAGATGATATTGATAAGAGGCTTCCAGCCAAAAATAATTTTACTGCAGAGGTATTTATAGATTATAGTGGTACAAAAAACCCTAATGAATACTTAGCCTATACGCTTGATAGTGATTATGGAATTGAAAGTGGTGAATTTGGCAGAGCCAGATTTCTTAAACCTTCCGAGCAAGAAAAATATAAGGAATTATTTAGCGAAGTAATTCCAGAAGACTTTATAGATCCAACATTATTTAAGTATGTAGATTATTGTTACTATAATTGTTGTGAAGCAGATGACTATTATGTAAAGAAAGATAGTTTTGAAGAGGAAATATGATTAGCAAAAAGACTTATGATACTTCTATAAGATACGCACACGATGGATATAGTTTTGGAGCACCAGAAACTAAAGATCTTTTGAAAATAATTAAATTAGAAAGAAAACATAGAGATGTTTTAGATGTGGTGGAAGATAAATTAATGGAAATTAGAGATGCAGATAAAGAGTATATCACCTTTGATTGCCTTAAAAAAGACTATAATGAAATAAAAACAGTGTTAAAATATTATATGTATGCTTTCTATGATAAGGACATAAAGAAGAAGGCAAAAGATGATGTTACTTATGAGGTAAAATTATATGCAAGGTAAATAATAGAATATTTTTGAAAAAGTCAACGAAATTAGTTGACTTTTTTTCTGTTTTAGTATATAATATTATTGTAAATAAAAAAAAGAGGTATTTTGTTTATGAAAACACTTTTAATTGTAAATCTTATTGCCCTTGTAGTTCTTGTAGTATTTTTGACTATACTTTTAATTAATTATCATAAAACTAATAAAGCACTATTTCACACTACAGCTGAGTTAGCTAGTGTTAAAGATGAAAAAGATAAGATTGAGTCAGAGCTTAATGCTTATACTAAACCAAATCCAGTAGATATTTATCCTGAAATCTATAATATAATAGCTGCTTGGTGCAAAGAAATTGGAATTTATCAAGTAGCAATTAAGAATAGATATGATTCTAAATCAAGTTGCTATAAACTCACTTTGTATACTTCAAGACCTGGAGCTTTTATTGATAAAGCTGGAAGTATAATTGAGAAATATAAAAAGATGTTACAGGAATGCAGAGTCGGTTGCATAATTGGACAGATTGAGATAGAAGAAATCTCTGGCATAGTAAATCAGAATCAAGTTGATGTAGAAGATTATTATAATTCTTATATGTCTAATTGGTTCGATTACGAGGAAGCAGGAGAAGAATATTAATGTGTAATAGAAACTATTTTACAGATTTTGAATTCTGGAGTAAACAAAATATTAAAAGTAAAAAGCACTTTAAAACTGTAATGGCTGTTATGTACGGCAAGAAAAAAGATAGAGGCGGCATAAAGAAAAAGTATTTAGCTATTATGAAAGAACAAGAGAAAACACAGAGATTTATGAGAGAAGCCATAGATTGCGTTTGCCCTCAACTAAGTGGTATACTCAGATACTTAAATTGTTTTGGCACCAGTACTTATTATTAAAAAACAATTTTCAAAAGCCATTAAAAACAGTTTACTTATTTTAATAATTGTGATATAATAAAAATAATTGGAGAGATAGCTATATGGAGTACATGACTAATTACGAGAAAGATATACAAACCAAACTCGACAAGAACGAGAAACTGCTTCAAACTAAAACTAAGCAAATAGCCGACCTGCAATACGAAGCCGAGCTGATTATCAACGCGTCAATCGCCATTATTCGCGGAATTCAAGACCAAGTTCAGATGACTGATTTACAAGAAATATGGTTCGACTTTGACAACGATAAAAGCAAGTTTAAACCCGACGGGAAAGACAGTAAAGCAAGGCTTAAATTCATCGAAGAGAATTGCGTGTTTGATAGAGAAGTACCGAAAGACGTGAAATTGAAGGGTATAACCTTATATGGGTATTGTTGGGAACTGTGGCTCGATTACGTCAGGAATGATAAAGAGTTCAGAATAGCTCTTCCGTGTTATAAGAACGCAAATAAAGACAATTACAAAAGTTTGAGTTACAAGATTATGGCAGTTGACAACTGTTCTTTCACAACGGTGTTTAGCACGATGTTTCTTTCGGAGCTAAAAGACGGCGCTGCGAAATTCTTAAATGGAGAGATCGGAAATGAATAAGAGAGAATACTCAAAACTGAAAAAGTGGACGGATACCCTGAGTGACGGGCAGCTTAAAAAAGAGTATTACGACGCGCTGTACGATTCACTTGGCAGTCAAACTGAAGAAATGTATGAGTGCGGTTACGATATAGTCGATATACTCGAAAGAGAAAAGTATGAAAGGTGGCTGTCGAGACAAAGAGCTATGCTTGAAAGGATTTGCTCGGAAAGGGGAATTGAGTTATGGGAAGAATACGGGGAGAAGAAGGGATGATTTATAATTTTTATACCGAATTCACTAACACGGAAGAGTTCATTAAAATCAATCGTTTTGCCGAATGGAAAGACACATGCGGTTGGTGTTTAGAAAACGATGTGAGGGTTGATTGTTTCCCAGTTGCGATCGACGATAAAATTCAGGCGTTCTTCTTCTGCGAAGTGAGAAATGGCACGCCGAGTGAACAAGAGGTTTTGGAAAGGCTCAAAATGGTAGTGCCGAACATCCACCCAACAGACCAAGAAATTCCAGTCGCGATTGATTGGATTAGGATTTTAAATAGTTCGCATCGTAAATTTCATATTTACATTTAGACGAAGATATTATAGTATAAATACAAGGAGATACTAAAATGAAAGTTGAGGAATTATTCAAAGTTATTGATACGAGGTTTTTCTACCCTGATATTCATATTGTTGACGATGCAAACTCAAGAAGCGTCAAAACATTTAAATATCTGCGGGATGGCGGAACTTACGTTAAAGAAATGCTTAATCAATTTGGAGACAGAACAATTGTACCACTTGGTGTTGATTTTGGTACTGATGAATATGAAATTGACTACATTATAATCGAGGTAAAATAATATGTTTGTAATAAGTATAAAGAAAATATTTGACTGTTCAGGAAACAGATTAGAGAAACCAGAATATGAATATTTTAGTTATGATAAATATGCGGGTTCTTTTAGTACTGGCTATCCTACTTGGGATGATTTTTATCATGCTGAAACTTTTAAAACTGCTGAACAAGCTAAAAAGGTTTATATGGAAAATTTACATATTCTTTGTTGCTGTTGGAAAGATTATGACAGGGACAGTGTAAGAATTTGTGAAGTTAAATTTAAGCCTGTAGGAAAATTATCTTGGAAGGAAAGTGAAGACTAATTATGGAAATTAAAACTTATTATATAGAATTTAACTCTTGTAAAGATGGAGTAGTTTATTCTTTAGAGCAAACTGTAGAAGCGGAAGATATTTATAATGCTATGAAAATAGTAGAGAATTATTGTCATGATAATTATGGGACATGCGAAATTACTAGCGTGAAGAAAGTAAATAAAGATACTTTTACATGTGAAGTTTGTAAAAGAAAATATCAATGGGCTTCTCCGTGTACACCAGATGACTGCGATGATAGATTCAAAGAGTTTTGTAATGAAAGAGAAAGAAATGAATTTGTGAGGATGAAAAATGATTGATATTAATACAGCTGTAATGATTGCTGAACGAAAACAAAAGAAACGTGAAAAAGATACTACAGAAAAAGATTATCAAAGATTTTTAAAATATTTAAATAAAAAAATTATTAAGGCGTGTAAAAAGGGAAGTTTTGATTATTGTTTTGATGTTGGTTGTGAAAGAAAGATTTTAGATAGATTAAAAACTGATTTAAACAATTTTGGTTACAAAGTAAATATTCGTGGACCTTTTTATGGTTTAGATGTTTATTGGGAAATAAGAGTCAGTTGGGAAGAGTGAGGAATGATAAAATGAGTGAAAATGAAATTGATTATAGACAAAAATACAATGATTTAATTGCACATATCAATACAGTACCGTTTATCACTAGCCCGATGGGAGACCTACCAGTTACGTCAACAACTGTCAGAAATCTTTTAAACAAGTTGATAAAAACAGAAGAAGAAAACCATGATTTAAGCGACCAGCTTTATAATTTGAATCTTTATATAGATAACTTCGAAGAAATTCAAAACAATAACACAAAACATCTTGTAGATCTAATCAAAAAAGACGTTCCAGAAGAATATCATAAACAAATTGATGAAACAACGGATATATTTCTTGGAGTGCAAAATGGAAAGATCTAAATTTATTTCGATGCAAATTATAAACAAAATCAAAAATCTGAAGAGGAAGATTTTTGAATATGAAGACGAAGAATCAGAATGTGTAAACAGAAGGGCTGTTGCAATTTGCGAGAGACACATTGAAAAATATCTTGCAAACGTTACACCTTATGAATCGGAAAGAAAAGAATTACGAGAAAATATTAAGTGGACTTGTGATAATTGCGCAGAGAAATTGGAAAAACTTGGTTGGGAAGTTTATGGATATTTATGAGTTTGAAGAATTTATGAAGATTCTTAAGTGGGAAATACAAAAATATACCGTGAATCAAAAGATGAACGGGAAAGAAATAAGCTCAGAAAATATTATTGATTTAATTATCAAATGTGAAAATAAAGCAAAGAAAAAATATTTCAAAGGTGAAAATAATGAAAGGAATTGAAGTTTACAGAGGAAAAGTTGTTGACGAGGACGAATACGTGCAAGGTATATTAATCGGAGAAGATCAAATCTTTCAATATACAGAAGATGGTGAGTGGTCAGTAAATTGCGGCATCGGTTGTTTTTCTATCATACCAGAAACGATTGCGTATTGTGGAAAAATGGATATTGGAGATTTGACGGTTCTTCCGAGAACGGAAGAAGTGCAAGAATATCTGAAAAACCTTCCAAAATTTTATCTCGTTGCTTGTTGGGCGAGATATGGAGTTGTTGAATTTCCGTATAGCGGGAAAGATGTATTTGACGAAAAAGAGGGGTATGTTCCGTTGATATGGGAGTACGATGACCACAATGGGACTTCCGACGAATATTATTTAAGAAAAATAACGGACACCACAACGGCTTCGATTTGGAATTGGTATAATAATAAATCAGTAGCAGAAGATGTAGCGAAAAAACTTAACGAAAAATTCGATAAGTGAAAATAATTTCAAAAAGTCAATCAAAATCGGTTGACTTTTTGTTTTGATTGTGCTATACTAATTATAACGAATCTTAAAGGAGAGAGTTTATGAAGAAAGAATATGGTTTCAGACACGCAGAATTCAATTGCGAGTATAGATATCCGATTATTTTTCATCCGATTCATAATTTCAAAGAATGGAAAGCTTATCGGTGGCGCAGGAAATATCTTTTAAAAAACGGTTTCGGACCAGAAGCATTTTGGGATACGGATCATTGGTTTGTTGATGTTATGCTTGAGATTTTAAAGAAACATTATGAATGGAGCAAAGAAAACCTGGATTCAAAAAATAATGAAGGTGTAGCAAATTTTCAAAAAGATCTTGCCCGTATGATTGAAATTTTGGAATTTAAAAAAGATGAAAACGAAGCAGATGTGATTACTGACAGCGAATTTTTTAAATTACTCCAAAAGAGACTTCCTTTTTTATGGAATTAGCGCAAGAAAATCCGTGACTTTAGTCGTGGGATGAATTGCGCGTAACAAGTTATGGAAGTAACTCGCGATAGAGAGTATGTTTACTCGATTCAATATCACACAAAGAGGAGGTGAAGAATGTGGGAAAAGCTTATAAATATCGTATATATCCGAATGAAAAGCAGAAAGAGATAATAGCAAAGACATTTGGTTGTTGCCGTTTTGTATATAATAAGTATCTTGCGCAGAGAATTGAATTATATCAAACAAATAAATAGAGTTTGTCATACGTTAAGTGTGCAAAAGAAATATCTAAATTAAAAGACGAACTTGAATGGCTTAAGGAAGTTGATTCCACGGCTCTTCAATCTTCCCTCAAAGATTTAGATAATACTTATCAGAAATTCTTTAAAGAACATACAGGATTTCCGAACTTCAAAAGTAAGAAAACGCACAGATATTCTTACAAATCTAGATATGTGAACGATAACATAAAATACCTCGGTAAATATATCAAACTTCCAAAACTCGGATTGGTAAAAACGAAAAACAAGTTAATACCACAAGGAAGAATAGTAAATGCAACGATTTCTCAAGAACCAAGTGGTAAATATTATGTTTCATTGTGTTGTGTAGATGTTGAAATAAAAGTATTACCAACAACTGGTAACGCAATAGGCATAGATTTAGGAATTAAAGAATTTTGCATAACAAGTGACGGAAAACTCGTGAACAATCCTAAATATCTTAAAAACTCGTTAAATAAACTTACAAAGTTGCAAAGAGAATTATCTCGAAAACCAAAAGATAGTTCTAATCGTAACAAAGCAAGAATAAAAGTAGCAAGATTATACGAGAAAATTTCAAACCAGCGTAAAGACTTTTTACAAAAACTCTCAACCAATATCATTCGAGAAAACGATGTAATTTACATTGAAGATTTGCAGGTGAAGAATATGGTTAAAAATCATAAGCTTGCACAGGCAATTAACGATGTTTCTTGGTCGGAATTTGTTCGAGAGTTAGAATATAAAGCACATTGGCATGGTAAGTTAGTTATTAAGGTTGATAGATTTTTTCCTAGTTCTCAAACTTGTAGTGTTTGTGGATATAAGAACGAGGAAACAAAAGATCTAAAAGTAAGAGAATGGGATTGTCCAGTTTGTCATACTCATCACGACAGAGATGTGAACGCTGCGATAAACATTCTTAATGAAGGACTAAAGCAATTAGCTTAAATATAAGAACCGCAGGAACTGTGGGGATAGCTTGGTAAATATTCTGACAGTAGTTGGAAGTTCCCAAGAATCTCACGGCTTTTAGCCGTGAGAGGTCCAAGGGATTAAAATAATATGACAGAACAAGAAATTTTTAATAGAGTAAAAGAGCACCACGAAGAAGCTAAATCATTGGGATACAATGTAGTTGCAACTATTCTTCAAGGTTCACAGAATTATGGTCTTGAAATTGATTGCGAAGAATATCATTCTGATGTAGATACAAAATGTATCGTAATTCCTAGTTTCAATGATTTTTGCTCTAATAAAGGTAGAATTTCCACTACGTATGTTCGAGCAAACAATGAACATATTGATTTAAAGGATGTTGGAACGTTATTTGAATTGTTTAGGAAAGCAAATGTAAATATTCTTGAAATCTTATTTTCAAAATATTATATCGTCGAACCAGATTACAAAGACTGGTTTGAAAAACTTCGTAGTTACGGAGAACGTATTTGTAGCGCGAATAAGTGTCAAACGTTCAGAACTATGTCTGGTTTGTCAATGGAGAAATACAAAGCACTTAAGCATCCTTATCCATCAATTATCGATAAAATTGAAAAGTATGGATATGACGGAAAACAGCTTCATCATATTTTGCGTATTGCTAATTTCATCGGAAGATATTATCGTGGAGAAAGATTTAAAGATTGCCTGAAAGTCCATAAAAATTCTCGTGAGAATATGGACAAGGCAAAACTGAATTGGTTTTCTTTGGGTACGGCGGAATCTCTTGCAAAGATGTGGGACGATTTTACGAAAGAAATCAAAGATAAGTATTGCGAAGAACATAAAAACGATCCTATCGATGAAAAGATGTACGAAATTTTAAACAAAATGAAAGTAGAAGCATACAAAGTGGCATTTAGAAAAGAATTGTCTCTGTAAAACAAGGTGAATTATTATGGAAAATGTAGTATTTTTTGAAACTGATGAAGATTTAAAGAAACTAACAGGTGTGGAAGATTTTAAAGAACTTTGGGACGAAGGTTGGGATTTGGACGATTGGGATTTCGGTATTCAGACAGAAGAAGAGTGGGATGAAATGAATCCAAATTCTAAATATTATGATGATTGGAAGTATTATTATCGCTTTTGTATGGAAAACATAATGAATATATTCCAGGTTGGTCATTATACGCATAATGGGAAACATTATTATTTTAAACATCATTAATTTATGTTCAGCGAAAAGAAAATAAATAAATATTTTGAACTTGCGAAGAACGCTTCGAAGTTTTCGGATTTTCACAAACAGAAGATCGGTGCAATTATTGTAAATAAAAATCACATTGTGTCTGTCGGTTGGAATACACAAAAAACTTCCACGATGCAAAAACAATACAATAAAAGTATTTCAAAGCCTTGGATAGACACTTCGCCGAATTGTATGCACGCAGAAATAAACGCGTTACAAAGATTGCCAAAGCAACTACGCGATGATTTATCCAAGAGCCACATGTTTATTTATCGAGAAAGTAATGGCGTAAAGAGATTGGCGAAACCTTGTAAGGCATGTGAAAAAGCATTAAGAGATTTCGGGATTATGAATGTTCATTACACAGGATTGAATTCTTTTGTTTATGAAAAATATTTAGAGGGAGAATGAGAATGATGATTGTTGTTTGGAAAGATGATGTGTGGTGCGAAGCGGTGTTTAGTTCTGTTGATAGTAAGAGTTTAAATATTTGTGTTAAAAATTCTTATAAAATCAAATATTCCGATGATATTGAGAATTTATTAAAAATGATTCGCAATAATCCTACTTTTACAGAATTTAAAATTGCTGGTTACAAACGAACATTGCCAAGTATGCGGCGAGAGTGGGAAGCACATAATCTTCTTTATAAACTCGGAATTTTTAAAGCTAGCACGGGAAGCACAGATTTGGACAACAACGAAAGTTTTATACGAAAAGCTGGTTATGCGGTTTTGTCGTTTATTTATAGATTGTTTAACAGGAGAAAGAAAATAAAAAATGATTGAAGTTGAATTGATTTCATATACACAAAATCCAGTAAATGTGATTGAGAGCGCAGCATCGACTTGCTACGATTCTACACCGACAGACGGAAGGATTATGAATCACTGCTATAAATCTGGACATCACTCAGTTTTGGAATTTGCTGAATTTGCTTTTAAAATCAAAGGTGTGAGCAGAGCTTTAACGCACCAACTGGTACGTCATAGATTGGCAAGTTTTGCACAGAGGTCGCAACGCTATTGTTCAGAAGACGGTTTTCAATACGTTATTCCACCAAAGATTAAAAATGATCCGAAAGCGTTGGATTTATATGAAAATTTGATGAATTATATTTCTCGCACTTATAATGAATTGTTGGAAAGAAATATCGAACCAGAAGATGCACGATTTGTTTTACCGAACGCTTGCGAAACAGAAATTTGCGTAAAAATGGACCTGCGAGAACTTATTCATTTTTGCAACGAGAGGCTTTGTGCGTGTGCGCAGTGGGAGATTCGTCAGCTTGCAAGTAAGATGAAAGAGAAAGTTGTTGAGGTTGAACCAAAATTTGCACCTTATCTTGTTCCGAAATGTGAAAAACTTTCACCTTATAGCTTCTGCACAGAGAGCAAAAAGAGAAGCTGCGGCAGACATCCTGTTATCGGAGATGTTTTCAAAAAGGCGGAAAAATGATGACATTTGTTTATGATACTGATTACGGCGAAATCACAAAAGAATTTTGCGATGATACGATATATTTTGCAATAGCAGATATTATTTTTGATGATAGAATTTACGATATTGTAAAAGATAAATTGACAGAAAAAGAAATGACGAAAAT